TTTTTTTAATTAATAATATTACGTCAATAACTCATCATCTTCCTTCTTCGTTACTTGGTCTATACGTCCAATAGTGGTTGTGTCTCGGTAAAATCAATTTTTCTCTTTGACGATATCATCAACGTAACTTTCTAATTTCTCAAGGTCATCATAAAATCGACCGAGGTTTCCTTATTGATCGCTCACAGACGGTCACATTGTATTTTGAGATCCCGCGGTAACGAGATCTATACACACCTACCTACAATGTCTCTAACTAAAGTTCAGTTTGGTGATAAAGACGTGGAGACGTATACCGTCGAAGTTGGCGGTGAAAAATGGATGGTGGCCAACCCGTTTGCAGAAGCTTTGAATTATAGAAAGCCTAATAAAGCAATTTTAGAAAAAGTATCTGATGGGAATCAGAAAACTTTCGATCAAATCAAGCCGTTCCGATTCAGTACGACCGACTGTGCGACGTCATTACCGCGCAACATACAAGCGAAAACAAAGTTCATCAACCGGGCGGGTGTATTCGAGCTCATCAACGCTAGCGACATGCCTGGGGCTAAGCGCTTCAAGGCGTGGAACAACAACGACTTACTACCATCGCTGTGTCAGGAAGGTGAATACAACATGGTAAGAGATGCGCCCGCGGACATTGCGCACGGGATGAACGCCGTGCACGTGGCGACTAACGAAGGCGCCGAGGCTCCGTGGATGAAAGATCTTGAGCATCTGAAGACTGCCATAGTGGAGAAAGACCGCAAGATTAATGATCTCACTGTTGCACTCAAGAGTTCGAACGACGAACTGATCAGAGCGAACGTGCAATTGTGCGACGCTAATAAGGCCATAGTAACTTTTGCTACAGAAATGATATCTGCGCGTAGAGATTGCGAATCGGCTCGAAGAGAAACAGCAGAGTTGGCAAATCGTATGGCCGACATAGCGCAGGACGTGATAGCCAAACCGTCTGATCCGCAGTTGCTACACTCTCTAGCTGTGTGCGCTATGGGTGGAGACCAATACGCTTTCCTTAGACCGCAAAAGCGTAGTTTGAAACGCAGTCTCGATCATCTGAGTGTGGACGAGAAGGATATCGTGTTCAAGAGCGATTACGTGCCCAACTCCATGAACGTCTTAAACAAGGTGAAGGAGCGTCTACCAAAGGAAAAATACAAGGCGCGCCATAACCGCATCACGCTACACGAAGACTTGACTCGTGAAGATTTGCTAGGCGCTATCGAGTCGACGGTGTCTTCGCGTCAGGTCTCCATAATAGTTAATAAGGCCACTAATAATAGTGGTGTTACTACCAATAAATAGAGGATGATGTAATAAATAAAAACAATAACATATCAAAAAGTAGTTTATATTTATTCATAAAACATTTAATTAATTCGCTGTAACAATCGTGAAGCTACAGCATTGATATCAGAGTATCCATAACAACTAGTTAAGCACTTGTAACCAAACCCAGCTCCGTCGAAATACAGACAATCACAACGATCGTCTCGTGGGTTGCAAAAGTAATATGTGGCAGCATTCTTTAAAAATCCCCCCGGGTAGGTCTGTTTACATAACGCTTCACATTTTTCATTTTTACAATCGTTGTCACCGGCCATAACGACTACCACAGTTAACGCCAAAATTACTGTGATAAGAAATGCGACGTATTTCATGGCGACGTTAGTAAAATTGTAGAGACACCACTCGTCGCACTCGATATTTATACTACTTTCTTATCGTAGGTGTCACGCGATAGACGTTTGCTTATTTTTGTAATCATTAATAATCATAATAATATGTCGGCTGTAAACAAAGAAGTCACACCATCCACTGTGACTTGGGTGATACGTCCTATGGTATCGGTGCCTGAATTTAATCAATATTTAATACGTAAAACTTTTCCAGACGCTAAGTTAAGTTTTAAAAACAGCATATCTCTAAGAAAGCTTTCAGCATTTCCTAAGATATATTTTACAGGCACTGTTCAACTCACCGGTTGTGTGTATACCGATGATGCCGTCGTGAGCACCATAGAGTATATATATGGTAAATTGCTTGAAAATACCAAATTGAACGTAGTTGGCATGACTTTTGAGGTGACATCAATTATGGCAAATTACAGTATCAAATCGAAGGGGACCAACGAATCAGTGGGTGATTTGGAATTGGTTAGAACGATAATGGACGATTCACCGTACACTAAGGAGTGTGTGTTTTCGAAACCGCACCAGCTGATAGCACGTATGAAACGACCAATCATCAGGATTTCACGTTTATTTAAGTTACTCGGTAATGGTAAACACGAAGTGGTGGGTAGAAGACCGTATATACCTAAAGGTAAATTTACTAGAAAACAACCATCTGGTAATATAACTGTTTATTCCAATGGTAGTCTAAATATTTGCTCACCATCTCTGAAACACTTACATGTGTTGGTTAGTGATGCTACGAAAATTCGCAACCACTTAATTGAAAACAACTTCAAGTTGAAAACGACATGCTGCAAATAAAAATTACTACATTATGGCTTCTTCTATTTGTATTGTATTGATCCCGGTCTTCTTGATATTATTATCATCATCTACTTCTTATTGTGCTCCGAGACTACCGGAGGATGACGCTAATTCTGACAGTCAATTTATAACACTATGTGGTCCAAGAACTCAATGCGCATTCTTCATATACGGTAGTGGTGATAAGGATGATATTTACATTAAAAATAATTATTGCGAATGCTCACCTCATATGGCATGTGAGGATTATGAGGTAATTGATTATGATATGAAGACTTACAATGTATATTGTCGGTAATGATGATTATGTGTAGACTCGGATATTATTCGAGTCTACTACTACTACTACTACTACTACTATACTATGAAAATTAATTTATTTTGGTTCTTTTCTTGATAATTTCATCAGAATGTGAGTTTAATCCATTCAATATTGCCATCAAGGTGGCAGCTGCATTACTATTACTATTTGTGACAGAGGTATATTCAACTTTTCCAAAGGCATGGCGATAATCAGTCATTAATTCTCGCACAGTGTCCATGTCGGATAAGAATCCCAGAGTAGCGAACACTGGTGTACCGATCGTAATACCCGCGAAAGCACCACACATTTGTCCAATTGTTCCTATAATCCACCAACCGGCTCCGGACACGTTTGAACCCGTAGCAATACCAGTCGCGGCACCCTCACACGCACCCCACATGGCACTTCTGCATCTGTTCCAAAAGTTTAATGGTAATTGAATCAGAAAATTATACCTTTCATCATCTTCATCCTCAACAATTTCTGTTTTAACATCAACACCACTAGATAATTGTTTTAACCAATCCTTCACATTAGGATCGTCCATTCTGAAGCTTATACTAGTTTTTTCTTCGTCATTCAATGTTACACGTACATAATCATCTGGCGACATTTGTTCCTTCTTGTTTTTTTTTCGCAGTGGGAATTTCAATTCAACAACTCCAAACGCACGCCTATAGTCTTTGATAGTTTTAGCCACCACCCTTCTATCTGCTGCTACCAATCCCATTGTAGCACCAGATAATGTACCTAATGTGAATCCAGTAATGGCACCAGCAACTTGCCCCATGGTTCCCGCAAACCACCAACCGGCTCCGGTCACACTCACACCGATTAGAGTACCACTCGCCATGCCTTCTAAACCACCCCAAACTCCGCCTAGAATGGTGTTGCCGACAGCGTATGCAGCTTTAGTCAGAAAACCGCGGGCTTTCTCTCGCGCCTCAGCATCCATCTTGCGGAAAACTGTCACATCAGTTACATCATTCTCTTTAAGATCCGTTATTTTCATATTGTGTAAAAGAACAACTTCAGACGACATATTTGATTTTACTCTCTTGTTATATATTATTAAATTATTTTCGCTTGGCCTGTACACCACAAGCCACATCGGTAACCACAGCATCAATCTCTTCGAGTCTAGATTCTATTAGCTTACAAGAATCACTTCGGCTCATGGTGGTACGTTCGTGTAGTAAAGGTGATTCTATACCCAAGTTTTGCTTAATTCGCCCAAGCGTTGCATTATCCCATGTGGTACATTTTTTGCCCGAAGCTATACGACGTTTATCATATTTAGCCGATAAAGAATTTTGCGGTATGACACGAAGACAAAAGTCATTACTGAACGGATTTTTTTGACCATAATGTGATAAAGATTTTTCACGCATCTGGAATATGGTCGTATTATCTTTAGTAACCTTTATATTATTCACCTGTTCTTTCATATCATCAGGGCAATCCTTCCATGTATTTTGATCGGAAACACAAATTCTATATTTGGTGGATTCACCAGCAACACTTGCCGATAACCAACACACAGCTTTAATATCAGTCGCGGAATTGCTGTTACTCCCACCGCCGCTCTCATACACTATATGGTAATATTGTTTAAATGTATCTAAAGCTTGTATATGGTATGCATTTTGGTGTTCGTCGTCACTGGTAAGAAGTAGTTTCCGGGAAATTGCCTTTTCAAGTATGATTGTAATAACATGTAATGGTAATTTGGTTAATGGATAATTTGGATTGGTTTCGTACGCTTTGATGAGATTAGGTTCTGTTATCAAAGAAACTATTGTATCATAGTACAGTCTCTTTGTACTTTTATATGAAACATCGAATGGATAGCGTAGTGTACGACACGAATTATATTCATCGACGGTTTTCGTAGTGTACACGAAATAACCATCGCAATTTATGAACTTATTAATATCGAGTTGCGGTGTGGTCTGAATCAACTTCAGTAATATAAACATTAAACGCATACCACCGTCGGATTGGTAATTAAGATTGTATGCTGAACAGAAGTTTTCCATCCTTGTTACAAAATATTCATCTTTTTCATAATTGAAGGTCTCGTTTAATCTATCCATGAAAGTTCGCCGTATTGTCGGATGGTGTAACGGTACAACGTTACTGATATTCTCTTCATGAGGAGTGAATGCACATATAGTTCTAGATATTGATCGTGATTCTAATTCGGGACATGTCATAGCTATACTTCTTAATGCTTCAGTTATGGTGTTAATGTTTTTACGTTTCATTTCGCTAGTGGCATACATGATAACGTCCACAGATTTGTCGGGTTCGCGATTGTAAATTGTAGCATGTCGGTAAACTTTTACAGTGACTGGTGTATTCAAAGTTTCCAACAGTTTTGAATGAGAACCAACTCTTATACCTCTACCTATGATTTGTTCGGTTTCACTGTCGTTCCAATGAGCAACGACATGTTCGTGTTGGACATCTTTAAACGTTAGCCCCTCAGAAATAACACGAGAACCCAGAATGACAGATATGATGCTACCGTCATAATTTTCAGGGGAATTGAAGACTCTTTGAGCCGCGACTATCTGTGATACAGTCATTACCTCCCGTGTCATACACACAAAAGAATTTCTATTGCTACCACTACCTCGCTTCATTCCAATTGCTTCAAGTATGGTAGCAAGAACTAGAAGACCAGAACCAGTTACTAGATCATCATAAACTATTGACTTTTCACCGCGCCTAGCACATTCATATACAGTTTTTGCTATATTAGCGTAACGAGGTGAAAATTTCTCTACTGCACCCAAAACTGTTTCCATATTGGATCCAAACCGTAGCTCCCTTTTGAAACGCAAAGTGGCTTTACCGGTATTACTGTTCATCCAAGCCATATATCCTAAAGTTCCGTATTGACCGTCTGGAAAAATGAAACGAGATGCTTGTCGTTGATCGAGTAATGCAACATCACCTCTCCTATTTGTATTGTTGTTATCGTTCAATAAACCCGAGTATATTCTCTCCATTAATTCACTCATATTGTGACTTACAATATTGGTAGTACTAAGCAATACACCACCATATGTTGTATTATCCCCTACATTTATTACATTGACATTGTCCAAACGTAATGCATCCGATGGTAGGTATGATATTAAACCTGCAAATTTTGTCATAAACGCAATTTTTGGCGTTTCCACGGAAAATACAATCGAATCACCATCTTCGCTTGGGGGACGACGACGATTTATTTCAACGTAATTTCCATGAAATTCTTCTAAACTTATATCATGAACCTGCTTTTTCATCATTAGATTATGTAAAGGAATTAAATCACTTGAACCGTTTCGCATCGGTGTTGCCGTCATCAATAGCAGCTTTCTCGTTGATAAAATCTTCATGAATCTATTCAACTTGGGATAATCTATTCCACTGGGTGCTACATCATGCGCTTCATCGATTACGATAAAGGATGCATTCCATTCTTTATGTATTATTTCGTCTGATTTTATAGCAATTTTATTGCAAAAAGAACGTATGGTATCAAATTTAAACAATTCGTTTATGATATTTCGCACTTCGTGTTCGACATTAGTATGAAATCCCGCACCGTAGTGATGCATGCAACAATTAAATACTTCTTCTTTGAAACTACTTAGAATAGCACGATTTGGTGTTAAAATTAATGCTCTCTTCATACCAAACTCGGTATCGCTGATATTATTAATTATCGATAAGATGGCTGTTAACGTTTTACCCGTACCGACACCGTGCATTAAAATTAAACTATCAACCGGGCTCCTAGATGACATCATATTTCCTATAAGAATTTGATGCCTCATAGGTTTTATTTCATCGAAGACTTTCGTTGAATCGTCTTTGTTGATATATATCATTTCATCTTGATTACCGATTTCTATAAACGAGTTTATCCTCTCTAAACTTGTTAAACTCCAAGACTCTGTCGATATCTCCATGGTTGGGTACAGAGGTAATGCATACTTGAACATGCTTTTTACCCAATGAAAATTATTTGTAAAACAACAATAGTGAGTGATGGTATTATTTTTAGTGAAGATGAGGAGGTGCAGACATTATTACCTCATTGTTTGTATTTCTTATCCTTGAAACGGTCGTGAACTTACGCGACCATATGTTACTAAGCGAATATGAGCATATATATCTTGGTTTTATAAATTTTTATTTCATTTAGTTTCATGTAATCTTGTGAGATGCAATCTCCGCTTAGTTTGGTGTTTAAATTCAGAGATGGTTTTTCCACGTGGATTACCATATCAACGTATTTGTATTTTGCAAGTTTGGTTATAACTACAGTGACGAACTTGTTAAATTTTCAAGAAATGGACTTTTCGTTTGGATTACATAACAAACACTTTTTTCTTCAAAGATTTAAAGGAAAACCTTGGATAGGAGTTCGAGGGTAAATTATTATACAACCTACTACCTCCCCATCATAGAATATGGTGTTTAAAAAAATTATTGGTGATTCTCAAATCGACATTGGAAGAATTAACATAACGTTCGAATTAATGTTGTTATATATATTGCTATTCTCTCTATTTTTTGGCATCATTTCACAATCGGCGCGGACTAATTCGAACACACTCAGAAATATGTCTACATACATACTTATCATTATAACGTGTGTCACTATAACCTTTGGATTCGATAGTAATGTAACAATAAGAAGGCAAATGATGATGAAATATACACGACCTTCTTCAGTGGTAACCACGGTAAGAAGAATTGAAGAAGAAGCTACTGGGAAATATCAATGTCTCGGTGATTGTATAAATGGAATGTGTTTTGTTAATGTACATGGAAGACTAGAACATTGTGAGGAAGACCACAATCAACCAGCGTTGGTGTTTTATACGTCGCGTTTGAATAGAAGAAAAATATCCAGATGTTGGAGTGTATGTTTCGATAATAGTCACAGTGTGTTGATAGATGAACTGAGATATTATTGTTTCGTAGATTCCCTATGGAATGATATTGATTATTGCAATCCACATGTGATGATGAATATCACAAAGTCTTCTTCACCGGATTATCCAAGTGCCGTGAGTACAGTGAATAGTTTGACCATTTGTCAATCAGAATGTAAATTATCAGGAAACACTGGAATTTATATGTGCCGAGTACATAAATTTAAACGTCGACCTTGTGCACCATTTGCCAGCAAGAAAGATGATGCTGAATTATTAATAAAAATACCAAGAGCACCGGTGTTGTTGGGTGACATCATCAGAGGTTATTTCAGACACAAAACGGCGGTGTTTAGAATAACACCTAAAAATGTCTCGTCGCATCGTAGTGTGTAATTTATTGACGATATTAATGTTAATTACCTTGATACATTGTATACTAACTGGTTCGAGAACTCGTTTTTTTGAATTTAAAAAAATTTATATAAGCAGCGACCAAACGTCGAATTGAAATGTATATATAAGCCGACCATGGAGCGGGTCTGTTTGAAAAGCAAACAACAAACAATATGAGTCATTCAAAGAAATATTTCGGTTGGCTGAATTATTTACTTTATACCTTTGAAGATGAACATCATCAAGAAATTATTTACAACAACTGCAACAGTTTTGAAGATTACCCCTCATCATCGTCGTCGTCGTCGCTGCACAATTATTTAATCAACGTTCGACTCGGACTACGAGAACAGTCACTGAAGAAAAAAACCATCACAACCATTCTAAAAGCTCATGCTATGCATTGTTTGAAGCGCACCACACCTTATCGGAGAGAGTTGACTGCTTTTGCTCCTGTCGCCGCATACATGGAACAAACTGGTGATTTAGTGGCAACATTTCACTTATTATGTACAATCGCAGAGGAAAACGATCATCAATTAATTGTGATAATTAGATGTGCGACCATATTTTTAAGAATGTTCATTGGATATCTAGATGATATCATTAAAGACCCTAGTATATTGCTTAAAATGCAGAGGGGACTTTTACGTTGTCGAAAAAGTGAAATTCAATATGCAGTGTCCATGCAGAAAATGTTGTTAAATTGTAAAAACAATAATGGTGATGATGATGTTATTCGTCAAGTGTTTCTGCCAAACTTTATAATTTACGGAAAAACTAGTACAATGTCTTTCTATATGACCGATACCTCTAAAGTAGTCGGTATGGTTATTTCTGGTAACTATTTAAATAGTGGTAATAAACTTGTTACATGTGATGGTAGTGTTGCTGTTGTTGTGTATACAAATAAATATACTTAATCTCGATGGTTGTAACTAATTTTTTTTCCTTCTAAGTTACATAAAAATATACTTACGAGTGTGCATCAATAATGAAATGATGCCCCAATATGAAAGAAAACAAATTATTATACACATTTCGTGTGTAATCATTTGTGTTGTAGTAACTTTAACTCTGTTTCATGTATTTTGGAACGACAATTATATAGCTGTCGATGTTAATTATGATGTACCATACAATTTCAGTGTATCTCCCGACTTTGGTTTTAACACAACGAATATAACGTGGAGTTTGAAACCATATTACAAGTATGACATTAATGATTTGATGAATACAGCTAACAGTGTATTCAAAATTTGGAGTAGAACTGGGCTAAATTTTACTTACATAAAAAACGTAGACGAGGCAATGGTTCGAATTTACTTCTATAGACAAGATCACAATGATAGCTTTCCTTTCGATGGTAAAGGTAAGATATTAGGACATGCATTTTATCCAAACAGACACCGTATTAATAGAGGATTAGCGGGCGAGGTACACATAGATGCAGATGAACAATTTTATTTCAACGACAAACTTGAAAATATGAGCGAGTATGACGATTCCATTAATCTTCATGCTATATTATTACATGAAGTTGGTCATGCAATTGGGTTACTACATTCAGCTAACAAATCGTCAATAATGTATCCTTACTATGGTGGTAGTAAATTAGGAGTGGACGATTTCAATGGTATACAGCAAATATATTTTGCAAACAAGTATAAACATAATAAAATTTTTACATATAACAAGTATCATAAGCTGGAGACGACCTCTTCTTCGACACCATCCTATTATGGAAATCGTGATAGATATCCCATAAACAAGAAGAGGAGTTTATCATCAGTATTCAACATCACCACTACAACTGTAAAACCTTCGTATGACAAAAATAACACCTTTACACCACAGAAGATTTGCTTCAACATTACATCCTCATATAAAACTCATAATACGAAACTAACAGCCATACGTAAATATTGTACGGGTCATATAGATACTATTTCTGTGATCAGGGGTGAGTTGTATATATTCGTTGACGAATATCATTGGAGATTTAGATCAAATGGCCTACTGTACAGTGGTTACCCTCTGAAGACTACACATTCGTGGTCGGTACCGATTATTGGTAGGTTCAAAGTGACATCAGCATTTGAAACATTAACCGGAGACATTGTCATAGGTGTAAATTACACGACATTTTATTATTTTGATCGAATGAGTATGCAACTATATCGAATGCAAAAGCTTCCATTACATCTATTACCCAGATGTCGATCCACCAAAAAGACTATAGTGTTTTCTATAGATTCACATCTTTACGCTTTATGCGATCGTATCATCAGAGAAATAGATTTCAATTCACTACGGATGAAGAGGATGAAAACAAAACGTTCGATGCTAGGATTTCCACTTGTTAGTAATCTAATAACAGTATTAGATCACGATGGTATATATTTATTCAGGAATGACAACACATATGCTGAAGTAATCCGCAGCCGAGTAGATTCATCATCTTCATATTTTAAGAATAACACCGACAAATGGACAATATGTTGAAAAAGAAATAATAATTCTTGTATCGACTCGGATACAATCCGAGTCGATGTTAATTATCAACATCTATCCTGTTACTTGTGAATGATGGGTATTGCTGAGTTCAGCTTTATCATGTAATATCCCTGCGATAAATTCAGAAAAATATTGCACTAATGCGTAAAACTTCTTCTTTTCTGAACGCAAACCAACCATATAATTTAATAATATGGCAAATCGAGACATAAGTAGAAACACCCGCCGTAACTTATTAATTTTATTTTTCATTTATTATAACCTCCTAAATCAAACCCTGCGAAAGATGATCCTCGTTACAATGAAGACTTTTTCATTACGTTCCTGAAGAGTAACCGTTACTTTTACGATTTTTTTTTGTGGACTATTCATGCAAAATTAATAACAATACCGCAGTAAATGAAAACATTCTGAGTAACTTGTCTATATTTAATTATCCTGTGACGTACACTGGAAAAAAACCTCTCGCCTATTTTCAACAAACCTATGTATTTTGATTATTAAATAAAAATGTTATTTCATAATCTTTGTGTTATATTTCTTGGTACGACAGCTGTTTTTCAGAGTTTTAATGTAGCCTCTTTAGCTCAGTGGTTAGAGCATCGGTCTTATACGCCGGTTGTCGTGAGTTCGATTCTCACAAGAGGTAATTCTGATTTTTTTATATGTATGTTTGTTAACATACGTAATGAATCCTTTCGGGCATAGTAAAATGGGTGCTTCAGTTTCTACAGCTGTAACGAATGCTACACAAAACAGTGTACAACAAATAATCAGCAGTGATGATAAACGTTTTATTGATGTTAATAAGAATACGATAAAGAACTTTATATCTTCACATGACGGTAAGATAATTATTGACGATATGGTGAATAGTATAAAGAGTACCACTAATTTTACTGCTAGAATAGTAGTGGCCCTGTCGGAGAGTATGCAATCTTCTACCGCTCAGATGGTTGCGCAAAATGTATTGGCCCAACTAAAGGATCTTAACCTATTTCAAGCGGGTGCTAGTGTAGCTGACATAGCAGCAGCTATTAATGTAACGTTGGACACTTTCAGAGACACCACGACAACATGCGCATCTCTCGCCATGAATAATGTTGGATTAAACGCTGTAGCTAAAGGAGATGTCGAATTGAAAAACGTACACAATTCAATAGATTCCGATACCATAGCTAGATGTTCTACTGAAAGTGCTATAAACAACACTCTAAAATCCGAACAAGTACAAGATATCCAACAACGAGTTCAAAGTACCGTGACCGGTATTAGCGCGGCCTGGTTTCTCGTTGGACTTTTAATTCTAATATTCGCAGTTGGGCTTCCTATTGCTCTACCTTTAATGGTAGGCGGTGAACTGGTAAAGAAACTGCTACCTACTATAATACTCACAGGCTCCGGTGTTGGTCTCCTAGCTTACTATAATTTCCAACACGCTACGATTGTTTCGATCGACGGCCCTGAAGTTTTTGACGTAGTTAACAACAAAAAATTAATAGAAATAACGCCAGTTTCCGATCTGCAGGACGTGATGGAACAAATCCAGAGGAACAGTGACAGATTTACATCTTTTAGAGTTGACAATTCCATTCTTTATGGTATTCCGTCAAGAATATCATTAACTGCGGAATCGGTTATGGCTTCATATATACAATTACCAATAATAGCATCCATTTCGGAAGACGGAAAATATATTTATCTCAATTATTTGCACGATAGCGCCTACACGTTTGCGTATATCATTATACCGGAAAATGTATATGTTAAAGCAGTAGGCGTTTCAGCGTACGTACCGAATGAAGATACGAGACCGTTAAATTTCGACAATGATCAATGCGTAGTGTCATTGTATGAAGACCATCTTAGGTTATTTTACTGGAAGAAATCTTTAAATCAATGGCATCAAGGTCCTTATGCTAAAACGAGTCTTACACGTCCAAAGGATGAAAACGATCCGAATCGTGCTAAATATAACAAAACTTCGAGTACCAATGACGTTTTGTATCAAGTAGAACAGTCGAAGCTAAACAATAAATTGAAGAACAAACTTAGTAAACCAGACGGTTCAAAACTAAGACGGTATTATTTTATTGAAAGAATGAACTGGCCACAATATGCTGGTTCATCATTGTTAGTGATGGGTTTAGTAGGTTTAATGTTTACATTGTATAAACAAAACAAATATAAAGATGATGAAAAGAATGTATAAAGATGGTATTTTTTTTCATATGCTCGGGTTGTAACTCGAGCATATAGAAAAATCTATTACATCATCATAGGATAGGCTTTAGGGCCGTATCCACCACCATATGAATCGTTTTGACACGCTCTGGCGTTTGGAATAGTTTCACAAGAAGCTTTTTGACATTGGAAATTATCAAAACGTGGGTCATCCTTGTACTTAGAAGTCCACCAGTAATCCCTGTAGCTACAACACTTCCTACAGTAATGTTCGCGACTGTGTGTCAAAAATGAAAACCAATAAGTGGGTTTAATGAAACGCCACAAAGATCGATCGACAGTACCGTTGGGCATATTATACATGAAATAACCATCACGTACGGGATCATAATATTTCATCTTGGCTGGGTCACCATATCCTCTTAATCCTTGCATACCAGGTATGACTGATTTGTAAGGTAATAAGGTGTCGACAACATTACGATTAATAGGTAAATAAAAATTATTATCGACAGGCATCTGAGGTGGAGGTGCATATACTGGTTGAGCAGTTTGATATTGTTGTGGTTGTTGTTGCGGTATCATTATTTGCGGTTGTAACATTGGTGGTGGTAAAATCACCTGTTGAGCTTGCTGTTGAGAATTACGAATTTGATCCATAGCATTTCTAACTCTCAAATCATTGTCTATTTCATTTTGCATATTACTCAACGATTCCCCCGGTACGCGAGGGTACGTCGTTGTTGACATATTACTACTCATTTACCCATATCAGATGAAAATGGCAAACAAGAATCATGTTATTTTACCATTAGTGGTGCTGTTAAGTACGGTAATTTTCACCGTAGATACCGCACTAGGATTTCCCGATATCAAAAGTATAGTAGGTGGCTTACTAGAGCCTCTCACTAAAACACTTACTTACGTAAAATCTACCGTAGATGCTGTAAAGGAGACCACTTTATCTATATATAACAATACTCAAAAACTTAGTCAAGAAGTATCAAACTTACCAATCCTAATCAAACAATCATTGGCACCTTTGAAATCTGTACCATCATTGATGACATCGATGTCCAATAACATTAATGATATACCTGAAAAAATCTTAGGCATATCATCTTCGCTGATTAAAATACCATCAACATTAGGTGATATTATCAGAAATACCACAAATTCAATTTTAAGTAAAGTAGACGTAATACCTATTACGCTAATTGATAATGTGAAGAATTTGTTAAAACCAATAGAGGAATTAATAAAAAACTTAATTTCACCAGATAAGTTTATTAATTTGATAACAGAAATCACAAACGATAAACATGAAGACATTATAAGATATATAACATCAACGACATTAGAAATTGTATCTGTGATTGCACAGACGATCTGGAATCGTTACAATACAATCATATGTATATGTCTCGGAGTGGGTTTCATTTTAGTATTTATTCCAATATCAATAATATGCATATTAATGTGTAGCATTAGTAGCAAACTCTCCAAATTGAGTAAAGTAACAAAAATTAATGATGATGATGATGATGAAGATCACGACGTAAATTCATCGATTACTTTAAAAACTTGAATCATTATATCTTCATTGCAACCGTTTCCATCAATCTCATACACTTTGTGATTGTTACTATCATTAGGTGACCACGATGATGATGATGATGAAGATAATACCATTTCGTGGTAATTATTCAGCTTTTCTATATATGTTCTTGACATATTTAACTCCTCTTTACGACCACGCTGTGATATACGTTTCATACAAACGTCTGGAGAAGTTTTCAAATAAATAGTATTAAAAACACCAGAATAAAGTGAATCCATAATATAATGGTAAAACTTCTTGTAGGCATCATGTTCAAATTTATTTAAGATTCCATCGTTGACCATCATTTTTACAAATACATTATAAGAAGACCATGGTGATCTTTCAATTACAATGATGGTATCATCGTTCAAGGTTTCATATGTGGTATTATTGATGATGTGTTTCATGGTATTATATTGGGATATTAAAACTTGCATTTGAAATGGAAAAGCAAATATTTTTGGTTGTAAATACATTGGCCCCAGTAAATTCCAATTACCGACGTCTTCTGTAATTCCACGGACTTTTCCATCGTATTCTTCAACCAATTTGTTTATTATCGTAGATTTTCCCGAACCAATGTTACCTTCAATAGATATGATTATCATGATGATGTTGGGTAGGTTTTAAAAGTTCAATTGATCCAATCCAAGTAAAAGTAAAGAATACACAATGTCTGGTGACCCAAAAATTGAAGCAACCGCTGTAGCAAAAACCAAGGAGGATACGAACAAAGTGGACATAAAGGCTATGAGACAATTTGTTGAGATAAAGGGGGGTATCGAAAATGAAATATACAACCCAGAAAATGCGACGACTTATTTCTATAGAGAAGTTCGAAGAAGTGTTCCATTTATCAAAGTGCCAGAGATTATAAAGCCCAATGGATCGGTTAATTTCGGCGGTCAGTGTCAATTCAACATTCCTAGATGTGGAGATTATCTATTGAATTTAACACTATACATAGAAATACCAAAAATTGAGTTGAATATAACGGAAACGGCAGCTGTACCTGGGGGAGCCGCAGCAAGCCTGCATCGAGTCGGTTGGGTTAAAAACCTGGCACATCAGCTTGTTAAAGAAATAAAACTAAATATTGATGACACAACAGTTGTTAACATCGACACGGCTTTCTTAGATATGTGGTCCGAATTCATGACGGATAACGGTAAATTTGACGGATACAAAGAAATGATTGGTGGATCCAAAGAACTTTGGGATTTGGATGATAAGGTTGCCGGTGCAGGTACTATAATTTTACCCTTACCATTGTTCTTCAGTCGCGATTCCGGTTTAGCGTTACCTCTATCCAGTTTGATAAGTAGCGATATTTCGGTTGAAGTTTTATTAAGAAAGTGGGATGAAGTATTGTTATTGGAAGACATAAATAATTCAAAAAATAAAGTCATCAAAGCAGACGATATCAAAGATGGTGAACCTAAATTGACTTCAATAAAGTTGATAGGTACGTATGCAGTAGCATCTAAATATGAGGTGAATAAGACACGCTGTGATGATCGCAGGATGTTAATTGAGAAACCTTTCAAAGCTTCAGAGTACGAACTACCTGTTTTTGATTCTGGAAAACTTGATGAACCCATTCCCATTAATATGGAAAAGATTAATGGCGCCATTAAAGCACTATTTTTTGCAGTCAAGAACACAAGTAGATCAAATGAACATTCTGTATATAAAGTAGGGCTACCTATACCGGGTACACTTAGAATTGATGGTGGTTCACTACATGCTTTGAGTGAAATCGGTATAAACCTTGCTGAACATGTGTTTGTTCCAAGTTTACCAATCGAGTATTACTCATATCAACAACCATACGAACACGCCAAACGAATTCCTAATAATAGAGACTTGTTTATGTACTCTTTCTGCTTGGATGTCGGTGATGTCGATCCTATGGGTAGTATAAACCCTAAACTCTTGGCGAAACGTTTGACCTTTCAAATAAAACCAACGAAAGATTTAGCTGAGGCAACGAAAAATAAGCAAACTTTCAAGTTCATAACATATGCATTGTGTAATAGACTAGTGAGCATTCGACAAGGAAAGTTTACTCTGCTCTCACAGTCTATGTATGGTGAAGATGGTGAAGATGAATAATTTTCCGATTATAATTTACAGTCGTAAAAAATTACGACTGTAAATAAATATAAAAACAAAATAAACCATAATGAATATTATAGAAGTAGCAGAAGAAGATACGACAATCACTAAAATAATAAACGAAAATAATGATAATACAATACATTCTCCATCACACCATGATGATGATGATCATAATGAAACGATAGCTGTAATAAATGGTTCAGATGAGTTGTTATTTACTGATGAAAATGTCAACGTTATATTCGAGGGTGATGTATGTAAAGTTTTGATTTGGTATAACAAACGTCCAGAGCCGAAAAAATCTTTTTTAAAGAAATGCACGCAGAGAATAGGTACTAGTATAGTTGGTGGTATATGGGGTGGATTTGAAGGAATGGCTAGCGGTACATTGATTGGTGTTAGCGTGACTGGAGCCGGCTGGTGGATAGCTGGATCTGTGTGTCAACTTATTGGTTCTGTGACAGGTTTTACATTTGGTACTGTTACTGGAGCAATAATGGGCCTTATGTCAGATAAAAATAATGCTGCAAAAGTAATTGCCGATTATAGGCGTGCTTTTGGTATTATCGATGTGAAATTACCTTTACGGTTAAGGAATTATTATCGTAAATATAAATACGATATGAATATTATGTGTAAAAATGAGAAAGACAAAGAAAATGTGATTGATTATGTGTACATTCTACTGAACGATGGTAAATCGACAATTTTGAAATATGAACTAAATTCTCAAGTTATAGAATGGTTATCACAATTACCAATTGAACTATTCATACACGATGAAAACTATAAAGAACCGTATAAATTAACAACTTTTTTAAAAAGTTTATTACGACGACTCAAAGGGGCTGCATGGGGTGCATGTGAAGGTGCAGCAACTGGCGTAGCGACCGGTTGTAACGTATCTGGTGCTGGTTGGTGGATATCGGGAACAGTTTGTCAATTATTGGGTGCGTTCGCCGGTTTAGTAATTGGAACTTATGCATTCGCTATATTAGGATTTTTATCTGACGCCGATCGAATTCGTGAGCTTTTGTCGGATTATAGACATGCATTTGGTCGTATTGAAAATAACGATCGTGGTGATGGTGGTAGTGACAAAACGGTTGGATCATAATAAATGACATATGTAGAAAACGTGGAAGCTAATTATAATAATAATACAACAAAAGAGTATAGCGGTGATTACTTTTTTCAAAGTAATGGGAATGGTGATGATGGGACTATAACCTGTCCCCAAAATTCTAAACAAATAAATAACGAAAACATGATGATGATGCAAAATCCATATCCTACCATATTTATTTATCCAATTAATGATGATGATAACGAAAATAATAACCATATCAAAGATGTTGCAAAAAAAGTGGGTATGAACATTGTTCATAGAATCGAAGGTTTCGCATGGGGTGCGTTGGAAGGTGCCGCTAGTGGTGCTTTAACAGGAGTTAGTGTTTCTGGTGCAGGTTGGTGGATTGCGGGAACTGTTGGTCAAATGGTTGGCGCAATAGCTGGATTTTTCGTTGGTGGTATAGCGGGAGCTGGTGTTGGTCTATTATCGGATCGTCATGAGGTCAAAGCAGTAATGAGAGATTATCGACATGCATTTGGTAAAATTGAATACAAAGACATTGCTCGTTAAGTAATAATTGGATTTATTTCTTTTACGATAAATACAGTCGTGCTCCACGACTGTATACAAAGTCACAGTTGTTAATTTATTAATAATAATAATAATCTAATTCAGTATCCATCATACTGTTATCAGAGTGATTTTCAATAATATCTTTATGTAAATCGAATCTATTGGCAAAATGTTCTGATAAAGTTTCAGTTGGAGACACGATAATATCCAAGCTTTTCAATTTAGGACCACAATCTCTCATACAAGTCGCTATAAATTCGATTATACACTGTGATGGATGTTGATTTACTTTCAATTTAGGTATTTGTTCATTATCATTGCGTAATGTGCCTAATCTTAAACAATAATTTTCTTCACTTTCTCCAATATGTTTTAATTTACATTGTTTAGTTGTCCAAATACCATCTAACTTAGTACTTACACATCTAGAATCATTACAATATTTACTAGTAACATCACATGGGCGGGTATGTTTTGAAACATCACCCAGTATAACAGTTGGGGTAGTTGATGTTGCAGCTTCTTCATCCATTAATATATGCTTCAATGAAACAGCCGGGGGACACGTCAATTTATCTGGTAATTCAGGAAAACCATGTACTTCTTCTTTTTCTTCGTCGTCTTCGCAATCATAATGTGTAGAATTCAAATTTAGAAACTGTTCATCTTCTTTAGAAATATGTATTATCAATTCATCGTCATCATAATCATCATCATCATACCTAGTATCAATTTCATAAAAATAATCATATTTAGAATTCATTTTATATAGATGTACGGTATAATGCGTCTCGCTTAAACGACTGCGGTAGGCGATATGAATCCCGAATTGGAGTGTCAATTAAAGGCATATCATATACAGACCCCGTCGTATAGTCATCACTACCTCTACGATTCTTCTTCCACAAGAAGTAATACATGAAGAACGCCAGAGCTGCTACGAGTACCCATTGTAGAAGACTGAATTTCTTAAATATTTCTGAAAATTTACTGGTAGTTATGTTGTCGCTGATACCATTACTCGAAGACCATCCAAAGTAATTCTTATCATCGTATTCATCATCATCATCATCATAAGTTACCCGACGTTGGGTACTTCTTGTGGTGTTATACATGCTGGAATCAGAAGATGATGCATTAGTAGTAGTAGTAGTACTAGAATTTCTATTTTTTATATTAATAGTCACATTTTGTTCTATATCAGACTTTATTAGGAACAAATAACTTTCGGTTGAATTTACAGAGCCCGTAATGGTAATCCTGGTGTTACCCGATTCTGATTTCCAAGAAATGTTCTTGTCACTGTAAGAACTATCCAAATTTATGGACATAGTGTTTGTTATGGCATAAGAGTATGGAAAATTTGTATTTGGAGTGACAGTAACATCAATTACGAAAGGTCCACGCTCTTTAACCAACATATAGGCTCGGGGTGAAGTATTAATTTTTGTGTTTAATACCGACATTTACTTCGCTCAGACGCCACAAAAGCTTATATATATCATCATCACAATTACTTAGAACACTCCATTGATACTTGCATCCTTATAAGAGGTCTATTCCCTTTAGCATCCACTGGAGTGGGTGTCATTTTGAAATATACAGAATTTTGCGTTGTTAAAACTTCAGACAAGCTTATAACAATTACATTTGATTTAGTGCCAGTAAACTTGTGAATATCTCTAGGGGGTGATGTAGTATTTAATGCGTTCACCATTTGTACTTTGTATTCGCCGACTACGGGATTGCTAAAGTTCAATACCACAGAGAGTAACTTTGTCTTATCCATTAAAGTGTGCGATGGATAGAAAAATACCAAATTTTCATCATTGACACCTTGCAGACTACCAATATCACATATTTGATATCTAGAACATAGACTATTATTATTATTCGTAGCTGGTGCTGGTGCTGGTGCTGGTATCGGGTTAACAATGATCGGTTGTTGTGGTTGTGGTTGTAATGTTGTCGTTTGATTTAGCTGAGGGTATATACGTTGTTGTGGTGGTAATGGTTGTTGTTGTTGTCTAAAATACGACATTGGTGGTGGAGCGCTTTGTCCCCCGTGTGAAGATGCCATCCATGATGCAGTCTTCATAATAAATTGGTAGACTTGTTCTAAGGTAGCTACATCCCATCCATCATTATTTATAAGTAGTTGTTTTTCTTCTTCAGTAAAATCACTCAAATCTTGAACTTCATTAATACCTAATGGAACTACAATTGCTTCTTTGTATTCATTTCTCGCCAAAGTCTGTTTAGGTTTAAACATATGTTGTTTGACAATTTTTAAAATCTTTTGAACATCTGTCATCGTTTCGTTGTATTTATTTATCTTTACTCATATCAATAGTGCCGCAATAGTTGTGGCACTATACATATTTTGTTAGACATTAACCATTGTACGTGTTATTTAAAAATTCATACTTTGGATTGCTAAGTATACGTTTTCTCATTATATCTTCTTCCGTATCGTCATCTGATAACAGATTTCTATCGAAATTTTCATCATATTCTTCATCAGTTAATTCAGTATCTTGTACTATACCAGCATTCAATAATCTTTGACGCTTACTATCAATTTTCAAATCTTCAATACTAGAAGCACTTAATCTTAATGCTCTAGAGCGTGGTATTGGTGGTGTTATTGTTGTTCTTGATGATGATGATCTTCTATTTTTAGATGTCGATGCATCATTATCATTATTTATTTCTTTTCTTTTTAAATTCCTTTTCGGAGACCTTGAGGTTGATTTGCTCAAATGAACTTTCTTGCGATTATTATAATCATCGTTGGTGTTATCATCATTATTTCTTTTTCGTTTCGTTGTTGTTTTTGGTGATGATGATGATGATGATGATACTGTTGATGATAATTTTTCATCACCACTGATTATACTTTCTTGCAATTTTGTAGCGCACTTTTTGATACCACCGCATTGTTTTTGTAGTCGCAACAATTCAGACTTTAAAGTCCGCAATTCTTGTTTAATCTCAACGTTTGTGGCATTACATTTGAATCTTTCTTCTTTTTCAAGTTCTAATTCTCTACTAGTTGAGTAATAATCATTTTGAAGTTGTGTGAATTTACGTTGCATAATATCTATATCATCTTTCATTGATGTCAGTTCATCATTGAGAGATGCATTTTCAGTAAGGATATTTGATCTATCAACCTCAAGAGCTCTCATGTCGCCTTGTAATTCATTCAATGCCCGTTCGGTATCTTCATTTTTAGCAGTCAATTGTTGTATTTGTTCCACGTGTTCTTCGATTATGTTCTTACTATAGTCCAATTGCGTCATAGCGTTCTGTAACTCTTGGCTAATATGATTATCGTTATCTTCTTTTCCACTTTGAGAAAGTAACTTTTTACGCAATTCTCTGAGATCGTTATCTACATTCTTAAGTCGTGATAATTCATTTTGATTATTCTTAATGATATTTTGCGCTTGTTGTAATCTCAATCGATAATTTCTAATATTTTCGTCATCGTATTCGGGTATTCGTGTCATGCGACCACCATCTTCTAGTTGTAACTCTTGTAATTTACTTTCGTTATTACTTATTCTTTCCCGTAATTCAACAATAACTCTCTCCAAATTTTTATTTTCTTCTACTCTCATCGTGAGATCGTTATTCAGCTGCACCATAGTGGCTTGACATTCACTCAATCTAGATTTGTTAATAAACACTTCGCTCTGTAATTCTTGCACTTTTCTGTCCAAATCATTGCGTTCCCTTATGGTTGTAACTAGTAAATTTTTGAAGAAGTTGGTAGTATTTACACCATCACCACGGACGTCTTCGTTATTACTTTCTATATTTTCGACTGAAAGTGTTAAAATTTTTATCAATTCATTCTTTTTCGCAACTTCTTCACCAATTTCAGCTATTTGTTTATCATAATTGTTATATATACTTTTAATCCGATTATTTAAAGATTCGTTTTCACCCACGACACGTTTCATGTTATCGTTCAACTTTACATTTTGTCTATTGGATTCGTATAATTTTCGTTCATACATTTTAATTTCTCCATTGGATTCCCTGATTTGGTTTTTCAAGCTGTTAATAACATTCAAGAGTTGATCGTTCACTCTCAATTGGTTAATATGGTCGTCATTTTGTGATCTATCACGTATGAGATTTTTAATCTGTCTCTTGTTGTCTGCAATTTCTTTTCTCAACGTTTTAATAGTCTTGACATATTGCATTCGTTTGGGCGTTGTTAATTTTTCTTCGGATGATGGTGTTGTCGAAGACTTATACTTCTCAACACGTCTCCGAAGAACATTCAATTCACGATTAGCAACGAGGATGTCACTTTCCCTCTTATTAAGCTCGTCTCGTAATGCATTAATTTCAGTCAAATTGCTATTAAGTTCTTCATTTTGTCTGTTAATTTTCTCTATTTGAGATTCGTTAAGGACATTTGATGCATTTAATTGATTATTCAAACTCGCTATTTCAACTTGTAATTTACCCATTTCTCTGTTGTTCATGTCGATTTCTTCATTCAACTTATCAAGTTGTTGAATATAATTCGCTCTTTCATTGGCTATCGTGCTATTATTAGCTTGGAGATTTTCACGTAGATTTTTATTGTCCATCTCAAGGGTTCGAATTCTTGACTGTAACGACAGATCGTTGGCACCGACCGTATTCCTCATTTTAGATACCAATAAATCTCTCTCATTCCTCCAGGCACGTTCTGATTCTTTGTACCTATTTAATTCATTTTCTAATTGTTTAATCTTATCGTACAGTAACATATTATTCGATGATGATGATGATGTTGTTAATTCCGAGTCATTGGTGGTGTTGTTAATATTATACTGTAGATTCCTTCGTGATGTGTTTAAATTTTCTATTTCTCTCTGCATCGGTTCTATGACCGATTTTAATTGAGAAATAATTGCATCTTTCTGTGATAATTCTTCTTGATATCGATTCATCTCAGATGCTAATCTCTTCTCGAGTGCTCTCATTTCGGTGGCAGCCGATGAATTATCTGCCATCAACTGTTGGTATTGTTTTTCGGATTGAATGAGTTTAGCTTCCGAGATGTTTAACATATCTTGGTATTCTTTCAATTCATCACGATGACTATTAAGTAGATACTCTAATTTACTGTCCGAATTCTTTACGTAGTTTCGACATAATATTGTCGTATTTTGCATGCTGCATTGATATATCTGTTTCAGAGTATCAATCTGATGATTCAATCTAATCACTTCCTCCAATACTATTTTTCTTTCTGACTTAACTGTATCCAATTGATTATTCAAAGTTTCGATCTGCAATTGTAATTGCATATGTAATTTGCGAGTATCGTTCAATGATGGGTTTGAGTTGTTTATGCTTCTACGACTGTATTGTCGTAACATATTATTGAGAGCATTGGTTTGTTCTTCGAACTTATTTCTGTTCGTCAATATTTCAGCATCTAAGAATTTTACTTTCTCTTGGTATTCATTACGTTCATCTCTAATTCTTTCTAAATCCACATTGTTTATTTCCAATTGTCGCTTCAATTCCATTATGATATTATCTGATTTTAAACACTTCTCTCTGAACTTGTCTCTCTCCAACTCGGACTTTTTCATATTGATCTTCAACTTAGCCACTCCATCACTGGCATTTCTAGAGTTACGTTTCTCATTATTATATTTTTGTTTTAGATCATCACGCTCTTTTTCGAGGCTTGCTATATTACCGTCTCTATATTCAATATCTGCACTTAATTCAATGATCTGTGACTCTAAATTGGTAATTCGTGACTTTAATACAGCGACACCACCGGAGCAGTTATCATCATCGTCATCGTCATACCTATACCCATTATTAATGAGATCGAATTGTTTATCTAAATTTTCCTGTATGGTATTTTTCAACTTCTCAATATCATAATTTTGTCTATGAATTTTATCACGATTCATAGCACCTTCTTCCATTAACCTCTGAATATCATTCTCTAAACGTAATTTTTCATCAAATAACTCTTTACATCTACTCACGGCAGCGTCCAGGTTTTCCTCCATTCCTGCGAATAAATCACCATTTTCATAGTCTTTCTGCGTTTCCAATGAGTTATATTTAGACCTGATTTGTTTAATCTCGTTACGGGATTTTTCAAGCAATTTATTTAAACTGTCTATCTGGCGTTTCAGCTCACCGTTTTCAGACCGAATAATGTTTAACTCACGCAACCATTGGTTTCTATCTCTATTCAATTTATTTATATCATTCGTAGTATAACGATTATAACTTCGCTGATCATCTCCACTTTTTCTCAATGGTGATGCTGAAGGGCCGGCAACACTCAAAGTGGCATTAATTTTAGTCAATTCACCGTTAACTCGAGTTAACTCATCAATGCGTGATTTATACTTTTCAATGTTATTCGCAAAACTGATCTCAACGCTCGTCAAATTATCGCGATGTATTTGTTCAAGCTTCTTAATTGTAATTGAATGTGAATTTTGGAGTTCTCGAATGTTGAATTTTAATTGTTCATTGACAACTTTCACACTATTCAATTGAGATCTTAAACTTTTTATAGCATTGTCTTTTTCCAAGTTTTCCGATGAGGAGGAGTTACTTTTCTTTTGACTACCTTTAGTGATCTCGGCTCGTTTTTCCGCCTCATGTAGCTCCAATTTTCGTCTCATTTCATTCAACTCGTCTTTCATTACATTCATATTTGAACTGAAAGTATTGCGTTCGAGTTCCATATTAGTATAGTTCGACTTTACAATCATATGTATATGTCTCGGAGTGGGTTTCATTTTAGTATTTATTCCAATATCAATAATATGCATATTAATGTGTAGCATTAGTAGCAAACTCTCCAAATTGAGTAAAGTAACAAAAATTAATGATGATGATGATGATGAAGATCACGACGTAAATTCATCGATTACTTTAAAAACTTGAATCATTATATCTTCATTGCAACCGTTTCCATCAATCTCATACACTTTGTGATTGTTACTATCATTAGGTGACCACGATGATGATGATGATGAAGATAATACCATTTCGTGGTAATTATTCAGCTTTTCTATATATGTTCTTGACATATTTAACTCCTCTTTACGACCACGCTGTGATATACGTTTCATACAAACGTCTGGAGAAGTTTTCAAATAAATAGTATTAAAAACACCAGAATAAAGTGAATCCATAATATAATGGTAAAACTTCTTGTAGGCATCATGTTCAAATTTATTTAAGATTCCATCGTTGACCATCATTTTTACAAATACATTATAAGAAGACCATGGTGATCTTTCAATTACAATGATGGTATCATCGTTCAAGGTTTCATATGTGGTATTATTGATGATGTGTTTCATGGTATTATATTGGGATATTAAAACTTGCATTTGAAATGGAAAAGCAAATATTTTTGGTTGTAAATACATTGGCCCCAGTAAATTCCAATTACCGACGTCTTCTGTAATTCCACGGACTTTTCCATCGTATTCTTCAACCAATTTGTTTATTATCGTAGATTTTCCCGAACCAATGTTACCTTCAATAGATATGATTATCATGATGATGTTGGGTAGGTTTTAAAAGTTCAATTGATCCAATCCAAGTAAAAGTAAAGAATACACAATGTCTGGTGACCCAAAAATTGAAGCAACCGCTGTAGCAAAAACCAAGGAGGATACGAACAAAGTGGACATAAAGGCTATGAGACAATTTGTTGAGATAAAGGGGGGTATCGAAAATGAAATATACAACCCAGAAAATGCGACGACTTATTTCTATAGAGAAGTTCGAAGAAGTGTTCCATTTATCAAAGTGCCAGAGATTATAAAGCCCAATGGATCGGTTAATTTCGGCGGTCAGTGTCAATTCAACATTCCTAGATGTGGAGATTATCTATTGAATTTAACACTATACATAGAAATACCAAAAATTGAGTTGAATATAACGGAAACGGCAGCTGTACCTGGGGGAGCCGCAGCAAGCCTGCATCGAGTCGGTTGGGTTAAAAACCTGGCACATCAGCTTGTTAAAGAAATAAAACTAAATATTGATGACACAACAGTTGTTAACATCGACACGGCTTTCTTAGATATGTGGTCCGAATTCATGACGGATAACGGTAAATTTGACGGATACAAAGAAATGATTGGTGGATCCAAAGAACTTTGGGATTTGGATGATAAGGTTGCCGGTGCAGGTACTATAATTTTACCCTTACCATTGTTCTTCAGTCGCGATTCCGGTTTAGCGTTACCTCTATCCAGTTTGATAAGTAGCGATATTTCGGTTGAAGTTTTATTAAGAAAGTGGGATGAAGTATTGTTATTGGAAGACATAAATAATTCAAAAAATAAAGTCATCAAAGCAGACGATATCAAAGATGGTGAACCTAAATTGACTTCAATAAAGTTGATAGGTACGTATGCAGTAGCATCTAAATATGAGGTGAATAAGACACGCTGTGATGATCGCAGGATGTTAATTGAGAAACCTTTCAAAGCTTCAGAGTACGAACTACCTGTTTTTGATTCTGGAAAACTTGATGAACCCATTCCCATTAATATGGAAAAGATTAATGGCGCCATTAAAGCACTATTTTTTGCAGTCAAGAACACAAGTAGATCAAATGAACATTCTGTATATAAAGTAGGGCTACCTATACCGGGTACACTTAGAATTGATGGTGGTTCACTACATGCTTTGAGTGAAATCGGTATAAACCTTGCTGAACATGTGTTTGTTCCAAGTTTACCAATCGAGTATTACTCATATCAACAACCATACGAACACGCCAAACGAATTCCTAATAATAGAGACTTGTTTATGTACTCTTTCTGCTTGGATGTCGGTGATGTCGATCCTATGGGTAGTATAAACCCTAAACTCTTGGCGAAACGTTTGACCTTTCAAATAAAACCAACGAAAGATTTAGCTGAGGCAACGAAAAATAAGCAAACTTTCAAGTTCATAACATATGCATTGTGTAATAGACTAGTGAGCATTCGACAAGGAAAGTTTACTCTGCTCTCACAGTCTATGTATGGTGAAGATGGTGAAGATGAATAATTTTCCGATTATAATTTACAGTCGTAAAAAATTACGACTGTAAATAAATATAAAAACAAAATAAACCATAATGAATATTATAGAAGTAGCAGAAGAAGATACGACAATCACTAAAATAATAAACGAAAATAATGATAATACAATACATTCTCCATCACACCATGATGATGATGATCATAATGAAACGATAGCTGTAATAAATGGTTCAGATGAGTTGTTATTTACTGATGAAAATGTCAACGTTATATTCGAGGGTGATGTATGTAAAGTTTTGATTTGGTATAACAAACGTCCAGAGCCGAAAAAATCTTTTTTAAAGAAATGCACGCAGAGAATAGGTACTAGTATAGTTGGTGGTATATGGGGTGGATTTGAAGGAATGGCTAGCGGTACATTGATTGGTGTTAGCGTGACTGGAGCCGGCTGGTGGATAGCTGGATCTGTGTGTCAACTTATTGGTTCTGTGACAGGTTTTACATTTGGTACTGTTACTGGAGCAATAATGGGCCTTATGTCAGATAAAAATAATGCTGCAAAAGTAATTGCCGATTATAGGCGTGCTTTTGGTATTATCGATGTGAAATTACCTTTACGGTTAAGGAATTATTATCGTAAATATAAATACGATATGAATATTATGTGTAAAAATGAGAAAGACAAAGAAAATGTGATTGATTATGTGTACATTCTACTGAACGATGGTAAATCGACAATTTTGAAATATGAACTAAATTCTCAAGTTATAGAATGGTTATCACAATTACCAATTGAACTATTCATACACGATGAAAACTATAAAGAACCGTATAAATTAACAACTTTTTTAAAAAGTTTATTACGACGACTCAAAGGGGCTGCATGGGGTGCATGTGAAGGTGCAGCAACTGGCGTAGCGACCGGTTGTAACGTATCTGGTGCTGGTTGGTGGATATCGGGAACAGTTTGTCAATTATTGGGTGCGTTCGCCGGTTTAGTAATTGGAACTTATGCATTCGCTATATTAGGATTTTTATCTGACGCCGATCGAATTCGTGAGCTTTTGTCGGATTATAGACATGCATTTGGTCGTATTGAAAATAACGATCGTGGTGATGGTGGTAGTGACAAAACGGTTGGATCATAATAAATGACATATGTAGAAAACGTGGAAGCTAATTATAATAATAATACAACAAAAGAGTATAGCGGTGATTACTTTTTTCAAAGTAATGGGAATGGTGATGATGGGACTATAACCTGTCCCCAAAATTCTAAACAAATAAATAACGAAAACATGATGATGATGCAAAATCCATATCCTACCATATTTATTTATCCAATTAATGATGATGATAACGAAAATAATAACCATATCAAAGATGTTGCAAAAAAAGTGGGTATGAACATTGTTCATAGAATCGAAGGTTTCGCATGGGGTGCGTTGGAAGGTGCCGCTAGTGGTGCTTTAACAGGAGTTAGTGTTTCTGGTGCAGGTTGGTGGATTGCGGGAACTGTTGGTCAAATGGTTGGCGCAATAGCTGGATTTTTCGTTGGTGGTATAGCGGGAGCTGGTGTTGGTCTATTATCGGATCGTCATGAGGTCAAAGCAGTAATGAGAGATTATCGACATGCATTTGGTAAAATTGAATACAAAGACATTGCTCGTTAAGTAATAATTGGATTTATTTCTTTTACGATAAATACAGTCGTGCTCCACGACTGTATACAAAGTCACAGTTGTTAATTTATTAATAATAATAATAATCTAATTCAGTATCCATCATACTGTTATCAGAGTGATTTTCAATAATATCTTTATGTAAATCGAATCTATTGGCAAAATGTTCTGATAAAGTTTCAGTTGGAGACACGATAATATCCAAGCTTTTCAATTTAGGACCACAATCTCTCATACAAGTCGCTATAAATTCGATTATACACTGTGATGGATGTTGATTTGATTTGATCTTGACATCGATGTAGCTCATCATTCAAAGATGATATTTGTATGCGAGTGGCATTATTATCATTCATACGTATATTGGAAATTTTAAGAGTAGCATCTTGATGAGTGTCACGTTGAATCTGAAGTAATTTTTCTAACTCTGTAACTTTAAGATTTAATTTATCAATACTAGCATCTTTTTCACGCCCTCTTGTCAAACAATCTTCTAATTGTTTAGTTCTTTCGTTTAGAGACGCCGTTAAATCAGCTACATTAATTCTACTTCGAGTCATTGCTATATTAGCATTATTCAATAGGTTTTGAAGATTTGATATGGTAGTACTGTTGCGGTTATCATCATCGTCTCGAATATTCTCACGATTCTCTAGTATACTGTAACGTCTCAAAATATCATCACGAGTAGTTTCTGCTGTTAGTAGTCTATTTTGTAAATCTTCAATTGTGTTTTTTAACATATCTATTTTATCGACCAATTTAGCGTTATCTTGATGCATCTTCAATAATCTTCTATCTATTTTAAGCGATTTCGTTCTTTCATCAACTTCTTCAATATCTTCATTGTTATATGATGATATGTTAACATTTTTATTTATATCAGAATCTTCTACTTCTTCACGATCATTTCTGTAATCATCATCATCATCATCATCGTCAGATCGGTTTTCGTTATCGTTGTCGTCGTTTGTAGATGTTGGATAATTGTTCTTAAAATAACTTTTTAGTAAAATTTCTAACATTGGCTTATTCATACGATCAACATCATGAGTCGTGTCTAACTGCAATTCTTTACAAAAAATACGCAATTGAGTAACATTCAAATCGTTTATATAATCTTTAGTAACAACCTGGACGTAATTACCATTATGACCAATTGTTTTATTGATTAAAGTAAGTAATTGAATAGAATTCATATGGTAAATATCAGATCTATCACTGTACATACTTTTAACAAGTTCTAATAACTGACCTCGAGTCATACTATTAATGACAGTCCTAGATAAATATCTAACAGGACGTTGTTGGTCTTCTTTATCATCGTTAATATTACTTTTAGATTTTATGCAAGATATAAAATTCTTCATATCGTTTGTATCAACATGATTATTACTATGTTCATCATCATCATTTCTTTCGTTATCGAGTGTATGGTTTTGATTCATACTTTACTTTTATCATCCTAAGACTCAAGTAAGAATTTCATAAGATAGACTCGATTTTAATCGAGTCTATCAATATAATTGTTTTTTTTTTTAAGCTATTTTATTAATGAAATTATAACAATAATCTGGTTCAAACATAACCATAGCTGTGTCTAATAAGTCATTCAAGGGATAATATTTTTCATCGATGTTTACAACAACCGCCGATTTTGTTTGAACACTCCGAAGTTTTTTGAAACTAATGGATCTGTTGATGACGTTCCCGGTTGTGGTGTTTGTAATCGAAAAGTACGATTAGGACTTTGTGGTGTGAGTCTTATTGGAGTTTTACTCGTTAACAATACCCTTAGAGCTTGTGCATTTAAATTTCGCAATATTTCTTCAGTGCCTAATTTTTTCGCTGAAGCTAATGATCTTAATTGGTCGACAGTCATAGAATAATAATCTGTAATACCTCTTCTACCACCTGTTACACAGTTAGTTTTCGAAGAAGCTGATGAGCATGATGATCGTGAGCGTGATGATGATTTACTCACAGTACTACCTTCTTTACTTTTAATTAGTCTTAATAGTGAATATTTGTCCAAACTATACACATGTCCCATGGTACTTAGTTTTAAATCTATTGCATATTTTCGAAGTTCTGGTAAAGACTTTTGTTCCAAAGATCTAAATCTACTAGATGATGTTGATCGAGACCTTGATGATGATGATGATGATGATGGTGAACGAGACCTTGATCTAGTCTGAGAACGGGATTTTGATCTCGCAGGCGATGGTGAACGAGTACTTGATCTAGTCTGAGAACGGGATTTCGATCTCGCCGGTGATGCTGAACGTCTCTTACTAGCAGAACGAGACCTTGATCTAGTCTTAGAGCGGGATTTTGATCTCGCAGGCGATGCTGAACGCCTACTAGTAGAACGAGACCTCGACCTCGCTGGTGATGGTGAACGAGACCTCGATTTAGTCTGAGAACGGGATTTTGATCTCGCAGGCGATGCTGAACGCCTACTAGTAGAACGAGACCTCGACCTCGCTGGTGATGGTGAACGAGACCTCGATTTAGTCTGAGAACGGGATTTTGATCTCGCAGGCGATGCTGAACGCCTACTAGTAGAACGAGACCTCGATCTAGTCTGAGAACGGGATTTTGATCTCGCAGGTGATGGTGAACGTCTCCTACTAGCAGAACGAGACCTCGACCTCGCAGGTGATGGTGAACGTCTCCTACTAGCAGAACGAGACCTCGACCTCGCAGGTGATGGTGAACGTCTCCTACTAGCAGAACGAGACCTCGACCTCGCTGGTGATGGTGAACGTCTCCTACTAGCAGAACGAGACCTCGATCTAGATGGGGATCTAAAACCACCACCACATTGTGATACTATTCGTCTTTGTACAACGGAACCTACTGCTATTTTTCTTCCTGTAATGGGATTTTTCTTTTTGGCATTCTGATGAAATTCATTACACATCTGTTGAGGAAGTTTCGGACTTTCGTTTAAATTTTGCTTGCACTTTGTAACAATTTTTTTATAAGTGGGTCCTTTATACTTTATATTTTTGTTGGTTTTCGGATTAATTTTGTCATTATTGATAAATTTAGTGCAGTTTGTCGAAAATTCGACAGAATTTGACCTACTTCTGCTGCGTCTTCGTCGACTTGGAGATGGTGATCGAGTTTGCGTAACGCGCCGTCTTGGAGATGGTGATCGAGACTGTGTAGCACGACGCCTTGGAGATGGTGATCGAGTTTGCGTAACACGACGCCTTGGAGATGGTGATATGCGACCAGGACTACCACACACTTTAACAAACTTTTTATATGTCGGTTTGTTAGCTGCAAGTTTTCTCCCCGTTATAGGATTTTCACGAGGATTACTTAAAAATTCGGTACATTTCATGTTAGCCTTCGATCTACGCGGAGCTGTGAATTCATAATTATGCTTCATACTACAATTTCGCCTCAAAGACGCAGCCGTACTCCCAAACACATCAATTTTACGATTTGTAATGGGATTTTTCTTCTGTAAACTTGATATGAAATCTTCACATTGCGTTCTAGTCACCCTTTCGGCGCTATTATTCATGTTCTGTGCATTACGCCGACGTCTCGGAGTTGTTGCTTGTGGCATTTCTTTGCTTTACTTATAGTAGTCAGAATTATTTCATGGTTCCACGTGGGTTTTAAAGAAGTATTGTTAATAATAATGATAAATCTACATACGTATTTTTACGACCTACTTGGGTTTTTTATCACGTATACCTTTAGGTTTCTTGAAACTTAACTTTGAACCATCGGCTGAAAACATGTTATTACTCTTTTCACTATCGTCAAAATTGGTATTTTCACTCGAATCCTCCTCGTTAATAATGTTCAGTTCTCGTTTATTATTACCGGCCTTGATGACATCTTCTTTAAGATCGATAATTTGTGCTTCCATTTCTTGAATTTTTAAATTTAATCTTGTTATCACATCACTCTGTTGTAACAATTTTGTTTCAGCCAAGTCAATTTCCCTTTTGAAAAAATCATTCTCAGACAGAATCTTTTCTATCTCTAATTTGTTGAAACCTTTCAAAGCCAAAGCTTCGGATTTACACAATTTATGTAGATGTACAACTTCTATAGCTAATTCATCTCTTTCATTTCTTAAATCTTCCATTATTTTACTATTCAGTTGTAGTTCTTTATATACTGTATCATACTTAATTTGTAATCTATTAAAAGCGTCTCTCTGATATTTTATAATACGTTTAGCCTCCTCCATAATATTACAACAGTACTCTGAAAAATTATCACATTCTTGTGTATCCATTTACCATGTAAATTTTAAATAAAACAAATCGCTTGGTTAAACCCTTTTTTTATTATATTTAATTAAATTCTAATACTCTAATTACTGATGATGATGATGATGATGATGTCGATGATGCTATTGAAGATGAAGATGATGATTTCTTGATATTCAATTTGTTAATAGCTCTAGGATTTTGATATGGTGGTGTTTTTGAATTTAAAACTTCCATTTCATCTTCACCAAAGACTAAACGTCTCTTCGTAAGCAGATTTTTGCATCTTCCACTCCTCCTTTTTTTCTTGTTAATTTTCATAGGTATTGGTTTATTCAATGATGAACAATTCTTCGGCGTCGTCATAGTATTGTACTTTTGATCATCAATTGGTTGTTGTAGTGTTGGTGGAGTCATAGTTATTATAAAAGAATACACGTAAACCCAATCTTTACAGTAGTCGCAGTATGTGATCACTGGATAGTAGTAGTAATACTGATGATAATAATAGTTATAATAAAAACAATTATCCGTTTTCAAATCAAATTCCGACATCTTCTGAGTACGTCGTGTTTTGTACGAAGATTGAAAGTTAAAGACAATAATGTCGACAACATACGACTCTTATAAAGTAGTGGAATTGTGGTTTAAAAAATATGGCACCGTCAAAGCACAACTGGATTCGTTCACGAGTTTCTTGGATAACATACGAACCGTACTACATGACGAACCACCACTCGTCATTGGAGGTGAAGTTATACGTTTCGAGAATGTAACGTTCTTAACACCATCTTACTTGGTAAATGGCATTTCAAAGACATTATATCCTAGCATCGCGAGGATGAAAGGACTAAACTACGAATTCACCATGTGTGTTGATGTTATTAACGAAACTACCGGTGTCCGAGACAATGGAGTTGAATTATGTCAACTACCATGCATGGTGGGTAGTGAAATGTGTAACCTGAAGGGAATGTCCGATGCTGAACTATTGACTCATGGTGAAATATTAGGAATACCAGGTGGTTATTTTATACACAACGGTGTTGAACGTGTACTCATAGGCCACATCAAACCGGCATACAACACACCGATCGTATACAAAACACGCAACGATAAATGGATATGTCAACTGAGATCTATGAACGACGAGACGGCAAAAAGTAAGGCAGTTGCCATCACCAGATCGAATTCAGGAGCTTTAGTCGTCGAGTTCGATAGTGGTGCTGTTAGAACTACAATCACCACGAAATCGGCAAACGGTAAAGAAGACACGTCTACGAGCACTACTATAACCGCAGGCGCTAAGGTGTTTCTTGTCAGCGAAGTTATGAGAGACCTCCTCGGTGGTGATTTAGGTAAATTGAAAACATACTTGGGTGGTGATTATTTGGACACAACGCATATATCGGATACGGTCGATGAAATTTTACAAGCACCCGAAAATCTACAAGTTTATCCCGAACTGGTACGAGTGGTCAGAGAATGCATAAATAATGGTGAAAAACCATTGACTATAACCACTACAATAAAAAAGATTCTGGTGGTTCCTAAAAGAGTCTCCACCAAAGTAATCCAACGAAGTGAACTATACAACCGCCTAGAGCCCGTGATAAGAGAATGCGTCAAGGAAGGTGCGGATATAACCGATATCATGGTAATAGTGAACAACGCTGCCAAATACAAACCTTTGCATGACTATAGTACCCTGTTCATGCACATCGGTATACGATGTGATAATGTTGTACGCGCACATTTTTTGGGAAATATGATACGTAGGTATGTTTTAACCGAAAAGGGTGCCATCAAAGAAGAATCACGAGAGCAGTATTCGAAGAAGCGTGTCGATTTCGCGGGCACCATGTGCTTGGATCTGTTCAAGATGACTTGGAAGCAATTCCTGATCGATGCAGCGAGCAGAACTTCCGATAGATGTAATCCCATAAATGCCATCAACGCCGTTAAGCGTGGTATAGGTTATCAGATTAAGATGTGCTTCGTACACGGTCGGTGGGGAGCTAAAAATGCCGAACACAAAACCATTGGTATCGTCGAAGCTATACCGGTCAAGACCAGTGTCGCCACCAGCATCGATTCATTGCGACGTATGAAATTACAAGTACATAAAGAGAATAAAGATAGAAGCATCAGAAAACTTTGCACTAGTCATGCCTTTTTTGCTTGTTGCGTCGAAACAACCGAGGGAGCCGATGTCGGTATACGATTGGCATTGGCGGCCGTTGCTTTTGCTTCCGTTCGACAACCCACCATGTTGGTTAGAGATATTATAGAGTTCACGTTGCTCGATAAATTAAAACCAACATTGGAATGTGTGGCGACTTCACCTAAATATGCAGCAATACTCTTGAATGGAACTCCAATAGGGTATGTGGAAGATCATGAAATAACTATTAAAATATTGAGAAAACTACGTGACCTAAGAAGATTTAATGACGATGTATCCATTTCTATGGATTATATTGTTAAATGCATAGATGTATGGTGTGATTGTGGTAGATTTGTTAGACCGCTTCTCGTTAAATCACACGACATGTGCGAGAAAATCATGGAAGCCAACACCATGGATGAACTCGAGCAATCATTGGTCGTCGTACACAGGGATGCGATCGAAATAAGTCGAAGCGAAATAGCCATGACACCGAATGAGGCCATCCTTGATGATTATGAATACTCAGAACTGAACCCGTCGTGCATGTTGGGTTTGTTGGCTGGTGAGATACCATATGCCAATTATACACCTTCACCTAGGGCTTGTTATAAAACGAACATGGCTCGGCAGAGTATGGGCATTCTACCTTCAATAAGTAAATTTAACAATCATTCAAATTCTATACATTTGAACTATGCACAAGCCCCCATTATAACTACTAGATGCGCCAAAGCCACAAAAGTCAACGAATATCCTAATGGTATAAACGCCATAGTCGCCGTTATGGCACACACCGGATTTAACCAAGAAGACAGCATTATAATCAACAAGTCTGCTCTCGATCGAGGAATGTTCAATGCTACCCAACGCCGAGAGATCACCGTTGATCTACGTATAGGAACCATCGTGGACGACATGTGCAAACCCCCGGAGGACTTGCGCATCCGAGCTAATTATGATAATATAGGTGAAGATGGTTTACCCATCATGGGTTCTATCATTAAAAAAGGTGACGCACTACTCGGCAAAGTGTCGACAGATAGAAACACATCGAGACGCGAAGACACCAGTATAATTGCCAGAATGCAAGATGAAGGGGTGGTAAAATCGGTCAAAATCGATGGTAGTTCTGTGAGAATTCGCCTCGAGGTAGTATTGGATGTGATGATAGGTGATAAATTTTGCAGCGCTATGGCACAGAAAGGCACTTGTGGTATGATACTGCCCGATATAGATATGCCTTTCGTCGCAGACTCCGGTATGATCCCTGATATATTAGTCAATGTACACAGCATGCCCAGCAGAATGACTGTGAATCAAATAATGGCCAGTATGGCCGGTAAATTGGCATGCATCACCGCCAGAAACATAGATGGATCACCGTTTCAACTAGACGTTAACGATGTTCTCTTCGACTTGTGTGAGCAATTAGCAGAAGTCAAATATGACAAGGATGGATGTGAAACCATGTGTAACGGTTTAACTGGTGAAATGTTTTCATGTCCAATATTTATAGGTGTGGTGTATTATTTGAGGCCGGTTCAACTGGTGCGACACAAGATATTCAGCAGCACCACAACCACCATGAGAAATCATCTGACTCGCCAACCGTTGAATGGTCGTGCCCACGAGGGTGGATTGCGTGTTGGTGAGATGGAAAAAGACGACTTGTTACGCCATGGCTCCATTAATTTCTTACAAGAGAGAATGTTAACATTAAGTGATAAACACATTATGATGATTTGCACCATATGTGGATCTGAGAGTCACGTAGCTTTAAGATCTGATGGATCGTTTGTATGTCTGAGGTGTAAGCAACTAATGGTGAATCCGATAACTATACCATACGCCGCCAAGTTGTTTTTCCAATATCTTCAGGGTGTAGGATTAGGTGTTAAATACAATATATCTAAGTGATTGTGTAGAAAATTTTATTTATTCATCATACTAGTAAGAAATACACAGTTATGGTGGTATTTTTGTTAACAATTTAAACAGTTATCGTCATTATCGAGGCACATACAATTTTTATTTGAGCATAAAGAACGAGAGTATCTTCTCCACTTTTGTTGTTTACACAACTTTGCACACTTTTTAGAATAACATGTTCCACAATTTATACATTCATCGGTGTTATTATCACAATCTTCACACTGATACGAAGATTGTGGATATGGTATTCGTAGTGTAGTTACCAATACCTATATCTGAATTCAAATCCAAATAAAGTTTAGTCGCGACGAAAATATTATGTATGCAAATTTGTCGAATGATAAAATTATCACAAGCTTCACACTGATACGAAGATTCTGGAGTGTCGTCCACAATGTTCATATGCGTATGGTATTTATGGTGATGTCATTGAAAACTCACTGAATTCGATTCGAAATAAAGTTTTGTCGCGACGAAAATATTTTGTATGCAAATGAGAAGAATGATAAAATTATCACAATCTTCGTATATGTATAAATATTCTGGAGTGTCTTCCACAATGTTCATATGCGTATGGTATTTATGTTGATGTTATCGATGGCTCTATCTGAATTCAAATCCAAATAAAGTTTTGTCGCGACGAAATATTTCGTATGCAAATTAGGTTTATGATAAAATTATCACAATCTTCATATCATCATGAAGATTGTGGAGTGTCTTAAGATAAAACTACCATAATGTTCATATGCGTATGGTATTCATGGTGATGTCATCAATGACTCTATCTGAATTCAAATCCAAATAAAGTTTTGTCGCGACAAAATATTTCGTATGCAAATTAGACCAATGATAAAATTATCACAATCTTCGTATAATCATGAAGATCCTACCATAATGTTCATATGTGTATGATATTTATGATGATGTCATCGATGGTTCTATCTGAATTCAAATCCAAATAAAGTTTTGTCGCGACAAAATATTTCGTATGCAAATTAGGTTTATGATAAAATTATCACAATCTTCATATCATCATGAAGATTGTGGCGTGTCTTAAGATAAAACTACCATAATGTTCATATGCGTATGGTATTCATGGTGATGTCATCGATGGTTCTATCTGAATTCAAATCGAAATAAAGTTTTGTCGCGACAAAATATTTCCTATGCAAATTAGACCAATGATAGAATTATCACAATCTTCATACAGATACGAAGATTGTGGAGTGGCTTCCATAATTTTTATATGCGTATGGTATTCATGGTGATGTCATCAAAAACTCTCTGAATTAGATTTGAAATAAAGTTTTGTCGCGACAAATAATTCGTATGCAAATTAGACTAATGATGAATATATCATACTCTTCATATCAGTATGAAGATTGTGGAGTATATTAAAGATAGTAGTGGTGAATGAAGAAAACAACAGTAATAGTTTCTATACAAGAGGAAAGTTAATTTATTCATTTCAATTTGACAATCTTAGCACCGGGCCCGACCATCTCCTTGCACGCGATCGCTACCTCGGCGGCGGTGTCTTCGCTGTCGAACGTCATGCGGCGGCGGTTGCGAGACCTCAATCGACCGGCGTACGTGGTCTCCACACGATCTACGATATTGTTGAAGTCCACCTGCGGGTTGGGCCTGGGGCACTCGAGCACGATGTCGCGCGCTAACAGTTCTCGCTTCTTGCGGTCGACGTGCACCTTCTGACCGGTCACGGCTCGTATGGTGGAGCCCTCCTGCGTCAGCAACAGTATCGGCTGCTGATGCGCCTTGCTCGGGTATTCGACTGCTCGCTCCGACAGATCCATCACGCGGTGCATGAGCGCGTCGACGCGGCGGTCCTTCTCCTCCAGAGCGATACGATGAGACGCGATCTCTTCCAAACACTTGGCTATGATTTCATCTTTCTTTTGGATACAGATCACCAACTCATGCAAATCACAATCACGCTGTTGATACCACGGCGCCACGTTGCCGTCGTTCGTGGCCGCGTGCACGACGTTCATTCCGTCGGCTATCGCTTTCGGAGCGTCACGTCGCATGTTGTACTCGCCCTCCTGACACAGCGCGGGCAGCAAGTCGTTATTGTTCCACGCCTGGAAGCGCTTAGCCCCAGGCATGTCGCTAGCGTTGATGAGCTCGAACACGCCCGCCCGGTTGATGAACTTTGTTTTCGCTTGAATGTTGCGCGGTAGTGACGTCACACAGTCGGTCGATGCGCTTCGCTTCGACTTGATTTCGTCGAAACTTTTTTGATTTTTAACCGTCACAAACTTGGAAATTGCAATATGTGGTACGCTATAATTTAATGCTTCAGCAAATGGGTTGGCCACCATCCATTTTTCACCGTTGAAAGTTACTGTATATGCCTCTACTTCCTTATCACCAAACTGAACTTTAGTTAGAGACATTGTAGGTAGGTGTGTATAGATCTCGTTGCCGCGGGATCTCAAAATACTATGTGACCGTCTGTGAGTGATCAATAAGGAAACCTCGGTCGATGTTATGACGACCTTGGGAAATTAGAAAGTTTAATAGTAATAACATCGAAACATAACCGAAGAATAAATTTATCGTGTCTAATTTGAGAATAAAAAATAAAATACAAATTTTGCTCAACATAAGTTTATTGTTTCCTTAGTACACGCCTTTGGCACGAAGCACATTGTATCACATTGTGACACACGTCACAAACAACTTTTTTACATGACGTTAGCGTGTCGGTGGGAATGCCGCATGCTATACACTCGTCCACGGCTTCTCGTCGCATAAGTGTGCAAGGTTGATCCATGTAATAGTGGAACATTTCGTAATCGGCACCGTCTGTCATTTTATAGTTGTATTTACAACACAGGCCCAAAACTGTGCGACTGATTGCCGTCTTGTCCTGCAGCACATCTCCGATTTGCATTGCCGACTCTAGAACGTCGAACCATTCTTCGTTTGATCGTGGCCATGAAACTGATGGGTGGTGAGTTTCAATGTACTCCATGACGTTCTTGAAGCTAAACTCGTGGTACTCTCGATAAACTCTCCGTAATTCAGGCTTTATCTTCGTAAAGAAATGCGCAAAATCTAGGACCGCCTCCTCCGATGTGAATTCGTTGTCGTCGGTCATGGCTGCTCTGTTATACTATACATAATAAATTTTACCCTACTATTCTTACAATCAATTTTGATACTTTTATTTTTTTTGACGACTACGTTAGCAGTTCAGATGCATTTACAAAAATTCGTCTCCCAGTCACACAATTTATGAAGATTATTCATTTTAGTTCAATATCTACATCAAGTCAAATTCTTTTTTGAAGGATTGCTTCAAGTAGCCCGCTAGATGGACACCACCACTAGCTATACTGCTATCCATCGTAGGTTTCGCTTTGAAAACAAATTGCAAATTACATATATAGCGTCCACGTTCGTTATCGTTTTGAGAATGACATTCTATTAGATTGGAATTTAGTTTATGCGCCGCTTCGTAAGCATACACTCTAGCATCGATCCACTTATCTACGGACGTCTCTTTCACTTGCGTAACGTACATGCGAGGACTTATATGGTACTTTATTAACCAATTCACATACGAGTCGTGTGATATCTTAAATTGCTCTAGTAGTTCGTCCCAGACTCGATGCAGTGTAAAATTCATTCCTTCAAACCAACGTACTTCACTGAAAGATTCGTTAACATACACGGTGGGTATTACATGCAGGGGTTGATGGAGATCACATATGTAATGTACAGCAGACACAATGCACTCTCTGTCGTCTATACGACAATTATCAGAAAGATAGCTGGAGATATTTTGAGCACCATCACTGGGTTTGACTTTGTAATTTACCCAATGTAAATGTCGACGATCCGGTACATCAATGTTATCGGAATCGTTGCTTATCTCGTCCAGCGTCGCCTTTAGTATGTTGTTTTCGATATGATGTAACAATGGAGCCGCTATAAGAGCTCGTGCTACAGAAGCACACGCTCTGTGACCGTTTTGAGCCCACGCATTACAATATGTAACCATGATGATCATCATCAAATATTTGTGCATGATGTTTGTCATTTATTGAAATGAAATAAAATACAGATTTAACAACAACAAAAATTGAGCATTTATTCATTATTAATATTTTGGTGAGGAGATGATTATGTCATTTCTAAGATGATGATTTTTGCAAGTTTCACACTTTGTTCTATGTACTCTCAAGTCTTCCAAACAATTTGGGCACAAACACGATATCGGGTGATTTCTGATCAAAGATTTTCGTATCACAAGTTCTTGAATCTTCGACACGCGAACAGCGGTCGTTTTGTTTCTGGAATCGTCTTTTTGTGTAGTATACATATTATTGTTATAACACCGATTTAAAGTACATTAAATAGGTCATCTATCGGTGACCCACTTATATCGTATGAAAAAATAACATATTCGAGCGTCTTTTTATTAATTTCGCAACATCATTAGGAATGTCTGAAATTATATCGGAAACAGTATCGATCTTCATATTTAATTATAAAACCTACACGATACCGACGTGTATATACACGTCGAATACTATGGAATGGTATTCAATTGAAGAATTCGGATCATTTCTTTTGTCGGAAAATTACAACATAGACATCATCGATTCCTCATCCTTTGCAAACAATCGAATTTCGATTAAAGGTTCCTGTTATATAAACTATTATGGTCTCATGGATTACCTAGACAGAATATCATGGTGCTATAATAAAAATCGACGGTGTGCTGTGTCCCCGAAGAGTTTAAAGTATTGGATGGAAAACATACTGCGCCCTCCTCGTAATCACCATAATAATGTATTCAATTACGCAGAATGGATGTGTACATCGAAGAATTACTTTGAGACGGTCGGTGAATCGTTTCGCCAAAATTTGTCTTTCCAACATGTACCCAAATTGCAATGTCTAGCATTCAAAGAGTTACTCAACAAAGAGAATCTCTTCAAAAAGACGTTACCGCGCCTATTTCCCAATACACAATTGCTGTTATCGTTGATGCAAAGATGGATTGAAATGTACAGTGACACCTTAGCAATACCAGTTCAATGCACATACAGCTACTACGATGGTTATATTCATGGTTCTGATATTCTTATCAAAGAACTGGATACACGTACAGCACTGGGATGTATCGATTATAATACGAATGAATCAATGGGGTCTTTTCTATATCGTGGTTTTAAAATTATCGATAATGGCTTTCAAATTCCCGTGTTTACGCCGAAATTTGAAGATGATTTTGAATTCATACAACAATGGGTAGTCGCCGATTTGGCTCAACATGATAAGTGTAATCTGGATGATGCTTTGTATCGTTACTATTTATATTTTAGAATATAATATACTGTCGTCATTCATTACACATTGGTGGTGTTTTTCTTAATATAATAATCTAAAGCCTCCCTATAACTATTAAATTTAATAAGACCATTTTCTGTTAAGATACACTTAAAGACAATAATGAACATTATGGTCTTGGATTCTAGTATAAATTTTGGAATATCCACATGTACTAATAAACTGTGGAGCATGGGTAAATTTCTTATTTTCATATAATTGTCTTTACTGAGTATCTGTAGTTCAATCATAATTTTCACATACTTATAGTAGACTGTATGAAACTTATTTAATCCCTTACTATAATATATGAGTAAATTATCGATATCAACATAATCGTCGTATGAAAGTTTATCAATTATGGTTGTTTCAACACCAAAACATGATCTCGCATATAACTCAACACAAACTATATCCCTGTATGTCGATGAGACCAGTGTGTACTTGAAAAAAAAAGTCTTCTTCTTCATATTGTGGTATGGTAAGCTGATGTAGTACACATTGTTCTCAAAATCACCACGTCTTACCATCATTTTATGAAAAGTTTTTTTACAAAATGGTAAGCCAAGTACTTGTCTTGCGTTAACATAACTATCAAAATCATCAATGAACGTCATGATGTACAATTTTATCTCCATTGGTAGGTGTGATAGTCTGTCGGGATATTTTCCATTTTCAATGTTTTCCTTCGTATAGTAGTATGACATAGGACTCGAACAAATATTCATGGTTTGGTGTAAATAAAATGTTTTCGTCTCGTATTTTTGTGATGATGCTGCTGGTTCTTTCATTAACCGCGGCAAATCCGGCATGGAATGATGTATTTAATAAATATGGCAATAGTGTTAAATCACTGTACAACACGTCAACTTCGATCATACAAAACAGTAGTCAAACTGTAGTCGATGGTATCGGTGTCGTCAAACATTCCACGGAGGATGTTGTTGTCCGTGTGTTGTCTGGACAATGTGAGAATTTGAAGAGTGTCGTGGGTTGGTCTCCTGATAAAATCACCGAACCGACCGATGCTCTGGCATCTATTATGGTAACACTCCCCGTAGGTAAGGGTAATCTATTATATCCACTATCAAGCGTGGACGATGATACAATTTGGAATCAAGTTTTGGATAAGAACAAGACAAAATTCTTCGTGTACATGCATGGGTTCACAGATTCTCCTGGTGAGGTTAGTTTTAAGACGGTCAGTGATGCTTTAATACAAGCCGGAGAAACGAACATTATGGCCGTAGACGCCAGTCCATTACTGAGCCATATGTACTTGCGTTGTACAACATATGTTACATTAATAGGTCGAAAGGTAGGTGAAATTCTATCCAATTTACACTCTAAAGGAAAAATCACTGCGAGTAACGTTCACGTAATTGGACATTCACTCGGAGCACACATGTCGGGTTTTATAGGAAAATCATTCAAGAACACCACAGACGTCAAACTCGGTCGTATAACCGCATTAGATCCAGCTGGTCCTTGTTTCGGTAATTTAGATGAAAACTCTAGGGTGTCAAAGGATGACGCAGAATTTGTTGACGTTATTCATACGAATGCCGGAGTATTGGGTACAGAGATGGTAGTTGGTCACATTGATTTCTATCCGAATGGTGGTCGAATTCAGCCGGATTGCTTCTTAGAAGCATGCAGTCATCGTAAAGCTTGGAGGTATTTTGCAGAGTCTGTAAAGAATCCACACGAGTATGTTAGTTATCTATCTAACGATTGGGAATCATTCCAAACAAAAATCAACAAAGAAGAAGAAGCAGCAAATGTGGCTTACATGGGTTACGGAGCAGACAAACGTGCAAAATCAGGAAAATATTATCTAAGAACATGAAGTAGTGATGGTGTATTATCATCAAAAAAATGTGTGTTTGAGGCTTGCCAAAAAATTCGTTGGTAACACGTATATATATATATATATATATATATACGTGTTACACAAAAAGTACTTGTAATATATACGTGTAGCCAAGATATTTTGTATAAATACCAGAAAGATTACCGATAAATTAGCATTTTAAAAAGAAACGACATGGAAGATTTACGCCTTTTGTTCACCACCGAAAAAGGGGGACTCATGAAGATAGTATCGAAAACGTACAATTTCAAAGAAAACTCGTGTGATGTAACTATAGAGATACCAGAAAAACATCAAATAACAAGTGTTAAAATAAAGGTGTTTCAAATTGATCACAGTGGGCGACCCATGATTGTAGATTTCAAGTATTACGGAAAATACGACGACCAATATGATGATTGTACAATCAGTGATGTTACTGGAAACGGACTACAATTCATAGGTCACACTTTTCCCCTGTCAACATCATGCAAACTTCAAATTTACGTGTTCCATGCCAAATTGTGCACCGATAAAAACCGCCACAAAACTATGAACCATAACTTGAAATGTAGTCGTAAACAACTAGTCGCTGTATTCAATGTCACGGTGATATAATAGATAACACGTTGTTTACACATGTCTGGAAAGTGTCATTGAACCTAAATAGTGGTGTGTCCGTGTAATAATTTTTGTTAATTAATAAAGGTTCACCGCTCATATAAAATACGGTTAATCAGAGATTTGTATCAATGTTGATATGAACACCATGATGGAAGCACCTATTCTCAACGACCCGACGCCGCAGCAAAAGAAAAATTTCTTGAAAAAATGCATGCTGAAATACAATCTTCACGATACGATTGAAAACGCAAGCAAAAATGAAAATATAATGATGAATCTATCTTGTGATCTACTACAGCTTGTCGGTGTGTATACCATGATGACAATATTCTTTAAAAATCCATCAAGATTGGAATGGATGCACGTGTGTGGAAATTTTCGGATATACAATTTTCTACTTGCTCTTCACATGCATTATGAGAACGTACCAGGTGGTCTCGACGACAAGCAACGTGAGCGTCTCTACTGTGAATGGAAAACATTTTGCAGAGAAATGTATTACGACAAGGAACGTGACTTTGAGTGCTTTTTAAAGATTTTCAAATGGTGGGAGTTAAAGATTTGTCTTAAAACTATGTATGAATTATTGTGTAGAAGAATAAATAATGTATAGATAGATAACTATTGTTTTATTTTTCGCATGGTATTATCATGAATACAAGTAAAACAAACAAACATAATAATGTTATTTTTAGAAGATATATTTTCAAATACCGCAGTTGTAGAACACATTAAAGGATTGCATAATCAACATAAATTACCATTAGATGTGGAAGTTATGGTATTACCTTACACAATCATCACAGAAACACCATTATTTACTTACGAATTATATACTGACGATAGGGACAAAGAACAACCTTGGAGGAGTGTTTATACAGACGATAAAACTGGTAAGAAATATGCTATTTATGTTTTGGATTACATTAAAAATCCCAAACAAATCGAACAAATACTTCGTTATCACGGTGGTTCACCGCAATTAAACCAATATTATTTAGAACGCATGTTCATGACGAGTTGTAGTATAGACACCAAAACAAAATGTACAAACCCCAAGGACAATAATTGTATGCTATTCAGAAGCATCAGTGATGATGGTAAAAGATGCGCTCTATTAGAAGACAAAATAAATCCCATCACAATCGATACTATTAAAAAAATATGGTGTAGTGTTAATCCAAAGTCTAGGGATTGTGATTGTATTTCGAGACATGTGCGTAAAAATTATAAAAAACTCAGACCTAACGTGTCAACTCATGCCAACACGTTTATTTCCGATGAATGTTGGTATAGACCATGCACGGACGGTTTCGAGTATGATGCTATCAACGATGAATGGTGATAGATGTAGAGGTAAGTTTTGTATAAACGACGTGTCTATTAACGGTCATGAGGATATTGATATTAAAAATATACACAATACGATTGAATGTTTCAATTCGAAGAGTGGATCGTCTTCTTCATCATCTGTATATAATGTGTGTAACATAACCAAGATGATATTTATTGCATCTATTATTGTTTTGGTATTTGCGTATATAAGAGGAGAATTATAAAATAATGTGAACAGTAAGACTTTGGTTTTCGAGAAGTTAACATCATCTTTCATAATGGTTGATAATTTTAATGGTGCGCCATATGTGATGGCATTAAGAGAGTACATATGCAAAAAGTCCATGAAAATCGGACTTTTTATTCCGGAAAAATGTATAGAAGCTAGCGGTTGGATAAGAAAATGTGACCCAACCGCTTGTACAATTGCCGAATGTTCACATTACAAAGGGTTGGAGAAATTTATAACTCTAACCAAACAAGTAGAACAGATACATGGTTTTACCATTAACGAACCACGCATGCTCATTTTAGCGGCAACTGGAGCTCTTAAAATAGAGAATGGCGTCAACAAAGGATCTGCAACCAACGAAGATTACAATATATACAAGGTGGATAAGAAATTGTTCAATTTTGTCAACAGATTCAAGTTGTTGTTTCTAGATGAAAACAAGAAACCTCTCCATACTAATCATATACAATATTCTGTAAAAGGTGCCACTGTCGTGGAACTGTTGAAGCAACTCGGTCTATGGAGAACCGCTATTAATAAAGCGTGTAGTAAAAATAAGAGACTCGATGCACGCGATAACAAATATCTTTGGATATTTTATCCAGAATTGGCAATTAAAAATGTTGGAAAACAAGGAGCCATGTCGCCTGTTTGCTACGTGAAAGATTTTCATTTCGATACCGATACAGCTTTTGAAAATTATTATGTCGGAGATACTGAAGAAACTTTTAACTTGGCCACAGAACTCCGTACCCAGTGTAAACAATGGGTGAAGAATTGCAAATTGGGTATCAGTACGAGGGAGAACGTTTTAGATGATTTCGGCTTCAGTGATGATGATGATGAAAATAATGAAACATCACCATCATCATCGTCGAAGAGATTATCTCCGAATATGGAGAATGTCCTTGTTGATTATAAGCGTCCAAAAATTGTTGATTTTTAGAATATATATATATTATTATCATAGCATGATTTTTATTTAAGTCCCAACCGCAACAAAAATTCCAATAATAATTTGTCAGGTGTGGGGTTCGAACCCACGCTCCCGAGGGAACCAGATCTTAAATCTGGCGCCTTAGACCACTCGGCCAACCTGACTGTAAATAGAAGCGCAAAATTCGAGAAAGACTGCGCTATAATGTATGTTTTGATGTCAATGTTGGGACTTGGTGATTACTTGAATTACGCGATGAAAGTAGCACTTAAAATTACCCGTCTCTATACTAAAATATACCTTAAATAAATTATGCGTAATAAACTGCAAATTAACCGTATAGTTATGCTACCTCACAACATCGAAGATGTTGATCTACATAAAGAACCGAAATTTCCGATCATGGGTGAAGATATGACGTTGGATCTCCTTGAAAATAAATCTCGCTTGAAGCAACATTTGATAGCTAGTAAGCCGCAATATGAAAAGTATAGAAATAGTGTTGCTATTGTCAATGAAAGAAGATCTTATCGTAACCATAAATTGAAGTCGAAACATCATCATAGATCGCAACCACCACCACCGGGTAGCGTTGAAAATCCACTTGTATTGACTAAAAGAATGCTATTAAACGGTGGTGATGATAATAATAATGTTAGAAAGCAAATGTCATCGTCTAATATTATTACGAACAATAATATACTAGAGTCGGCAGATAAGCGATCTATAGAATCACTTTTTGGTAAAACTGCTAGTGCTAAGAAAGATAATGTAGTTGTATCGAATGAAGAGCATAATAATTGTGAAGAGGAAGAAGTTGAATCCACAATTGCCGCTGCTGATGATAATGATACTAATATAAATGAAGAAAAAGGTACGACATTAAATAAAAATCAGGGTACTTCATCTAGTAGTGGTATATTTAGTGGAGAAAATAATGTTAAAATACAAAACAACGATACACCAGTGGTAACAAATAAATTATCACATAAACAACGACATAGTGAGATTAGTAAAAATAAGAAAAGACCACATAATTTTAATGACAACACCAACGATGATGATGATTATGACGATGACTATATTAAATATATATTAAACAAAAAACGTAAAAAAAGACGTATGTTGAAAAAGCGTTTACTATACACCTCTTCATCATCATCATCATCATCATCATCATCTTCAATAGTAGTAGTAGAACCAAAAGCAGTAAAAAATATTAGTAAACCTATATCGATCACCAAACAACCACCACCACAACAACAACCTGTTTATACGACAGATTTTGAAAAAATTCAACAAATGAGATCCGCTATGGTTTCGCAATTATTCACAAAGTACCAGACATATTTAAATCTTGCATTTATGGTAATACAATTAGCATTAGGATGGGTTGGATTAGATATGAGTAGTTATATTAGTGAACAAGAGGTGTTCCTACCAGAATATTTACAAATATTGAAAGAGATTTGTGAGACTAGTGTACCAACTATTGAGGAATTAATGAACAAACCATCTGAAGAAAATAGTACACCGGCAACAACTAGATTGATTAGTGCAATATTTTTCAACACAGCTTTCTACATATTTACATCATTATTAACATCGTCATCTACATCGACAAATAACAAAAATACTAATGGTGAACACGGTAGGAGTAACAACAACGACGACTACGAAAACACCGATGACGATGAAGATGACGATGTGTACAGTAATAGTAAGAATACTGGTCCATATGATGTTTTATCACCACCAAATCATAATATCTTTCATACACCTTCACATAAAAGCGCCTGAATGACTGAATTGAATCCATTCGGAGATACCTTGCATATTTTTATAAAATTCAATTTTCCACCTACAACGAACGACGTCTTGTGTAATTTCAACCAACAGTATATCAATGCGGCACATTTTGTTCCAGGCGATGTATGAATTTTGGTATTATTAACATTGTTAATTTTATGAACGTTAGTCGAAGACCACTGTATTATATCATTAGTGAAATCACCAATCCCTAGCCCATCACATATTTCCATGATACGGTCTTTATCACGTTTATACTGTCCTCGAACCAATGGTAATTGTCGTTTGACTGCTAATATAGCCCGTCGTAAACGTTTTAACTTTAAACCGAAAAGTGCAGCCATTCTCGATTCATTGTTTGGTATATTCATATGCCTTTCAGCGCAACATACACATGCGCACATTAAGAGAGTTTTTGGAATTCTGCGTTCGCCGATGGAGTCCATGCGTGACAATTCGTGGAACATGGAATATGCTAATAATTTCACATCATGCGTGGTTGATATTTTATTAATTAATTCATTCCAGGCTTGTTTTTTGATTTGGTGGTATCGACCATGAATAGTTAAATCTTCAACATGTTTTTGCTCGTTGATTATATCGACATCATCTGATAACCCATTGATGGATATACGATTACGATATAGTATTTTGTTAGGTTTATTATCACAATCGCTCAATGGTTCTGATAACTTTATAAATGCATCTTCGTGAAACATATTGACGACGTTCACTCTTAAACGAAACAAGAATAACACTAATAACGCTCGAGTTCAACTCGAGCGTTATTTCGAGGTAACAGTATAATCAATAAAATGAGTGAGTTACTTATATTTTTGATAGTACACAAAAGCAATCACCGTCACCATTGCTATAATGGTAAATCCAGTAAAACTGTTCATATTTAACCAACCAGAACCCGAAGATGGTAACCTACGATTACGTTTGTGGTGTTTTTTTTTATTTTTTTTTCGCACTAAGGGAGGATTCATGATGACGACGTCTTTTCCCCCTTCTTTAATATTAACATCTTCATCATCATCATCATCATCCTCTTCATCACTTTGTGGATAAATCCTTTTGTTTTCAGACCCATTGAATATAGAACCAGATAATAACCAATCCATCGATAATATCTCTTTTACATTAACGTTTATGTTGTAATTTTGATTTCGAAGATGACGACGACGACGACGACTTTTTATACTTTTTTCTATTAGTATATGATGGTGATGATGCAGAATTATCTTTACCTAACATGTAAAGTTTACTATTGATAACTTTAAATATCTTACCTATTGCTTTAAAAAGATTATCATTATTACAGCATATTGTCAATATATCTAACAATACACCACCACCTTCTTCGGTTAATTCATATGAAGTCATGTTGACAGTCTTCACTTTAGAATCGGTTTCTGTGTTTGATATTACAGAAATACCTAAATAAATTTCCGGTATGCATATATCAATATCATTGTTAATACCATCGTATTTAAATGAATTTTCTAAAACAATTGATAAATTGTTATAACAATTTACTATAGTTTCAAATATGTTATTTATAAGGGAATATCTCGTTGGGGATACGTGGTTCATGATAATATTTCTGATAACTTCAGCTTTGATGTAGATTCCTGTACTGACGCGCTCTTGTAATTTCGTTGGTATGAATCGAATCATCAAATTGTATGGTATATCAAATTCTAGGCAAAAGTCATTCAATGAAATCAAGTCATTCCCATACTGCACCAACCTCGATACACGCGCTGGAGACACTGGAAATTCTGATGAATAATCTGGAGATGTAATATCGCGCCGATGACTATGATAATTTTTTCTATGTATCAACCTATCATTTAACACTATAGTGTCATTATAGTCACCATCATCGTCATCATCATCATCATCATAATACAAGGATGACGATGAGGAGTGTGTCGGTGATATAACTTCATAACGTGGATATTGTCTTTTATGAAGCTTTGGTGATGGTGATGATATAACCGAAGAAGGAGACGATGACGATTCTGTTGATAAAGGTGATTGCGGTGGTGGTGGTGTTATAGATTTAGTTTTCTGTTTTCGTTTTACACATGATGGTGATGGTGGTTGTTTAGATTTATTGGTAGTATTTAGATTTAAATGTGGCATTGGACTTGAAAATACAGATTTAACTGATCGATTTCCACCTTGGGAGGATGATGATGATGATGATGATGATGATTTTTTAACCTCATTATGTTTCAATGTTTTATTGGTAGTTACATGTCGTTGTTTGGAAGCAGTTTCATTGATAGCTCGATTGCTCATTTATAATAGGAGGTCTTTATTTTCAACAGTACGAATAACAAGACACAATATATTTTAATAATTTTTTTATTTATTGCCCAATATTACGGTATGATACAGATTCTTAATACTTTCATTTGGATGTGAATACACATCGGCTCGTACCAGATCTACGTAGTTATAACCAATAGATTTTACTGTATTGACCGTCTCTGCCGATGATGATGACGATGATCTAGTTTCATCCAACAATGATTTTTTAAGAGTTTTTTCATAATTAAATATTACACCAACTGTAGATGGCAGATTTTTTACAAATTTTTGTACAAGAACATTTTTCTTATGATTTCTATCGTCTAGTATAATTCTAACTTTGATTTTTTCTAATGGTTTACAATTATAGATGAACTTATCAATAACACCATTTGTAATATCATTCGATGATACATCAATGTATCTTTTTGTCGGTACATTAATATGTATATCGGTATACACTAATTTACTAGTGCTGTGCGATGATGGTACTTTGATCACACTGATGGTACTGTCACCGACATCACCAAATGAATGTTGAATTACACTACCCGGATACCATACATTATTAGCGACTTGTTGTCTACTATGAATATGACCACTAACTAAATGGGGCCAATTTTCTGACCAAACGTCACCATTAACACTTTTTGTCAACGAACTCAGTTTTACACCTCGTATTTCTTGATGGGCAAATACCATCCTTGCTGTTTTCCATCTATTATTTCTTGTATTTTCTCCGTTATCCAAAGCTTCTTGGAATTTTCCGGTCGGTATATATGGCATCATGACTATTTGATCTACAATAATTGGCTTATCGACTATTACGACAGCTCCATTATTATAAGATCTCTTCAAGCAATTCATCCAATGGTTATCAGTCAAGTATTGTGTATTATTGAAATAGTCATGGTTGCCTATCAGTACGTAAACTAAACCAATATCACTTAGTTCATTGATAAATGCAATAGCTCTGTTTAAACATTGACCTTGTATAACACCGTGACCGTCCAAAATGTCACCAGCCAATAAACATATTATCTGAGCGCCATACTTTTTTTTCAATTCACGATAGGCCTTGATACATTCATTTGCATAAGCGGATGTTTGTTCGACGTTATCGCATTTAAAATGTGGATCACCAATGAATAACACATAATTAATGGTAATTTCTTCTCCTTGTACTTTATCTTCCATATTTATATCATTAATTTCGCGTTTCGCTATCAATAATAAATATGATTATTGACAGTACTTGTTGTTTCGAAACCAAAAAGTGTAGTGAATTCTCGATTACTAAGCCACATTTATTGTGTCTCTTTAACCGAATCCCCGACGACAGACCGGATAGTTATGATGCCTTACAATATATAGTCACATCTGACTGTAAACAAACGTTACACGAGGTTTACGATTGTTATTGTAGAAACATCGACGAGAATTGTTTACAGTCTGTTTTGAATTATATTTTAAACAAAAATGACAATAAAAATTGTAATTTTGCTGCTGATGATGATGATGATGATAATAATGTTATTGCATTGCAAAAATCTTTACCATTGACATCTTGTTCGTCTAGGAAACAAAAAAATCAACGTGGTAATTTAAAAAGGAAATTGAAAGAAACAATAACAGACACGACGACTGTGACTTTGAAGAGAAACAAAAAAAAAGTTACCAAATTGTGATAAATTTTCTTCTGTCTACTCATGGTAAAAACAATGGACTTTCTCAAAACCTCTAAAGATGGACTCATAAATGTAGCACTATTCGTACTTCTGTCCACTGAAGCGGCATCGAATCTCGTTAAAACAACAGTATCCTATTTCGCCAAGGATTCTACTTCCATATTTCCCGCTTCGGAACCAGACAAAACTCGTATGCAATTAATTATCGTAAAGGGTATACTCTTGCTGATATTGACTATGCTTATAAGAAGATTCATGAATTAATAAAAATATATCATGATCATCATCGTGTCGAGTTAACTCGACACTAAATTGATGTAACTCTTAGCATTTACAAGTTGTAGCCGGAGCTGCCAATTTTGTTGCGACTACATCAACGTTTACATTACACATGTCTTTTTCATTAACGATCTCACAACGCATTATTTTTGCACCTTCTCCCCAGGCAAAGATACTCTTACCATTAGTTCCTTCAATTTTAGTAGCGCCAGTAGTTTTTGATACTGAATTATCATTATTAATTGATTCAACTTCGTAGGGCTCGATGACGCCTGAACAAGTGGGCATTTTTGAAAGGTCACGATACATTTTTATATCTTCCGAATAAGAAAATTTATACACACATCTACTATCGATACACTATAATAAATTTTTAATACGTTAGGTCTACGGAGGATAAAAATACTATGAATGTAAAAAAGATTACTGAAGTATTGGTGAATTTGGAACCGGGACCATTGTTTGTTGGTGGTCCTGATGTGTGGGGACCACATTTTTGGTTTCTACTTCATTGGTTCTCTGATAAATATCTATCAAGTAAGCAATTCCACGCTCAATCATACCATGATGCCGCATGGTTAATAAGAAACATACATGCTGTAATACCATGTATAACATGCGCTCAAGAGGCTTATGAGTATGGTCAGAAACACTTGTTGTTGTTCCGCCAAATAACAGCCAACCCAATGGAATATGCACTATATTGGTTCAGATTTCATAATTTTGTTAATCGTCGTCTTAACAAAATGATAAAAGTAAAATTCACTCGATTTGAATCACCGCCAGAATTAAGTGTTTGGTGGGAGCATTGTGACATTGTTATAAGATCTAGCGGTGAAGACAATAGTACTAGATTGGATAACGTTAAATTCTTCGTGGATTTCGTTGAATTAATAATACGAGCGTGTCCACAATATTCATTATGGCGAGTTATGGAACATCTACTTGTCTTGGAGAGAAACAATTTATTTGACAAATTACAATATGAAAACAACGAACATCAGAGGTCGATACTTATCAAAAAATATACTATAAAAATATGTGATACAATCGATAATTATATTAAAATAAGACAATATAAAAGTTGAATATGGACCAAAGTCTTTATTTGTCATTATTACAAGAAGCTGACGATATTATAGAAGAAGAGATGACCGACGACGAAGATGAAGATGGAGAAGCAGGAGATTTAGATATATATAATACTATCGAACAGTATAATTATGGAGATAGGCCGAGTATTGGTGATGTTAATCAACATAGTATAAATAGTAAATGGTCGGAATTATATAAAAAATGTGAAGAGAAAATTCATCCTGATTATGATGAGTTATATAAAAACTCTGTAAGACCAAATTTATTGACAGATGACGTTTTAAATAAACGTTTCAGAAATCCGGGAGCTGTATTTTTAGGATTTTGCTTATATTTGCAACTAAAAAAGTATCCGTCGTCGTCATCTAGCGTTAAAGATGAATTAAAGAATATATGCGAGAGCAACACATGGATCATAGAACAATGTAATTTGAAACCATCCGATGTATTGCGTGAATATAGTTTCTTTAATATAAATTTGTGATAGATGATATTATTATTAGTCTTCTCTAAGCCAAATATATAAAAATAAGCATATGCATATGGTTATCATAAGTTTTATGTATGATGGTTTTACATCTGATATACTGTCAGCGACCGCCGATGCTGTGAGGCCAAATATAATCTGAAGGAATATTCTGGTAAAAACCATATGTTTGGACGAACTCATAATTTACCCTGATCAGATCAATCTAACACCATTACATAATTAACACTTGAATATGGTGAACGCATTACTCAACTTGAATCCAACGTCTGCGGAAATTGTAGAGTTCAATATACTACTCAAAATAAACTGCTGTGAAAAAAATAAGAATAACGGCAATTATGATAGAAATGGTAATGTTAATGATATCATTATAAAGGCTTTAAACGAGTATGAATATACGAAGACCAAGCATTTGGTTAAAAGAATATTGGCGCATAAAATCGTAAACATACCAGACGAATTTTGGATTACAACGGTCCGAGTGAGAGCCGAAGTCGTGCCGACCGTTAAGAAACACGATACGGTTCGAGTTTATGGTAAATGGTCACCGTACAATCGAAATGGACTGTCAACATTAAACACATTTGGTCGTGAGATATTTGAACAATTTCCAATGTGTTTGGAATTATCTAAAGATAGTATACACACAAATATGTGTGTGGGTGCTATGGTTACCGCTGATACATATACTAAAATACAAGGAATTCCTGATGGTGAATCAGAGATTGTCATAAAAATCTTGTATGTTAATAGCGTTGCGGGCACGAATATTATTGTCGGTGTGGAGCAGATAAAAAATGAACGAAGTTAATTCCCCATCATCATATCAAGGTGTATCATTTGATATAAAAAAAGTAATAGCTAACGTGTTATTATGCCTATCGGATCCGAACTTAATATTGAGCGATCTGGTAAAGAATTTGATCAATATTAATCCACAGGGTTGTATGAAATTATCTTCTTCACCTTTGAGGCGCGACAAAACAATAGGTGACGGTAGTAATGCAAACATTGACATAATGAAAGTAGAGAATAAGGATATAATAATTTCACACGTAACAACGGATAATGCAGGGCATTCGTCCTACGAACGAATACCTGTAATTTTTAAAATGCCCAAGAAGTATATGAACATTAACCGCATAGTTTTTGATACTACTTCAATTGATGGTATAGGAATAGTTAGGTTACCAGATCCAATGTCAGAATTATTCTTTACTACATTGGCGACATATCTATATAATCAGGGCTCATGTCCATTTTTACCGCGACTGTTGGGTGCCTACTCGTGTATAGAGAAGAATAACCTCCAATATCTGCATATGGTATACAAACGATATCCCACCACACTGGGTGATATTCTTCTAAAAAACGATCGTAAAATTCTGAACCCGGCAAACATACGTGCAAAGTTGTCGCCAATTATGATTCAAGTATTTCATGCTCTGCACGCTATGAAGAGAAACTTTGGATTCGTTCACTTTGATTTACATCTATTTAACGTGTTGGTAGACTATGTCGGTGACGTGAATACGAAAGATCAATACTACAACGGTTACGAACTCAAAAGTCGCCGTTACTTCGTATTAGACATGTACACAAATATAGGTGAATCCAAAAGTCCCGTATTTGTTATACTCCCAATCACCAATAGTTATATGGTGAGCATTAATGATTTTGGACTCGGATGTATTCTATTGGAGGCTGGTCGTAATAGAATGCTAACACACAATTATATATTTTCGTCTGCTAAATCTGATTTAAATGAAGTATACGGTGGGTCCGGAGTATTACCAATGGTGATAACGAATAAGACCGCTTTAAACACGATGGACGTGTGTTTCATATTATCCGATATGTGGCGACTATTGAACTATAAACCTCTAAATAAAAGTCGCGAACAAATAGCTTTGGCTGAATTGGTTAATAACATTAGCCTCTCCATGATTGGTGTAAGAATGTCGGATCTTTTTGAATTAGATCCAAGTCTAAACAATATTGATAGAAAACGAAACATTACCGTACCAGAGTCGTCTATATTTCATACGTGTGATTATATGTTGAATGGTATGATAGATATGTGCGATAGAACAAGAAGAAATGTATTATTGAATTTTCCCAAACAAGGAAGAGTACATAAAAATGCTACAATATATTATGTCCGATAGTGATAACACAATAAATACCATAGAAGAATTAATGAGACTAATTCTATATTTATCACGGACAATCTTATGGCACCACCCGATATGATAATGAAGTTTGATCATGAAACTAAATTTACCAGTGCTTCGGCATCGGAGGCTACTGTTCACGATATAAGGAGAAACGTTGTCACACCATTATATCAAGACATGTATGATGGTGCTGATGGTTATGAAATAATTACCATGAATATTCAAAGAGAAGTTAAATATGATAGCTATCGAGATATATTTCAAGATGGTAGCGCTATTCCCATGAGCAAACATAATAAACCGGTGGAACTAGTACGAATTACCGTTATAAATTTTAAACAAGCTTCAAAATTTAATTACGATTTCAATATATTCAATCAATCGATACTGAAAGATATGTTGGTCAGAGTTACAATTGGAAATTATGATGGTTGTCCTAATAATAGTACTAATGCTTGTTATGGTGATGTATACACTTCGCTGTTTCCAATGGATAAGAGAAGAAAACATCTGCGTTATCCAGCGTGGTTATCAAACAAATGTGCGGCTTTATGCGTTAGAACGGTTGCTTCTAACAAACTACATGTGGGTCCATTGCACGATCCGGTAACATACGATTATGTGAAAAAATCAGAACAATCTATGGTGTGTTCTCCGGTCCTGATAAATGCTCAGGGTGAAAACGTGCTGTCATATTCACCAAGGTGGAGGGCGACTTCAGAAATGGTGTGTAAAGACTGTTCAACTCCTCATTTGATAACGGTCGATGGTGTACAACCCAACAATGTCATGCAAAAACATGCCGTTTTGTGCAAATATTCCACAGGTGGGCTATCTCTGATTATAGTCGGTGGTGGTGGTACAGACGATACTCCAGGTGTTAGTCGATATCAGTTAACAGAATTACTTACAAAGAGACAGGTGAAGTCTTGCATTTCACTCAACTCGGGACCATTGTGTTTGGCACAGTATAGAACATCGTCTGGTAAATTAGTCAATAGTGATAGTGTTAACTTCCATATGCCCCGTGTTCGATCATTAGCAATATATGGGAAAGCTTAAACTCAAGTTGTTCACTCGTTACTTAACACTCATACTTTCTGGACGTAAACATCAAATGCTAGTCTAAGTAAATTGATCTCAAATATAAATGGAAACAATGAACAAGACCGACTCGAGTACAGTGGTAACATCATCTTCTTCAATGTGTCCCCCAAAGTTGTTATTGTCAACTGAAGAGATTCATGGTAGATTGATTGTGAAAGATTTTAGTCCAGATGGGTTGCTGCAACTTGAGACTTGTGTTTCAAATTCTCACAATCATGGTAATGCTTGCCCTAGAGGTTTAATTGTAATGAGAACTACTAATAATAATAATAAAGAAGAAGATTGGAAGAAGAAGAAACAATTAACCAGTAAAAAGACGACTACTATAGTGAGAAGTTCACCCAATCCAATAATTAAATGTGTCGATAATATAGCGGAGAGTAATCTGCATTTGCTTCAAACCATATGTGACTTTAATGGTCAGAAGTCATCATCATCATCACCACAAGTATATTCACTAAAGGTGTTATTTGAATATGCCGAAATTCGAATATATAATTTTAATGATAAGTGGTATATTTCAACAAGCACGAAATTGGATGCCAATCGTAGTTTGTGGGGGACAGATCATACAACACAGAGAATTGGTGAAGTGTTTAAAATAGCTCTTCGTTCTCACCGTAATACTAGCGTGGAAGATATGATATCGAAGAAGGAGTTAAATCCAAAATACGTGTACAGATTTGCTTTAACAACACCCAAGCAATGTAGACGAGGGTGGCTATCCAAGAGTATGGAAAAGTTTACATATTATCAATCGAATTCCCGCGGCCGATACAATGATGATGATAACTATTACACTGATGATTGTGACGAAATTATTAAAATACATTTTAAAGATTGGACTTTACCGGAATGTAATGGGTTAGTAGATGTGATGCTTATGAAATATCCATTCACCAATGGATACGGTGCGTTTTTACACAATCCACAAAGTAATACTACTATTCATTATGTAAATAAGGATTATATGCGCCTTAATTCAATAGTAGGTACAGCTCAATCACCATATAATGCGTATGTTCAAAATTTATGTAACAAAAACAATTTACTTGTATTGAGAAATCTATACCCTGAGTGTTGTAATAGATTTGATGCATATGATGAATGTATTATGAATTTATCGGTGAACTTATATAATTGTAAATATTACGGATTACCTTGTCCGAATTTTTTGAAAGACTTATTACACCATGTTCTTCGTGATCTACAAACATTCGAACAGTACTATAAGAAATCAGGTTATGACGACGACGACGATAATGATGATGATATTAGTAATATACGCCTAACAACTATAGAAAAAATTATCAAATGTTCATATAATAAGTCTAAATTAAATAATATCATAAAATCAAGGTATAAAACGATGATTTCAATGGATTTAGGTTGATGTTTGAAATAACGATGATTAAGATTCATATATAACGGGTCGGGTTGACCCGACCCGTTTATGATTACGTATTAATTAGAAGACGTCGAAGTAGCACCTGATGGTGGTGATGAATATGATGATGATTCTATACATTTGGATAATAAATACCACGATACGTGTTTTGTTAAATTGTATGCATTTTCATTGTTAAACAATTCCCTGATCCATTCGCAGTTCAATTGATTATTATTATGATAATGTCTAAATAACTCGCATTCAGTTAATATGCGCTCGATATTATTATATTTTTTAATTAATTTCAACACTACTTTGGGGCCCATGCCTGGTATTGATTTGTTGTAGTCTGTACCACATAAGATACAAAAATCAATAAATTGCTCAGAATTAAGTCCCATTAGATGCATGAGTTTATCAATATTTATAGAACTATATGTACGCCTGTATATGGACATGCTAAATATTACATGCTTCACACCACGATATGCTAGCATGTCGTAGTCTCTACTGTAAGCTACATCAGCCAAACCGGCACTTATCATAGCACCACACATTGTTTCAGCCTCTGTGGGACTCGAAACTACACATGCTCCATTACGACGTAATGCTTCGGTAACATAATTAAAATCAATCTGTTTTGACACCGATGCGCGTAACTGTCGTGCGTTTAAAATTTTTTTGTATATGGTTTTGTTAAATTGATCATTATCTTCATCCGATGAAGATGACGATTGATGATGATGATGTATATTTATTGTATCATAATTACTTCTGTTATATTTTTTCTTGTCCCGCCTTTTGATGATTGACCATTCAACATGAAGAGGTCTACTAACAACTCCAGTGCTTTCGTAATTTTCTAATAATTTAGTGCTCATGAGAGCCTTATTTTTCATATGTTGACGCATCTGATACCTTTTTTGGATGGTTTCTCTTTTTTGATCGGGTGCATACCCTTCCGCAACATAGACTGCAGCGATTCCATTAATAACCATAGCATTAACGAAATTCTTAATAGCCATATCTACATGTTTATATGGTATCAAATATGTTGATGATGATTTACTATTGTTGTCGTCATAATTATCATCTGATGATGATGATGATGATGATGATGACGACGACGACGACAACTTTACCTTACTAATATTGTTTAAAGTATCTGAAGCCCCATACCAAAATCTATAAGCCAAACATGGTAAATCAAATACGACTACTTTTTGTTTTAGTTGACTTAGCGTACCAAACTCTATACATTCGCTGAATTCTCTTCTGATGAAAGTGCTCAATCCTCGTATTCCCATACTTGTAATAGTTTTAACCTCCTAAGATCCAGCAAGTAGGACAAAATCAACCAACCGACCGCAACTATTGCGAAGATAATAATAATGGTAGATCGTTGGTTACCTGACTTACAATATTATTCGGTACTATTATAACATATGCTTTCTGATTAAATACACCAGTCTCATCAGGTGTAAGTCTGAATATTTCTGATATCAGTTGCACGCAAAAATAAGGATCATCAACTGGTATTCGAGGTATAATCTCCGTGTACCTACAACGCTTTCCATTAATGTAGAATTTATCTATATTTTCATTTGAATCTATTACTATTTTTGTAATTCCTTCAGATCTACAAGCAACTACGGTTGCATAATAATAACCATCATCAAACCAAAATGGATATGAAGTATGTTGTATCATGATACGTTCAGTCATTTTACTTACATACAAGGCATTGGACGTTATTTTAAAAAAAAAATTATAAATCTACGGCTTTATAACGATGATTGTCATTAATGAAGATATGGCTATGAATTTAGTAGATTTCATAAGACCTAGAGAAAATTTACCATTGGTCGTGGAAGAGCCTCGAGTGAAGGCTCTCAGAGAACATTATGCGAATCAATTGAAAGGATGTAAAATACCTCGTGATGCTCTGTGGACTTTGAAAAAAGCTGTGATGAATAAATATTTCGAAGAATTAGCTACACCTGGTGATTGTGTTGGTATAGCATGTGCTCAATCTATAGGTGAATGCATAACGCAATCAACTTTGAATACTTTTCACGCGGCGGGTATGGACACGGGTATTATGACGACCATGAGGAAGATAGAAGACATTATAAATCTACCTAAAACCGGTCTAACACAAGTAACTCTATATCCGGCTGATCCAGAATGGTCTCTACAAACGTTTTACGAAAGAACCCGTCATTTTGTAGAATGCGTTACTTTTGAAGATTTGATAGTTAAATCAACAGTATTGGATGATGGAATAATGCTAATGGAATTAAACTTGTATAAGTTATTTAAATATCGAATACATATCCAGAGAATTTTGCAGTGCTTGCATAAATACCAGGTATCCGTGCCGAATTACGAAGACCTGTCTGAATCGAGTACCGTATTACCAATCCGAATATGTATACCAAAAAATGTTAAAAATAAATTTCGTTTGAAGAAATGTATCCAACAAATACGTTTAGTTGGATTACCGGGAGTCGTGGCTCCGCATAGATTTGTAAAACAAGTCGATGACAAGGGCGTTGAATCTTGGTGTTTAGAATGTTATTGTAAAAGTATTAAGAATTTCGTAAACACTCATGCCATTTATAACGCCTTGAAAACTACTACGAATCGCCTCAGAGATGCCGAACAATGCTACGGTATTGAAGTTACCAAAGCAATCATAATCGATATGAGTAATGCATGTTTATCAGAATCTGTACCAAAGGCAATTATAACATTGATGGCCAACAGGTTGACACACTCTGGTCATGTTGAACCATTCACTAGGTTTACGATGCGTTCTAATATTAGTCCCCTGGCCAAGATTGGTTTTGAGGAATGCTTAGAGGGCTGTAGAAATGCAGGATTGTTTAAGGAATCTGAACGGTTTAAAACTGTGTCAAGTTCTATAATTTGTGGTATAATGCCAAAAGTTGGTAGCAATTATAGCAAAATATACGTAAATCTAGATAACTATTCGAACAACACCAATGAATGTATAAACGACTGGTATTATCATGATGATAATGATCATGATACCAGTCGAGAACAACATAAAAACAACGACACAATATACGAAAAAGAAGCGGGGGTTAGCTTTAAAAGTATAGTTGAACCAGATGACGGTTTATTATAAATTGAAACAGCATCATGTGTGAGAGAATGTTGCTAAAGTTGAAGCGCAACAATCTTCGCGATCAGTTGAGATTTTTAATACAATTCGCTAAAGATAGTGATTTGAAATTTATGAATACCTATGCACAGCTTAATGATGCTAGTGGTGGTCGTGATTGGTATATCATGGAAAATCTTGAAAACAGTCTGAAGGAATCAAAGATGATAAACGAAAAAATTCAAATTATCTTAGAAGAATTGGAAGAGGTGCAGAATATACTATTAAGCTGAAGTAAATACGAATATGTCGGAACATGACGTTAATTATAGCAACGTCAACTATAAGCTACCTACAATGATGGATTTAATTAAACGTTACTATAATGATGCTATTAAACCGTTAATAAATGTTTTAAAGAGTTTTCGTTTACAAACATCCTTAAAACCGTGTAATTGTTGCCCACCCACCATTGTTGAAACTAAAACGACTTAATTATGAAACGTATATGTATATGTGTTTTTCGTTGCTTCTGTTAACAAAAAAGATGATAGTTATAAAATAAATAATGGAGGTTGTGAATAGTAACGCTGGAAAAACGATTGGAGATAATATAGTTAGCGAACCATACTGTAATGCAATTTATGCTAATCCTACATGGAATTCTGTTAATCCTTATGATGATTTCGTTGACATTGTAAAGGATCGAACACTAGGTGTACTATGGGGTGCAGTAGATGGTCTGAACACAGGTTTGTTCGCCGCGGTGAACGTAGCCGGTGATGGCTTCTGGATCATAGGTGGTATTAGTCAAATATGTGCAGCAATTACGGGTAGCATTGTTGGTTGTATTTCGGGTGCCGCTGGTGGTTTAATCATGGGTACATCTGACATAAGAAACATATGTAAGGAGTACCGCCTATCGTTCGGAACGGCTCCTAAACGTGTACCCGGCCAAACACCAACATATGAAATCGACCGAGTTATAAATATCCGCAAGAAGAATCGTCTGGAGTGGAGCCATTTTTTTACATACCACTTAAAAAAAACAATGACCGATGTAGATGATTCTAGAAGCAATGCTTATCAAACTTACATAAGACAGGCTATCAATAACCAAGTTGCTACCAATAATTCTACCGATGTATGCCTCAACCAGAGACGACCCATAATACCATATGGTAATATATCATCAGAAACAATTGAGAGTAGAATTATCAAGGAGAAAGTGAAAGATCATGTCGTTGGTCTTGTATGGGGTGCATTCGATGGTATGTGTACAGGTCTTTTAATAGCCGTTAACATTTCAGGCGCAGGTTGGTGGATTGTGGGTGGTGTAAGTCAACTAGTGGCTTCGTTCATCGGCGCTGGGGTAGGTTTATTCTCTGGTGGTGCAGCTGGTATCGTAATTGGTAACAAAGCCACTAAAGAAATACTAAAAGAATATCGAGAAGCGTTCTGTGCATATGCTACGGAACGTAATGGTACTCGTTAAAACAATTACTACTACTACTACTACTACTACTACTACTGTATATCCGTTATCATTAGTATTTAAAACAGGCATGAGGTCGCATAATAGCGACCTTATTCGATGATGACGAATACACATATACATTATATTACTGTTGGTGTTCGGTTTTCTGTAACACCATAAATATAACGACGACCACCACCACCACCACCATAATGAATAATTTTAGGGTATAAAAAGCATGATGAAAAATTTAACACATCATTAAGTAGCTGATATAGCAAGCACCATGTCACTAGTCAAGAATTGTATCGTATTATTCCTTATTTTATATACTATGAAGAACGTGAACTCGCGCAACGTGCGTTTAAATGTTCACCGTTTGAGGTCTTTAACAGATCTCTTGTTAAGGGATAATGAAATTGCCGTGGAAGCCATACTAAATCCTAGTGTATCGAAGTATGACAAATTCATCTACAGTAACTGGAGGAAAACAATGTGTAACATTGCAGTTGGTGTTGATTTTGACAGCGATTCTATAATAAAAATTTGTCAAATTTACGATTATTCATATAATGATATTATATCACCGCCCAAAGATGACGACGATCAAGAAGAAGATTTTTTTTTTAATAGTGATGATGCTTATGGTAGTAATGTCGTGTAAATATAATTATTACAAATAAATATTATGTACCACAATATTAATGTACGGTGTTTTTATTATTCATAATTCTTTGGTATGGAGAAAAAAAATATGAATGTGTAGATTCATCAGTATTATTTAATATCGCATCAAAATGACCATTGGTAAGATCATTTCCAGTAAATAAAATTTTTCTTAGAGGACAATCGTCATTCGTCGTGGAAACATACGTTTCACCATTACGAATTACGACAAATTTGAATGGATATATTCTAGACGCTGCCACAATTTCGGCAATGCCACCCATACATTTGACGTCTTTCATTTCTAGGGCATACTCCATGGGAGACATGTAGTTATCACCGTTCTTATCATGGGTCATGGTTTGAAATTCACTCCAATTTTTCACTATATATAGTATAATTCTATCTCTTATAACTTTATGGTACTTATCATTTGTACTATTAGTAAGTAATATTGATAGAGTTCTAAAAAGACACGAACCATCACCGATTACTTTAATAATCGTTTCCTTACTCATACTTTACTTGATTCGGTCCGATTTGCTGTTGAAAAATATAATAACACATGTAAATGGCTTTTATGATAACCCAACACGCTGATGTAGTGTGCAATAGTATCATGCTAATGGATAGAAAGGTTATAGATGATAATGGAGAAATACGTAGACTTCTCTTTCATGCCAATGTAAACCGAAATAGTAATGGAAGTTTAAATGCATTGGTTCTTCTCGTTACATCTGGTCCAATGGTTGGTAATTTACTTAAATTATCAGACGAAAGTGTACGGGAAATTCGAGATGACTTAACAGAAACATTTCAATTGTTTTCTTCCAATGATATTTGTAATGATGATGATGATGATGATGATGATGATGATAATGATGATGAATATTTACCAAATATAATTAGTATTCCCATAAAATCTATAAACAATTCTCAACAACTTTTCGATATGTTGATACATAGATTACATGTGAACAGTAATATAGATTTAAACATTTGTAATGATATATATAAGAAATTATCATATCAAACGGCAAATATCAAAGATGCACATATAGTACTATATTATGATGACCATGATATTTTGAAATACGGCAGGGTTCAATTTTGCTTTAACTACAAACCAGAGACTAAAAATGTTGTCATAAATCTGATTAATAGCATTTATCCTAAGAAAGGGAAAGCAATGGTTTATAATATGATCGGTATGGTGAGGGATGTGTCAATTGATAATTATAAATTGAAAACTCTAATAGATTTAACAAACAGTACGTATAGTAACTGCGAAAAGGACTCTGTTGTAACGTCACCAGCAAAGATAGGTGAAAATTATTACATGATAAAATCTAGTGATAAAACTGATAAACTTCAAAATACAAGAGGTTTCTTACATCACGGTACAACATTAAGATATAGATGTGCTGGTGTTATGTACGATCCACCATTACAATTCACATGTAGTAGTGCTTCAGAAACAGCATAATGAACATGGGCCCGATTCATTGGGCCCATGTGATAATTTTTGTTTACAAAACTTTATACACTGCAGCACGACTGTTATTACCTCTTACAACAAGTGATGATGATGATGATGATGATGATGATGATGGATAAGAAGAAATCGATGATATCATTGGTGGTGGTGCTATAGGAATATCATCCAATATAACGTCACCGATCGAGACTGTTTCTATGATGAGTCCGTTTACAGGATCATAGTGTTTATTATTAGACCTGATACGTTGATTGCTCGTAGATAATTCCATGATGATATCAGTGACATTATTGATGTCCAATACTTCTTCATTGCTGAGACTTTTAATCGCTTTGTTGACTTGAAATATTAAAAAAGTCGGTACAAAATTTAATGTAAAACTAGTCTGTAACGAAGCACCGACCAAGTTAGAACCGTTGTTATTTGATAAGTTACAGCCATAAAATTGAGCTATACGTTTCCCATATAAAGTGGTAAATTGTTTTGCCACTTCTTGAAACGCTGGTGTTAGTGATAAACAAGCACCACAACTTGGTGTATAGAACATAACTATTGATACAGAATTCGATATCAAGTCTGGATAATCACATCGTAATTCTCGTCCAAAAAATTGAAAATATATCGGCTTAATATCTAGTAAATCTTTCTTACTAGTCATTTTTATCATCATAAGATCGAAACAACCACTACTATAAAACTACTAAAATGAATAAAGATGATAAAAAAGAAATTCTCCAAAAAGGTGCCGATGATTATGCTGTTGACGACGACGAAGAAGAAGACGAAGAAGAAGATTTTGGTAATTTCGAAGACGACGACGACGACAATGATTATAATGAAAGTAGCAACAGCGATAGTGAAATAAATGATGATGAAGACGACGATGATGACGATGAAGATGATGATAATTTTGATAAATTAAGTATATCATCGTCTACGACCAATGATATTTATAATATAAATAATGACGACGAAACCAATATCTTGATTAAAAAAAAGAATATATTTCAAAATTACGCGCCAAAGTTGTCTAAATTTGAAAAAGCTAAAGTTTTAGCTGTTCGTGGAAGTCATATACAAAGTAATTTAAATCTACACATCGATAGTCCTCGCTCGATGTCACAAATTATAAAAATCGCAGAGTGCGAGCTTTGCGCCGGTACGATACCGCTGGTTGTACATAGACACGGGAGGAATAATGTGTCCACACAAATACCAGTAGAAGTACTACACCAACCAGAGGTAGTGAAAACGAAAGACGTATGGGAGAATCATAACCACTATCACCATCGTTGTTATCGACATCTTTAAATTGTGCCGGAGTCAGTATCTTACCCTTGGGATTTATGTATTTGTAATTAAAATGTCCTTCCAGAGCATTAGCATCTTTTACCTCCTTCGAGAGTTTATTTCGAATAGTAGTCGTACTCGAAGATGAAGATGGTAAATAGTTAATAGTACCATCTTGCTTGATGTTCATAGACACATTATCATTTATTTTGGCCATTTGTATTAACATAACTCCACCAACTCTATACTGACGTTGATCAATAACAGCGTTAATTATACCGCCTATGAATGTACGCTTATTATCGGGATACATAGCGATTTTAAAATAACCACCATCACCCCAAGATGTACCCCAAGAGTTACGACATTTCCAATAGTTGATTCGCTTTGATAGACCATTTTCGTCGATAACATTGGCTTTACCCCAACCTACAACAACTACAGAATGAGTTCCGACGATATTGGTATCATTCAGTTTAGAACGCCTGTACACTACGACGTTGCGTTTCATAGATTGTGTATAATTTACGTTTTCAAGGTAAATACCGTCGTTCATTGGTAGTTGAGCAAATAAACCTTTAGTAAAATTTGTATGTAACAATATATTTGCCAATACTGAACCGTATTGTATTATATGATTCTTGATGTTCTGAAATATTACAGCACTATTGTTATCGTTTAAGCTGTTAGCATCGTGGCCCATGAAACTGGCGCTCGTAATCCTATAAGTTGTCGCATCGATACATACAGCTTCTTTGGGTATTAAAGATGATAGATATCGCGAATAATCTTCATCACTTTGTAAATGTGATGAACTCTCACCTTGTGTACATTGACGATTAGAACTACACCATTTATAAGTTGTACATTGTGTACTGGCTGGTATTTCGATGTTATCAGAGTGAAATCTATTCAATAATTTTATGGAATTACCGCCGCTACAATCGTAACTCTCCGGTGGTTGTATTACGGAATTCGATAATTTCATTATTACCGTAGCCGACACATTGGTTGAATTAATATTTTGTGATAGACCTGAAATAACTATAGTGTCACTTATCAAAGAGCTTGTCGCAAATGCCCAACAAGAGCCGCATAAATGCTGAGTCTTTGGACCGCTTATGATTGCTTTTTTCTTCATTACAACATCATTCATTTCAGATGATGTAGCGCTCGCAGACGTCCAATCCCATTCATCCGGTAATCGTTTCTTACCGTGGCTAATTTTTATGTTTCGTGTAAAAAATTTAAACAATTCACTAATAGTATTGTCATTTTGTAACATGTATTCATCGGGCACCGTAATGTCAGTGTTGTATCGCATTTTTCGAGATTTTAATAAATTGTTTTTCACATTTCCTGACATCTTCTTTTCTTTTCCCTAGCATAACTACTATAATAAAATATCACTTGTTATGTTCAAAAAAAAATCGTCTATCATAGGATTAATAAGTTTGTTATCTTTTAACACCATCATTAACTGTAATCCACAACATCATAATAGCAATTCCGGCGACAGTCATGGAAATATGTACTGTCATTCCACATTCTGTATGATACCACCACAATACAAAGGTGTTTATTCCAATATAATATCATCAATTCCTCAGAATGACAGTCACGCTCTAAAATCGACCACATTGGTTGGTACAAGAGATTCATATGATTATAACATAGAAAACAACGTTTGTAAAAGTCAATATTTTACGATTGAAGAGCAATATGAGATAGGTATACGGGTATTTCATGCTCGTATCAATAATCGCATAGGAAACCCTCCTGATTATCCGATAGTTAATAAGTGTGGTAGTTCGTATGGTCTACTAAATACTTTAATATGGCAACTTGATCAATTAATATCAAAGTCTAACGAAGAAGTCAGAGGAGTACGTAAACAATTTATTATATTAATCTTGGAACCGCAGTTTCCAGCATTTAATCATAATACTGTGCACAGACTTCTAATTCAAATGAGTATGGTAAGTAACAGAGTTACTGTTCATTGGGATTTTCGAGATGAATACGAATATCTCAAGAATAAGATTCTAATACATGTACCTTTACATGCATTCCCTTTAAGTACATGTCGAAATATAGTATCAAATAATAATACAGCTTCTTCATCAGTGCTTCAGAAATGGGCAGATTTACGGAACCAAATTGCAGATTACCATTCGTCATTAATACCCAGTAGTAAGTTTTACGCCTGTTCCGTAATAAGACTGGGTGCGGATTCAGATACGCTACCACCGGCGTTTGTAGCCGGCGGAATTGGACCACCATATGACGAACGTGGCGATGCTTACATAATCGGTGGTAATACTGATACTATTCCATACAGGGAAGATTATACTGGGACGGCCTTTAATACTTTATATTTGACTGGAATTAATGAATTGTTTTATAAAACATGGACACCACATAAAGATTCTTTTAATGTTATACTCGTTGATTTTCCTTCACCGTTGCTTGTTGACAAACTGCAGATTCGTATTCCTTGATTGGAAGTATTAGAGAAGAGACGTAACCAAAATGCAATGCGGAACTATTATTAAAAATTACAATAGAACACCTCACGTACCGATGGTGGTGAGTGTCAACCCCAAATTTTCCATTTGCTGCTGGTGGGACACGGAACCGATACCTCTAGATAGTGATTACATATACAGATGTCCAGTGAATTACAGAAACGCCCAGAGAGAACACGTTCGTAATGGATACAGATTCAATGAGAGTGTACCATCTAGTGATAATAATGCTACGGTAAAGTCCAGTGTCGATTATGTTGGCTGCTTCTGTAGTATACCATGTTGTTTGTCATGGGCCAGACGAGCGGCGACTCTAGATCCCATGTATTCGAATAGTATGGATTTAATAAAATTATACACTGCAATAACACGTAAAGGTGATGGTTATGATGATGTTAATAGTGATTACTACAACACATCACAATTTGCACCAGACTATACAGTTTTAACTAAGTTTGGTGGTGATATGAGTATAGAATTATTTAGATCTCTGGGTTCGGAACTGAAACAAACGTCATTGGTAACAAGCAATAATCGTTCAAAAATATCACATCATGAATTATTCTGTAACCATCTTATGATGGATCTTAAATGTATACCTGATAAAGATTTTCACAAGCTGAACACTGTAACACAGTCATTGTTGAAATTAATTAACTCTAGTGTTGGTGAAGAAGATACCAACACTAGCACACATGTAAATCTCCCTCTACAAGAAGTGTTATATGTATTAAATGTTACTAGATCACAGTACAAATTACTCGAAGAAATGAAAGATAATAATGGTAATAGTACTAATGGAATTTCAAAAATAATTGGTGGTAGCTCGCCTCGAGGATTTAAACGTATTAATAGTGCTACAGATAAAGACGTGTCACTATTGAATACATTTGTAAAACCTACTAAAGTCATAGGTACTTTGAAAAAATCTGGAAAGAAAAATGAACAATCATCAAACAAAAATTAATAAAGAACAAGCAGACGACGGTGCTATTTGGACGAAGGCTAGCTGTTTCATTAAATACATATATGAAGAATCACTACAATTACAAAAGCCAGAAGTAGAGGAAGGGGCTCTACAATGTAACAGATGTAATTCTCATAAAATTCATTGTACGGCTCGTCAAGTACGCGGTGGTGACGAGCCTATGACAGTATTTGCGATATGTTCGAATTGTGGTAAAAGATGGACTCAATAAATATATGAAGTATAATCTTTTTATTTTGTTTTTCATTCATCCCGTCTTAGGAGGTTAAATATTACAACGATTATTGTAAATAAATGGTTTGGAAAACATTAAACTACTATAACAGTATATTCATGATGACGGTTAGTGCTTTTTGTGCTCCAGCAACTGTCATGGTAAATCGTCTAGGGATCGCTGGTAGTGATAAGATAATATTGTTTTGGTTACAATTTATGGGAGCAGCATTACAGTCGTGTGGATTGAAAACTTCTAAATTGCTGTACGATCCCGAAATATTAACTATGAGAAGGTCCGTAGTATTATGTAATCATATAAATTACTTTGATTGGCTTATAATATGGGCGTCTTTAGTACGCTTACGTAAAAAAAACATTATATTTTGCGCTAAACGCATACCGAATGGTGTTTTTGGACCATTCATTAATACAGCTATGAAGCTTATGAAATTTATACTAGTCGATCAAAATATCAATGAAGACAACGTAACATTGGTATATGAAGCGATGCGATTGAAAAGTATGACCGACTATTGTGTGATACTTTTTCCAGAAGGAAAATTATTGCGCACCGGTTTAAGTCAAGGTAAAACTTTAAGTGTTTACAATCTCAGTAAGATAGATGATGATATTTCCTCCTTAAACGATTGCTTATTACCACCGAAGACAAAAGGATTCTCAATTATAATGAAGACCCTTGAAAATTCGTGTGATGGTGTCATTGATTGTACACTCCATTACACACCCTTAAAAGAGACGACTAATGCAAAAGTAATACCAGAAAATGTGAGAGTGTACATGAGGCGTGTCCAAGTTACAAATGATGATACAAAGTACGAAGATTGGCTTCGTAATTGGTTTACACACAAAGCTGTTAACATTCAAGATTTAAGAAATGGCTATGACATAGTTACCAATAACGATAGACGAACGGTGGACTTGAAACCACATCCATTAGTTAAAAGTATGCTCGCTTCTGTACCAACTTTTGTTACGGTACTTTGTACATTTGTTATATGTAGGAAGTTAAAACGTAAATTGAATCTTTTTCAACGATAAACACCCTAATAAATAACAAGAACAAGTTATTATGAATAGGACTTTGCTCTTATTCGATACGATACATGAGTATTTGGGTAGAGTAGACTCATTAGTTTTAAATGGTAACCAACTTCAAAACGATATTGAAGTTGCTCTTTGTAGAGTGAGACAACTAAAATCAGAAGTTACTAAGGAAGGTATTCATGGTGATACCAACTTAGTGCAAAAATTGATTCTACCACACGCAAGGGGAGAATTTATTAATAAGGATGCGTGTAGTAATCACATCATCACCGTGGGTGCTAGTGATAGGTCGTGAACTCTGTGTTGTATCTTTCGTAGTTGAGTAGTATCGATCCTCATTTAAAAATAACTTTCTAATAATGATGTCTAATAACAATAATCAACATGGTGGAGTAGGAGATGAGGGTGAATATCATCATCATCATATAATTGATGACGTTGATTTGGCGGCACATAACGTACTTTCGGCTTACGAGCCACTATCACCATTGAACGAAGACAGTTCTAGTAATCATCAAGTTTTGGACCATAATCGTCGTGAAAATGATGCAAATCAAGTGTTTACAACACAAGAAATCCTTGAAGTAGCCGTGAGTATGGAGAACGATACCATTGATCAGCGTGGGACGTCAATCGCAAACCATATACCAGTGGCAGATTATTATTCTTCATTCTCTGAGCAGACGCTCGAAGATCCGGTCATTACTAACGAAAATAATAATAAAAATCCGACGGTAACGACCAATTATTGTGCGAGCACTTCATCTGGTGAATTTTATACAGAACCGGCATATAATATACCATCATCTTCAAACATGGTCGAAAATAATACATCATCTACCATGCATCCTCAGATGGTATCTATCAAAGCGAAATCAATTAATTCCAGGCGTAGAACATTTGCTGCAGCAACTAGCGTTAGTAAATCTGAAGCTGCTCCACTGGAACTTCCTAGATCTGCAAAACGACTTAAATTAAACAAATCATCATCATCGTCAACAACAACATATAAAGCTTCTACTAATCATCTCCCCCAACAGCATACCATGTTAGATGCGAATACTGGTATAATTGATGAATCGTCTTTGTTATCAAAGGAAAACATCAGAAATTTGATGAACCGATTGACATACTTAGAAAGCTTGGCGAACTCTACTTCATTCAGAGTTCATACACTTGAGAATATGTGTACAAGTGTCAAGAATGAAATGAGCGGTTTAACCAATGTAAGTAAACTCTTTATGAATCCCGATGGTACAATGAAGAACTTTGATTGTATTGGAGTGAAGAAACAATCCAAAGAAGGATACGATGCAACACCAGGACCTGAGCCGTTTAAATTGTACCGTATTAATGACGATACTGGTAAATTGTATAAACTTCATCGTGGTATACCACCAAGATTTTTAGAAAATGCCACTGTGGTATGTACGATTCCGACAAACGAACGTGATCCTAGAAAAACAAGAAATGACATTGCTCAACTATTCAGAGAAAAGAACAATCAATATTGTCAACCTTTGCTGAAGGAATTAAACGAAAGAAACGGTAAAGTGAATCAAACCCCACCAGAACGAGCCCTAGCTTCAAAGGCATTTTATGCAGAGTCTGGATTATGTGTAATGAACATGACTTCTATAAAAAGGATTAAGATGTCCGAAGAAGATATGATTAAACTTCTAACAAGCGAATTACCTACGGCATCATCTGCATTATCGTCGAACAACTCGAAAAGTAAACAATCTCGAAAAAAGACGATAACTAAAAAAGGACAACATCAAGCCAGGAGTAATGCTGAATCTGATTATGAATCCAATGACGATGAGGAAGATGATGATGATTGGTTCAGAAGTAATGATAAAAACTAATAACGACGCGACCTACTCTATATTCCAAGAGAACGATTCAAAATTCCATCCACATATCATTATAGTGTTTAAGATTTTGTGTATATTTTAAAACAAAAACGGTCGTCAAGAGGCGACCGTTTTTTGGATAAGTAATAAATTTGTACTTGTTTTATACGAAAACCCAACTTGTTTGTCTTTAAAATTGAACCCTAAGTATTATCTTTGGAATTATAAATAAAGCATTAAGTAGATATGGCTTCCAAATATTACATGTCTTCGCCACCACTATCTTCTTCGTCATCATCTTCGTCGTGTTCTTCATCAGTTGTCGAAGAATACAACGAGAGTGATTCGGTAAAAAGTGTAACTCTCAGTTCAAGTCCTAATCCAGGTACTTTGATAGATAATGATATTGTAATACCTCAATTTCATCCAAATCTAATAGCTCCGCGGGAAGATACTTTTATGGATCAAAATCAAGGTGGTAGCAAATGTGCCTTAATCGGCAAACCCAATACAGGGAAATCACATTTTATAAGATGGTTGATGTATAGCAAACGTAAGATATTTCCATCGGCGCTAGTCATGAGTGGAACCGAAAGCTGTACCGGTTTCTACGCTACCATGGTTCCACCTTTGTACATTTATAATGAATATGATCAAAATGCTTTGGAAAATTTTAAGAAACGCCAACTCTTAGTGAGAAAATCATGTTCGAATCCGTGGACTCTCTTAATATTGGATGATTGTGCTTCCTCAACGAAAAATTTTAATGGTCCCATACAACAGGATCTATTTAAGAATGGTAGGCATTACAAAATGTTGTATCTATTGGGTGTGCAATATCCAAAAGATATACCCGTCACAGCTAGATCGTGCTTTGATGGTGTATTCTTATTTGCCACCGGCAATAGTGATGTCATGAAGAAGCTATTCGAATTTGCTGGTGATTTTCCAGATAAGGAGACTTTTTATAAAGTTTTCACCGAAGTAACTTCGGTAGATCATAGAGCTCTGTACATTGATTATCAAAATAGAAATGGAAAATGGTTTAATAATATATATTGGGCTCAAGCCCCACACCCTAAAGATATACCAGATTTTAAGTTTGGTTCTGCAGAATATCAAGCTGTTGCCAAAGATAGAGTGGATTTTGACAGGGTTCGCATGCAATGTTCAAATATTTATTAGAAAAATAAAACAATGAAGATATATTTCATACAATTTATTATTAGCAAGAGTTACAAAATCGTGTAGAATGACACGAGTATCGAAGTTTGATACAATTTCCGAAAGATTTATACAAATATCATCAATATTACTTTGCACTAATTCTAAGGATAGTACCAAAGCACTCTTAAATTTCACATATTCAATAGACATATCATCGAAAGTTTCGTGTATTGTTAAATGTACAGGTCGTCGATCAATTAGTGGTGGTGTTCTTGAAGACAATATATATGACATGGTGTTGTTGATAATATTTCTTGCACCGATTATAACAGAGCCATGATATAAATCTATGGCACAATCGATGGCTTCTGTTATGGGATTCATCGATACAGCTGTATAGTAGACTTCTTCTTTGTTGTAGAATTCTTGATCAATGCCATTTCTTTTAAGCCGGCACGACAGAGAAGCATACATACCTGGTTCTTTTAGTATCATTAAATTGCATAGTGTTTTTACCATACATGCATAATTTGTCTTTAACCCAATGACATCGGCTAGTATACTATATATTGTATATTTTAGCGTTGCAGTTCTACTATCTCGAATATTACAACAGTCGATTATTTCTTTACACAACTTATTAGTATATAATTCTAGATGCGTTTTATCATATTGACGCAACGTTTCATGGTATTTGATTATAGCACCTCCATCACTACAATATTTTTCTAATCTATTGAACATGTTGTCTAATAGGCTAGATTACAAAAACTGAGTGTGACAATAGGCTCCATCCAATATTTATAAACCGTATAATGTTGTCTCGTGATAAACCAACAATATTTTTAGATTTAGATCACACACTAATATGCGCATATAAACAAAATAGTGAAGACACGGAATTGGCAAAAAATGTTAATTTTTTGACACCCATTATTAGTTTTGCAAATTATGATGTGTATAAACGCCCACACGTTGATAAATTTTTAAAGTTTCTTTTCCGTAATTTCTACGTCGCAGTATGGACAGCTGCCAGTAATGAATATGCCGCAGTCATTACATCCAAGGTTATTCTTGGTGATAGTCAAACTAGAAATCTGGACATGTTTCTTACAGACGAAGACACCAAAGAAGCCCACAGAGAATTGGGTGGTGTTAAAAATTTAGATGCCATCTGGGCTTTATGGGGAGCTCATCATATCATAAAAGAAGGTTTAGCAGTTATTGTTGATGATCTACCAGATGTTATGTTAACGCAGCCCGATAAATGTATCCATGTAAAACCATTCATTGCTAGCGCATCCGATGCTGTTATAGATGATGGTCTATTGATAGCAATGGATGAAATTCGTTCCAGATACCTGTAATAATTTATGGTAAACTAAATAATTATTACGGTCGACATTGAGTCGACCGTAATAAAAAAAACAAAACACATGTTATGTGATAGTTATTTTATTAAATTTCTTTCTACAATATGGACATGTATTGGCATATGGTGATGATGATTTCAACATATTCTCCACACAATTCAAGCAAGCCACTGCATGTTGACATTGGTCAAATGTAACATTAACTGATTTCGTTTCATCCATACATATTACACATATACCAGTGTGCCATACTGAATTAGGATTATTTTCTACAGAAACAACACCATAGGATCTATTAAATTCAAAACATTTTCTCAATTCACCGCCATTACAACAACGTTTAGGAATAGTAGAGTCATATATTTTTTTAACACTCTCTATAAGTTTTACTACAGTGTCGAAGCATTTATCGTTAACCTCGATAGTACACTTAATGTATTTTTTGTTATATACTCTAGACGATGATATATCAGCTTCATCATCCTTGGTGCTGTTAATCTTTACTATTTTATACCACTTTCTGTAATAGTCACATCCATGGTTGGTGTTGAAGAGGCCAGAATCTGTGTTACTCATCATATATCTTATTAGAATTTTGGGATTTATAAAGTTTGAATAACGCCTCAAAAAGTTTTGAGCATTCACCAGTGTTTCCATACATTCAGAGTTTTCTATTAGAGCGTGGGTTAATTCCGAATTATAACCAAGGTGTTGTATGATTCGAAGTATCTCCTCGTCGGGTGTCACTATCATTCGTTTCGAAACGAACCACCAATTTATGACACTGCTAAATTGTAATAACACGTCCGTCACACAATATGGTGATTGTGACAAAATATTCCAATTAATTTTGTTCTTATACACCAATAGTACTTCCACGTTCGGACTTATATTCCACGAATAATCGTTCCATTTCATTAAATGTTCGCATTGTGAAACGGTGTTAACGGTCAAATTTTGGTAACGACACACCGCACGCCAATCTAATCTGTTCGCATATTTAATGATAATATTATCACTTAAACTATTGAACTTTGATACGGCATACCAATCCAAACGATGCTGCCAAATCGATATGTCTCTCTGATGACAATTCTTACTGATGTAATTCCAATCGACCAAATCCGGATGTAGCTCCACCAATCCATGTAATCGTTTTCTTATGTTATCAATGGGTATATCTGTCAATGCTGAAGTTGATGGTATTCTATGCATCCAATTGATAACACCCGCACTCAGAGAATATTTAATGTTTTCAACTCTATCGGCAAATTCTGCATGGTTAATTAATCGCGTTGTCAAGTTGTTTTTGATCACACACCAATCCAACAGAAGTACGTTCTTAGTAATCAAAGAATATGTTTTTTTGGCAACTCGTTCGGTGAAATATTCTTCACACACGGTGTCCATGACGGATTGCGATATATCTTCAACATTGCTGCAGTACCGAGTATGATGATTGTAAGAAAACGCTTCCATTATCATGCACGTCCGTACTATAGCGATACTTGTCCCTGAATACTGTCATATCAATACTAAAGAAATAATAATATGATATTATCTTTTCTCATGGCTGTTTTAATATTGTTGGCGGTGCTCGGCATCATGTCGTTTATATTGCTACTGGTTGTCGATCCAAACCCAAATCCGTTCATTATGTACACAATAATAGTATGTTATAATTGTCACAGATATATAGTTAATAAGTTGTCAAATATTAAAAAGTACTTGTTTTGTTGTAACCACACCACTGCCGGTGGTGGTGATTTCTTAAAAAACGACAACCCAACTTTAGCAAAGTATGATGACGTGACTGATATGTACCGTGTTAACTATATATTGAATGGAGTTCATTATAGCATGATAATTCCATCACGTCTACTTAAATATAGAAGACGTTACAGGTACACCGATAATGAGGGTAACTATTCAAATCTTGATAGATTCGCTGGTCCATTAGAGAATTTTCACGGTGTACCAATGACTTTACGAGATTTGAATTTACACAAGAGTGAAATTCATCGGTTGGACATTGATGAACCCACAAAACAACCAGTAGTTATTAAACCCGATGATATATTATTTACCATATAAATCATAAGTAAAGCATCGGCCGAAGAATGTTCTTCGGCCGATCTAAAAAAAATACTAATTTTGGACAAGACATCATTTATTCGCTGATACAATGACCCACATTGTCGTAACAATCACACTTATTCATGACATAATCACACCTTCCCGACAGAATTGGATTTAGTCGCGTCGATTCCCTGCGACCTTTCTGAATACAATAATTCTGACATTCCGATTGTTCACAACTATCGCCATTCACCGAGCAGCTAATGATAATTACAATTGTAAATGCAACAACAAACAACGTTCTCTTCATGTTGGTTACAGAATAATAATGGAATAATCTTATAATATATGGTATATTTATACACTCAAGATAATTACATTGGATCACGCAACAATTCAGCAAATCGGTCTCCCGTATAATTGAAAGAATTACAGCAGCACTTATCACAAAAAAAATTTATCAAGTTGAATCCTTCTAAATGCTGTACATTGTGACCGTTTCTGCATAGTATTTTTTTGTCGTACAATGATTGTGAGTTACGAATTTCTTGGGTTGGTAATATTTTCTTTAATAGCTGCACATTTATTATATTAGGTAGACCGAGGCTCAAGAGATTGTTGCGCATGATACAAATAGATTGAAGAGTCCGATACTTTTTATATGGCCGCTTCATGTTCTTTGCTACAGTTTCGAAACAAATATTTAGCAATGATTTTACCACATGTACCTTATTCTTCTTGGTGTAGGTATATATCTCTCCTTTAGGAATTACGTTAGGGTATAACATTAAAAATCTTTCTATCAAATAACGACGACAACCATGATGATCAGAGTTAGAGTTGGCATCTCTACCTCTTGTAGCCATCATCTTCTTATTCACTTTTGTCAAAATACTATATAATAAGTTAGATTCAGTCACAGTGAACCAGTATATATCCGAGATTGATTGTGCACAATGTCGCAGCTCATGACCAAGAATATTGAGAGCTCGGAGATAACTGCTGAACATACGTTGTTTGACCCACAACTAGAGCCGTTACTAAAAGATAACCCTAATCGTTTTGTCATATTTCCAATTCAATATCAAGACATATGGGATATGTACAAAAAAGCAGAAGCATCGTTTTGGACTGTCGAAGAAGTCGATCTTTCAAAAGATCTATCCGATTGGGATAAGCTTAAAGATGATGAGAAACATTTTATAAAGCATATATTGGCTTTTTTTGCAGCATCCGATGGTATAGTCAATGAAAATCTCGTAGAGAGATTTTCTCAAGAAGTGCAGATCACGGAAGCTAGATGTTTCTACGGATTCCAAATTGCAATGGAGAATGTCCATTCTGAAATGTATTCTCTGTTAATCGATACATACATACGAGATTCGGACGAGCGAGATTACCTATTTAACGCTATCGAAACACTACCTTGTATTAAGAAAAAAGCCGATTGGGCTTTAAAATGGATCAGCAGTAATTCCGCAAATTTTGCCGAACGTATTGTGGCATTTGCAGCCGTGGAAGGTATATTTTTTTCTGGTAGTTTTGCTTCAATATTTTGGCTCAAGAAACGAGGACTGTTACCAGGTTTAACATTCAGCAATGAGTTGATATCACGAGACGAAGGTTTACATACCGACTTTGCGTGCTTAATGTACAATTATGTCGTACAAAAACCACCAAATAGTAGAGTAATAGAAATCTTGAAAGAAGCCGTTGTAATCGAGAAAGATTTCTTGACCGACGCTCTACCTGTACGTCTTCTAGGAATGAATTGTGATTTGATGTCTCAGTACATAGAATTTGTAGCTGATAGATTATTGTACGAGTTGATCGGTGAAAAGTATTATAACGCCAAGAATCCAATCACTAGTGAATTCGATATCTTTGGAAGGAAAGACAAATTTCTTTGAAAAAAAAGTTGGGGAATACCAAAAATGTGGTGTTATGAATAAGAATCCACTTGACAATGTATTTACACTAGATGCAGATTTCTAATAAAAAAAACACAATTTCAACAAAAAAAAAACATCAGACTATCATTTATTCACCTCCACCGTGATACGGTCGTACACAATACGACCGTATCGTTAACCTTTTATTTTTTCTTAATATCACCAATGGTTGTATATTGAAAAGTTTCTTGTGTACCATCCACTATAAGAACTGGATCGTTATCGTTAGAAGTGAATGTGGTATTAGAACCGTTCTTGTCAATCAGCGAAATGTCATGTAGATATCTTTCGACTTTCATAAATAATTTCTCACCAGAATGTATGTTCTTCCATATAGTTCTTCTTGATCTTCTATTAATTTTTATACACTCGTACAAGCTCTTTGCGCTGTATCGTGCCAAATTATACATATTAATACTAAATGCTGTTAGGTGTTTACCGTCCAAGTGTGGATAAGTTTTAATTAGAAATTCTGAACATATTGTGGGGTCCATATGTTTTCGTATCATATCAGAGGTGTCACGTAGTAAGCACACCCTAGTATCGTTACCATTCAATTCCAAAGATTTCCATGCCATGGTCATATTTTGAACACACGATGGAAAAGACATTGGTTGTTTGTCATTATATGATATTTTTAGAAGGTTATCTTTAATTGGAATTCTCATACAACGTTTCACAGCACCAACTAAATAATCTCGGGTCTTCTTTCTAAATATATGATTATTTAGAAGTTCTTCGTTTAGGTTCTTTTCAAATTTGTGATATGAACTACACTCACCAATATACATTCTACTATCTTTTGTTGGTAGATCACTGAGAGCTTGTGATACTTTAATGGGTAATTTGAATTGTGTGTTATATTCGACAAGAGTTCTAACGATATCGACACATTCATCGGTCTCATAAGTTATATAACCCATATGATCAGCGTATAATGCTTCCGGATTATGACCCACAACGGCAAGCTCCTTACAAAAAGCGAATCCGTAATCTATGATCACCGGTATATTACCGTGAGTTGGTATAAGACGAGTTATCGTACTCTTGTCACCGTAACGCTTTTTGTATTTATACATTATTTGCAGTTTAGGATCACATTTAACAAGTAATATGTTTTTCCAATGGAGATCGTTGTGCACAAATCCATTAGAACTTTGAGCCATCAGTAGGGCCATGCATATCTGATAAGTGACAGAGCTGAGTTGACTTTCGTTTAATCTTGAACTTCTCAAGGAATATCCGTTCACAACTTCGAACACGGCAACGTCTGATATAACAAGATCTCTATCGTTTACATAGTGATTAGGATAATTTACCACGAATGGATCAATATGTGGATCGAGATAACTAGACGTATTTCTATTGATTCTAATTTTTGCTCGTTTAAGTCTCAATTTTGTCTTGGAAGAGTCCTTTTCTTCATAGTTATCGTTCATTTTCAATCGCTTACTAGAATGATAATTATCATCATCATCATAGTCATCATCATCATCATCATCTTCTTCTTCGTCGTCTGAATCACAAAAGTGATTTATTAAGTGAGCGTTTCTTGATAGTAGAAATGGTCGCATAAAGTTTGGTAAATGTGGACATCGTAACATCATTGATTTTGCCACTAACCATTCGTAATATCCCAATGTGTGCATGTCAGCTTTAACGGAAAACTTGAAGAAAGCATCATCGCCGTTCGTCTGTGTTATAACGTCTCGAGCGTGTTCCTTGTGTACGTGCATTGTGTTATCTTCACACGATCCATAGGCACTATCTCTGTTAGCAAAACGTGGTTGTCTTTTCATAAACCCACATCGTCCCTGTACTGAATCACAAACTAACGTTGAATCGAAACTGAGCGTTTCTCGGTCATACTTAAGACCATTATACAATTGCATATATGTTCGTTTGCTCATTTTTGTGGTCTTCTCAATGTACAACTTTATGTATCTGAAACCGTATTATTATTGGATTGATCTTCGATTTCTTTAATTAATATCAATTTTTTTTCTACTTCTTCTTTTGCCAATGACGGATAAATGTAACCGAACAAGTCAGCCGGTTGATCGATAATTAATTTCTCTTTAAATGATTTGTTTCGCCTATGTTTTATCTCATATTCAATTCTAGCCACCGTCTTATGATCGTACACACAAGGACTGCTGTATACTTTAACCAAAGGTGTTTTACTTCTTAAACACTTTGCACCAGTACCATCACAATGTTGTTTAAAACGTTTATCTACATTAGAAGTTATACCTGTGTATATACTGCCACATGGCATTCGAATCATATAAAGACACCATATATTTTTCGTGTAAACACTGTTGGTATACTTCCTTTTTGTCATATTACAAATAATATTTTACTTACTGATAAACAATCTTTCAAGTGGGATTTTTTGTATAACGCAACATAATCTTGGATCGGTGTACAGGATTTAATATCCACGACACTGCGGAATCTACTTCGGCTATCCTTCTTCTAAATCGATCTCTATTAATAGCGTATCTATCCCATTCGCCAACTCTAGCCTGCCGCGCTGCAAAAGACCATACCCACATGATGTGAATTCTATGTGGTTGATCTGAGAACTTAACCCTTTTGAGTAGCGGTAAATTTAGTATTTTCTCTTCGTCTGTTGTTTTTTCAATACTACTAATGTATTTTGAATCATCATCATCATCATCATCATCACCACACTGTTTAGCTAATAACGTTTCTTCTGTTGTCATCATCTTTTGATTCCTTATATTTTTAGTTTTTTTAAAAAAAAAACAACAACACTTGTGTACATTTATTTTATTATCAATTAAAATTCTAAATAGTCCCTAGCAACATTGATAACATTTGGTATACCTAAATCGTGCCATAATCTAATTACACTGGGGCGATCATCGAAAACTGCCAAAATATTATGATACGGTGTTGAAGATGTTAGCGATTTGTAAATATCATGTTTTATATTGACATCAGACTCAAAAGAAGAATGAGCAGGTCTCATATACAGTTGGATATCATCGACAGATTTGTATATCTTAAAATTATCATATATCCACTGGAGTGTATGTATCCTACAAATTTCGCTTCTACCTGTAACAAATATCAGATCACATCCGTTATTTTTAGCAGTATTAATCACCATATTTATTATAATACTGCGAGGTAAATCATCTTTGACCCTGTGATCGAAATCGTAGTAGCCTCTGGTATTGGCTATTGCAACCGTACCGTCTAGATCACACAATATGGTCGAAATACCACCTTCTACAAATTTATGGCGATCGAAGCCACGAATCTGTAGATAAAGTTTATATTGAATTTTCAACTTTTCTTCAGGTATCGATTTACCATTGCTTCGTACTTTATTGCGATACAAAGCTTCCTGTAAAGAAATATCAAACCACTTTATGATAAACTCATAACCAGCATCATTTGCTCTATCACGCCAATAGTCATGATATTCCTTCTTCAAATTAGTGTTGCTTATAACGACATTTCTGCGTAATTTTTTGGCTTCATTCCACTGCGTTTCACACAGTTCTGTGATTCTTGATTCCGACTCTTTCGTTGGTTTGTATGTACTTAATAAAGCATCATTATCACCTTTGCAAAATTCTCTTAGACGCCAGTAGTCGCGATTTATTTCAACAAACTTCTTTTTCATTTTTGATGCTGTCGTGCTCTTACCACTACCTGATATACCACACATTAACATCATTATAGGAGATTTTATTTTGAATTGATTTTCACCACGTTTATTGATAAGATTAAGCATGGTCTTTGTTCTTAGAGGCTCCGGTATATTCATAAGCACCTCATACATGTTTGGATTATTTTTCTTTCTGGCTATGAATGCTAATCCGGACCAATAATAATTAAGAACAATAAAACTGTATTCTTTCTGGGTTTTAGAAAAGTTTGACTTTAACATTTGTTTGTTGGTCTCATTCTGTAGATCTTGGATTATATCCAATATCGGCTTGTATTTATCAAAATGCTCTGGAAAATAAGCAAGATGTTCCACATAGTCACCAGATAACACATTTTCTATGATTTTATTAACACCACCGTCGTCTACTTTCGATCTCATACGGTGAACTCGAAGGTATTCCTTACTTTTAATTTTACATAAAGGTGTACCACTAAGACTATCGTATAATACGTAACCCTCTTCGAGATTATTCATATGATCCGTCGATGCTATACATGCGTCAATGTTATCAAACTTTGCTGTATATTCCTTTGGTAGGTAAACTGTAGACGGTAGATTTGAAGTATCTCTACGATAATGACCATCGGTGGTGTTTTCTCTCGATGTTAAATACCATAATCGTGGCGCTGACTCGTATTCGGTTACTATTCTATTATATTTGCTTGTTAGTTCGAATATATGAGTCATCTTGGGATTAAAATGTAATTTACATAAATTTTGGAATTTTTCATCATCCTCCTTAGATACACCTAAAGCTTCGTAAATTATACTCTGATATGTAAGATCTTGGGTACATACGTTTTCTGCAAATGCCGTACCACGGGTACTGCAGTACCATTTACCGTCAAAGTTGTATAACTTAACAAGGCTACCATCCACTTTTTCGTATATTCTACAATTATCCCAACTGCTGATTTTATCTTCAATATTCAATTCGTTGTAATTGAAAAATCTATCAAACGATCTTGATATAATTTGAACCCTCGCAGTTCCTGGTTTTTTTGGTAATTTTACAATTATTCCTCTGCTTTGTACAACCACCGGATGGAGTCTCTCTTTTTCATATTGTTCGTAGTTAAACACACATAGATCAGAGTCACTGCCGTATTTTTTTATTTTAATTTTAAAGTTTTTCTGGAGATATTCTACTCCAAATTTGTCTATATAATCGCACAAATCCGACATTATATTATAGTATATTTATTGTCAACCGTTAAGACGTCTTCTTGGTTTGGTTGGAAAAATTGATATAGTCAAACACACTAAAGTGAGGAGTTTAGGTGTCGATCTATTTAATTGGTTGTGAATTAAATATGGACCCATACCAGAAATATTACGACGCGGCATTAGAAGTCATACCATTCGGTGCGCAAAATTGGACACAAGATAAATTCCCACACATACCAGAAACTACTTCGTCAAAATGGATCAAGAACAAACAACCACAGCGACTTCGATTAGTGTTTTTCGAAAAATTATTTGTGGACTTTTATGAAAATCGTAGTCGTCTTTTTAATCAAGACGAAGAAGATTACATCAAACGACTACAATTGGCTGCAAATATTATTAGCGCTAGCATGACCGAGGCTTGCGGTGCGGCAACATGTGATGAATACGCAAGATGGACCATGAGTGAATTGACATTAAACGGTGAGCATGGAACGTTTGCCCAAGTGTTTGCCACAGCTAGCCATCCGTTATTGAGTGAAATAAGAGGAATGTCACACACTTGCGTCGGAGTAATGAAAACTCATCAAATCTCCGATATATTCATAGACACTATGAATGGTAGTACTATTGTCGGTTGTGATGATTATCTAAGGACTAACAATCGAATTATATATGGTGTAGCCATAGAAGAAGCTAGTTCTTTAATCTGTCGTAGAGATACGAGTACCATAATAAACCTACCATTGTCTCCATCAGAAGTAAGTAATCTGACCATGGACTTGTATAAATATCGTGAAATATTTATTGATAATAAAGAATATTTTATGAACTACATAAAAATCGATGGTACTGATGATGATGATATTTTAAAATGCTACGATAGATTCACAATGCTATTATTATATAAAATTGTTAAATTGTATAAATCACAACTTCTTCAGTAGTCTAACAAAACGCACACGTACTCATTATCATCCTACAATGAATATATTTTCGGTATTTTCCAATTATTTTAAAAAAATGTTTTATTTTGGCTATGAACCAGTTGTATCTATAACCAATGATGATGATGGTGGTGGTGGTGAAAATAACCAAGAAGACGAAGATGAAGAACGTAGCAATTCAGAAATAATTACTAGTGATGATTCAAATTCTGAAGAAGATGATGATGACGACGACGACGACGACGACGAAGAAGAAGAATAAAACTAATATTATGATGTAAATGATTATTATTGTATGAACAATAAGAAGTCCGTTAGCTCAGTGGTTAGAGCATCGTGCTGATAACACGAGGGTCGTAGGTTCAAATCCTACATGGACTATACTTTTGAAATGAGTAAATAAAAATTTTTCTATTTAATTTGACATTTGTTTTATTTTTATAATAGTCATGCATGGTGATTTACAGTAGGGACATTGTTGTTTTTCAGAAGATGATAATATTATTTTATTAGCACAATCTATACAAAAACACATATGACCACATGGTACACAACAACATGATATATAATTTTGTTTACATAATATACATGAACCCATATTAGTTATAATATTTTGACTACATGATAATGGTAATAAATCCGTCTGTATACGTTCCGCCGCTAATTCCATGCTAAGTTCTTCATTTTCTTCTTGTAGCTTATCATTTTGTTTTTTGAGTTCTATACTTAGTCGTTTGTATATATCATCACCATCATCGTCATTAATACCATATCTTATCATATTACGATACACTTGTAGTATTTCCGTTGAAATCAATAGATGTTCATTATGTATACGAGACATTAAACATAAACCATCACATGCCTTAACTCTACTCAAAGCCACGTACAATTGACCACAACTAAACAATCCGCTGGGATCTATAATCAGTTTATCATGTGTTGATCCTTGGACTTTATGGATTGTAGTAGCCCACCCGTGTTGGATAGGATAACCGCATCTATTCACTACACACACCATATCCGATCGAGGTGGTGTCACTGTAAAGTCACAAAACTGATATGTCTGTTTTTCCATAAACACTAATTCTCCATTAATTCTCATCTGTAAGCGAATACCTCCATTGGTGATGTTAACAATTTTGCATGTATCGCCGTTACACCAGCGTCCATTACCATTTATATCATTGGCTGTAATCATCACGATGGCTCCGATGAAAATATCAATAGACTTTGGGACAATACGATCTATATCATCATGATTGTACATGATATTTCCAATGGTATATGTATCAGATCTCATGAATGTACTTTCATCTTTTGAATGTATAGTCTTGATAAGTGTACCATTGTCGCTGAATTTTTTCGTAGCGGCATTATTTATTTTCTGAACTTGCCGATTCGTAGCTACTATTGTTATAATACCTTCTTCGAAACGTAGATGTTCAATTTCGGGAATCGTTTTGAGACACTTCTCGTTGAGTATATCTATAGCACTACGATCTCCTATTCGTACTCTAGCCATGATATTTGAGAATTCATCATCACCTTTATGTCTCACGTTAGTGACCAATGATATTAACCGAAACCATTTCCAGCAGTTGGCTTTGTAAACAGGACTCTTGTTCACTGGTGGTAGTTGAAGTAAATCACCGAGCACACATACATAAACTCCACCAAAAGGCATGGCTGATCTCTTTACGGTTACAAGGGTGTTCTCTATTAGATCGAGCAATTCACCATTCAACATGGAAATTTCATCTATAATCAAAACATCATAAGGAAAAGATGTTAAAGTACATCGTTGATCTGGTGTTTGTGCATTACCACCCCGTATATTGAACACTGAATGTATAGTTTTACCGTCGATTAAGGTAGCAGCAATTGCTTGCGTTGCTACAACAGCAATCTTCTTGTTTACATTTACAACGTAATCTTTGAACTTCTTGAGGACGTAACTTTTACCAGTACCACCGCCGCCGCTTATAAATATCGGTAATCGCGTAGGATCTAATGGATTTTTGTTCATATTCTCTATAAGAATGTTGTATGCTCTTAACTGACAAGGTGTCATCATCGTGCGGTTGGTGTAGTGAATACTGGTTGGTTTCATAAATGATCAACGTTTAAGTATCAATTTTTTTTCGCACGGATGACAGTAAGTAAACAGCATAAAATGCGATTCGTTAATATATTTGAACCAAGATCTTCGACCAAAGATTCCCGGTCCGAGGATAATATTTCTTTATCGTCATCATCGTCTAGATCATTACCAAGACCAAACAGGTATGGTCCTAATAATCCCCACGAGAGAATGAAAGTTTTGATGGATCCCACGGGTAGTGGTAAGTATTCTAATGTTTCAGTTTGGAACTGTGATCACTTGGAAAAACACGTACTTGATAATATGGATCTCGATAAAATAACACCATTCGAAGAAGTATCGACCACCACTACACCATTACCACCTAAATTGGTCGGAGTATTGATGAAGAGTCCTCGCCTTAAATTAAAATCACCATCGTCCCTATTTAGTAGATTTCGACGCAGTAAAGTAGACTTGGTGGAAAATAATAAAAAAACCAGCAGTGATATTACAGCATCGTCGTCGTCGTCGTCCCCCAGCAAGAATAAGTTAGAAGAAAAACAAAAATTTGAAACCACACCTACGCAGGTACAGATTATACATACGGATGATGAAGAAGGGAAAGACGATGTCGTATCACATTTAAAATTTAGACCTATAAATATAATACCACCGGAAAGTCCAAATGATAAGTTAAGTGAAGACGGCGATGATGATGATGATGATGATGATGATTCGTCGTTAAATCATAACGATGGTATATATACCATAAATAATTTGAGCAGTACGACATCTTCGTCTTCTTTTACACCACTCGTCTGTATGGATAAAGAAAATTGTGATGGACAGAAATGGAATCCATTACCACCATCACCCCATCAAGATATTATTAACGATAATCCACACCATGTTGAACATACGACGGAAAATAATTTTGAGACACGAGAAATCAAAAAGGAGCGTATCATTGAAAACGACGACCATGTGGAAAATCGCATTTCTGATGAACACCATGAAGCGGAGTCGATTTCTCCGAAAATTTCAACTACTAAAATCGATAGTGAGACTGTCAAATGTCCTACTTGTAATAGCATTTACGAAGCCAAAAATATAACTTTCACTTTAAGTATGACTATAGGTTCACAGGCACTATTAAGAGTAGCTGCATTCGTGAGTGCGGTTGTATTGGCGACTGGTGTTTGGATTAAACGATATTAGAGCTAATGTAAAACCTGTAGAATGACGACTAATTATTTCTGGCATTATTCATGCGAGCCATACTTGGACATGTTCATGATAGACATGATAATTTTCATGTATTTCTTATGTAATTTCCTCACAATGCTACTTTTCTTCACGGGTGATATTAAATCACCCAGAGCATGTGTGGGAACTTTGACTAGGCAAATACTATTCGGCATTGTTTTGCTATTGTTTGGATCTATATTGGCTATATTATTCCTAATATTACAATTGTGGTATTTGGTTATATTCTCTTTGCCTATTACAAAGTGTTTGTCTGATACTCAAATTGCCGAATGTCCCGTGTGCATGAATAAATTATCAATTTTTTTTCAAATGGTTTCTCTAAAGTGTTCTCATAAACTGTGTCGTAAATGTTACCGAAATATCGTTGGTAATATAAATGGTCTATGTCCTTTATGTAGAGCTAACATAGATACCAGATGTAATGTTCTAGTTTACTAATTAAAGAAAATAATAAGACATGCGTGTGTATATTACTATTTATTACCAACATCATCATAAACGCGTCCATGAAACAGGGACGCGATATTATTACATTTCAACTAAAGCTAATTTAATATTAGTTCTACACAATGTACACGTCGAGCCACAGCGTCTCATACATGTAATGCAAATCTGCTGATGACGACACGGAAGAAGTATTACTAACTTATCTAATACAGTATCCATACAAACTATACAATCTCCGTTATCTGATGGAAAAGATTCACAATTATTAGAATAAAAAGTAGACAATTCAATGGCAATATCTTCACTAGCATTCGGTACATCCGGACCACCATAGAACATGGCCGTCGCCTCTCGGACACGATCTTCAAAAGTACCTGGTGTATCACTCATAATTCTTATTATATCGAATGAATATAATAATGATGTTGAAGAAGTTGAGGCTCCATTATTTCTTACAAGTCTACGAATATCGTTATATTCGTAATTATGAAATATATTTGGTGACGATATTATAGGTTGTGGTGTTTGTGTATTGTTGACTTCTTCAACGTCGCTGTCGCTATCACTATCAGGATCTTGTACCACTATAGATTGTCGTCCTGCTGTTCTGAGAGTAACAAAGTTTTCCATATCATCGTCATCATCATCATCATGGTTTTCGTTTCCATACACTAAGACCGGTTGGGGTTGTTCCGTCGCTAAACGACGCGTGTATTCATCTGATTGTATGTAGTTTATAATGTTGGGTGAATAATTTTGAAATATCCTTCCTTGATCCGGTACATTGATGTTGAATACTAAAACATCTTCCTCAAAGAGTGGTCTTAAATCAGTATAGAGTTCTCCACAGAACCCATCGTCTGTTATCAGATTTGTTAACAGAGTCGTCGGAGTAGTGGGATACATAAATACATCAGAGAGCGTTACCGTATTCGATGAAGCCGTTCCGAGTAACGTGTCTTCGGTGCATATAAATGTGTAATATTTTATTCCATTGCCGTAAGCATTTTTGTATTGGTACCAAGAACCAGTGTCAAATACTCGGTCAAAAATCGAAGCAGTTGGAGAGCATTTCTTCACGTTTGTTTCAGTAAACGGATTAACAACTGTATTGTCGTTGTTGAAATAATCACGACGCCACTTGTAACGATAACTCAGAACACTTTTAACACTGCGACTTAAGTACATTGTAGGTAGAAACATACAAATTGCTTTGAATATAACACTTTCTCGCGGATCTACCAACACGATTTTCTTGCAGAACAGTCGTAATATTAGGGCCCACACACTTTTAGTATTGACCAAATTACCAGTAAAAGGATTCAGTATATAATTTTCACCAACTAAATCTCCTATACGCACTTGTTCGGCGTACGTCGCTAACACGGTGGGAGTTTGCCCCTTAACAATACCGGGGCGCAAGAATTCCAGACAATACGACGAAGTCATGATAGTTATCTCTCAGATATACATGCACACTCATGTAATATCATATGATTTATGAAAATAAAATCAATTTTTACATAGCATCGCGTTTACGCGATGCTTAATATATATACACATTTAATATAAAGGTAACAGACCGATAACACCCTCTTGTGTGCATTCGTAGTTTCTCAATGTAGATAATTCTCGCGTCGTTCTGATGATTTCGTTTAATTCCACAGGTCTTCCTTTGCGTTTGTGGTCGTTGACTAACACACACAGTCTTTCGAATGTCAAAATCTCATTTGACGTTGGATCGTAACTAAATTTGGTATCTATCACAATTCTAATAATATTTTGTTGTAATCTATGTCTCTTGATGCCGAGTAATACTTTTGCTGGTATTTTCTCACAACAATCATCATTATAAGGTGATGATCTTCGTAATTTTTCAAAGTCAATGTATTTCTTCAGTAGACACGAAGCAAACGCTGGCATATACTTGTTAATTTTTACCATGATATTATCATCTCTCATTTGTATTCTTTCTTTTGGTATTTCTTCAGGTATCTCTAATTCGTTACTGTAGGCAAAATACGATTCGAATGGTATTACTCTTTCACGTCTCCACGCTGCTTCGTCAGGATCCCGGAGTAATGGTAAATCATTACACACTATGATAGGAATAAATTGAGCTTTTATGGTGGCCATCTGAGTTGATTTCTGATATAAATCTCTGGCTATAAAGGAGTCACCTCCGGACAGAAGCTTCGTCTGGCCCACATTCAATTCATCACTTTTAGCCAGTTCATCGGTAACTACCATTCTCACACCGCGTAAGCGGTACATGTCTGGATTTGCAGCTCCGATGTTGTGTTTCAAACTTGTTAACACGGATTTATTCAACTTGGAGAATAGACGACCCAACATCGTTTCGAACAATTTTATACACATCGATTTTCCATTATTTCCAACACCTGTCCATACTTGATACTGTTTAAATACATTACGACCTCCGAATATTTGGCTGCATGATAATTGAAAGTATTCACATATTTCTTTGTCTGGAAATAACGATGAGTAAAAAATATTCACAAATTCAATGGCTTCCGGTTCCAATTGTTCATATGGTATATATTTGCATTTTAGACAACGACTTAACATGTCTTCAGGTCTACCATTACGCATGGTTAAAGTTTCATTACAAAATACCATATCCTCGAATGCTGTTAAATTTTCATTGTTATCCATTTGAACCATTTCATCGTGCCCAGCTCCGGTGGTGCATATAGTTTTTATCGCCTTCACTATGCCGGATTGTGTGTTGCTGTTCTTACATTTTCTCCATATGGAATCAATAACTTTTTGTAAATACTCCGCTCTCGTTACTGGTTGTTTCTTAGGTAATGTACGATTCCTTGAACCACCTCCATCGTTCACAATGGCCATTGCTTCATTAACTTCAACTTGTTTCAATTCTTGTACGTGATCATCGGCTATCCTTTTAAATTTTTCAACCCACACAGTTAATGCTCTTCTTAGGAATGCATCTTCTTCTTGAGCATACTTCCATAGGGTGCCGTTGAATTTAAACATCACATCATCCAAATACATGATTTTCTTTTTCCACGCCTTCAAGAATACATTGGCGATATCAACATCAGTGTCGGATAATATGGTAAAATCTATGTCTTCATCTTCATTTTCGTCGTTTAAAGGGGATTCATCTCTAAAATAACAACTCGAATTGGACGATGATGACTCTGATGGCGGCGGCGGCGGCGGTGGTGGTAGAGGTGGTTGTGGTAGTGATTCAACATTTTGTAAACGTCTTCTTTTTGTTGTAGTTGTAGAAGAAGAAGACGACGACGAATTCTTCGTAGTTGATAAAATATTCTTCCAAATTACAGGATTATCTTTTTTTAAATTATGTATAATAGTTCCCACGGTGATTTTTGCTTTACGAGCAAGACGTTTCTTGGTATTCTTTTCAGTTAACTGTTGATTCCACATGTGAGCTACTTCCATTGCATCATATTTTTCATTACATCTCGAACTAAATTCGTCAAATAAATGAAATCCCTGATCTTGAGTTATTTTACCTTCATCTACACAATTCAGTATTGCCCAAAATGTTTTCATCCAATCACTTTGTTCTGTGGCTCTGGATATGTTCAAAGCATTCAACCATATCGATAAATTATTACAATAATCATCAGCATTCGAATTGAGTAAACGTTGACTCAATATTGGTAAATTATCATCATCATCATCGTCATCTTGGCTGACATTATGTTGTTCGTTGTAATGTTCTTCAGCCTCTCTACGACTGTATGTACGTTTAACGGCATGTGAAGAAGACGTTGATGCTCCTTCATCATCAATGTTGTCACTTTTTATATGTATCCTAAAACGCTTTGAATTCACTACACTCATACGTATACTTAACGCATAAATCCATGTCTGTAATATTATTCCTTTATGATGTTTAGGATCATTCCAACGGTTCGGTGTATATTCGACATTCATAAATTCACTATGATCATTGATTACATTCAAAATGTCATGTGGTAATATTGATCTCCATTGGTTGGTAGTTTTTTCGAATTTATAAGCATTTGTGACTAAATAAGGTAACATGTTACTGGCCTTTGTACTACCATACATTAACCAAGGTTTATTTGTTACATCGTCAATAGCATCATGTGCTAATATACCACATTTAAATGTGTAGTCACCAATCATATTCTTCATAGTTGATATGATTGATCTAAGAGCATTGGCTGTAACCCAACCGTTAACCGTGTGTATGTGAAATCCATGTTTTACATATTGCTTATCTAGTCGCGGAGGCTTCTCGAGGAGTATATATGCTATATCATTATCGTCCCCATCTTGTTCTCCTTCAGCATCATCATTCTGATAATTTTTTGTTTTCATTGATTTGATAGCTTTATGCAAACAATCGACGATATTGATAACATCATTCTTTGTATACAAAGCCGATGGTGGTCTCGGTGAAAACGATTCAGTACCAGTTTCATTACTTAACACTTTGAGATCAATGTCTAAACGTATCGGAGAACAATGAGAAGGTATTTCGGCTAAATTAGCCTTACCTCGTTCTACTAAATCAACATAGTATTCTAGAAATCGTTCATATTGAATACTATCCACTGCATATTTTCCAACATCTATACTATCGCACGTGTTATGTTCTAAAGCAACCAAAGTCGCGGTCTGCTCACAATCGGTACGGCGCAGTATTCTAGGCAACATTTCGTATTTTACCAACAGATATGTGGCTGCGTTTTAAGTTTTTAAAACACAAAGTATCTATGACTAAAAGGCACTATTCGATCGATTAGTACATATCCTGACAAAATTTTCAATTCAACAGAATTCAATCAATTTTTTAATAAAAAAAACTATTCTGTATGCTCCACACTGTTGAGTTATTAAAGTAAGCGAGCGAACACACATGCGGTGCCACCCACGGTTACAATATATTTAATCAAAATCCGAGCAATGTTATAATAAGCAATTTAAGAAGATTATGATAAAAACAACGAATAATATTCAATAATAATTTATTCTGCAAACACTATCAAACAATCCTTCGTCGCATTGATGCGCCACCACGAATACAGGTCTATGCAAAGTATCGACGACATTTTTAACAACCATCAATGACAATCGGGCAGTTTCGGAATCTAAATTACACAAACATTCATCTAAACACAACGGTACATATATACCGGCTACTTTAAAAAGAGCAACTTTTACAGCCAAATTGATACGTGCCGCTTCACCAGCACTTAAACACTCAAATTTACATTCATTTCCACGAACACTAATACTAATGTACATTTTCCCTTCGATCGTATCTTTGATTGACGCCTGAATGTAACATCCATCAAACATACTATTCACCATGTCCTCTAACAGGTCATTTACAGCATCAATCGTAGCTTTTACAGACAAGTTTTTATTATTGGTAACTATATCTATAAGTATCTGACTATCGATGAGTATTTTCTGACATTTAACAATATCTTCATTAAGACGCTTCACATTTTCGTTGTACTTCTTAATTGTATCGTTGAATTCCTTGTATCTTTGGATGTGTAAATTTTTCATGTCCCATTCGTGTAGAGCACGTGATCTTAATGTAGCACTCTGCATCAAATCTACGAGAGAGGTTCTCCTCATTTGTATATTTTGTATCTTAAGCTCTACTCCTCGTATATTATCGTTGATTGTGTTTAGATCGTTGCCTAACTTCTCTAATGACGATTCGTACTCGATCAATCTTTGTCTCGCACACATTATACTCTCGTAGCTGTCTTTCACTTTTAAACATTTATTGTAAGAATTCGTAAGGTTACAAATGGTATTGTATAAATTGGAGCATTCTATGTAAAGATCATCCCTTTTTCGAAGGTATGCTTTATTTTGCGCAGAATTATGGCTGTAATTTCTTTTAGCTTGTTCCGTCTTACACATAGCTACGTATACATCTTTTAATATCTTACTATCGGGAATACTCGATAGTTCGTTATGGTAAATGGCTAGATCACGATAAACATTATCTCGCATCTCTATCAATACACGTTGATGTTTTAAACGCTCTAAATTGATGAGTATTCTTTTGTCTTTTTCAATGGATTCATCAATATCATTGACGATTCTACATATCTCCACCAATTCGTTCGATGCTTCTTCATATAGACTTTTAACATTTGCCGCCGCAAAGTCCGTATCTATTATTTTAATCAAAGTTGATGATGTTTCATTTATTATATTTTTCGGGACACTTACTACAGAATAAGTGGTGGTGTTGTCTTCGTCATCCTCAGTGTAATATTCATCGTCGCTTTCCTCATCAATTATGGCATTATATTTTTTCAACAAACTTTTGGCGGCTTTCTTAATATCACTTTCTGATATAATATTATCATCATCTTTGACGGCGTTCTCCTTTAGTCTCTGTAGAGTTTGCTTCAGATAAGCAATCCTATCTATTGGTACTTCACGTTTTTTGAAAGTAAAATTTATATTATTCCTATATTTTTCTATACGTAATGTCAATTCTTCGATGGAATTAACTGAATATAATGATATGTATGACATTAAGTCACCGTGTCCACCCGATGATGATGATGATGATATAATCTTTTCTAACTCCTTGTATATTTCGGACAACTTGTTATGGCAATTTACAATTTTCATATTGCAGTCATTGGACTTCTTCTCAATTACTTCAATATTCTCCGTCTTTACATTGACATCGATATTGTGATTCTTGTATTGCTCCGAATAGAGTTTAATTATTTGTTTGGCTTCGGAATCTTCTTTATGGGAATTATTTAGATTGCAATGAATCATTACTATCTTGTCCCAAACGTTTTTAACATCATCCAAGATATTGCGATAATGCGATTGAACACTTAATAAATCGTTCATCACACCCTGTACAGAATTTGCACTCACTTTCATCATTTTCAAATCCTCGACCGGTATGTGTAATTCTGATGCACCAAGAGCTTCAATACGTAATCGTTTCACGTTATCATAACTATTTTCAATTGTACATCTGTTGAACTTCATTAGAGATAATGCATCGGTAGTTTCTCTTAGTTCATTTTCACAATCGATCAATTTCTTTTTTATTACATCAACATCATCATCATCATCCTCCTGATCGACGATGATGTCTACAGTCGGTCGAGATCCAATGTTTACATCGAAATTGGGTATTTCAACGGGTTTCAATTCAGCCACTATTCTATTTCGGGTCTGTAATTCACTTTGTAATTTTAATAAATTGTTCTGTTCGTTTCGCATGTGAATTTTGATATTTTTCATATAAGTTTCGTATATTTCACATCCACTTATTCGAGATATACATGATTTCAAATTATCATCCATCTTGAGACCAAATATATTCTTGATAACGGCGTCAGCTTCGTCGTTTTGATATACTGTCGTATTATTTGGACAATTCTTGATATTGATATCGTGTAGTATATCCATTAAATTGTTACCAAGTATCATCTTGAGCATTTCTTGGGATTTCTGTAACGAGTAATAGCCAGCAGAAGTAGCACTATTGTTTCCATGAACAATTTTTATAATACACATTATAGCATTGGGTCTTCTTGAACGTATTATGGTTATGTTCGGCATGTCCAATACCACTCTGGTCGTTTTCGTTTTAGGATTATCAAAATGACCGGGAGCATTACCACCATAAATTGCGAACATTATACTTTCTATTATTGTACTTTTCCCACACCCAGATGGAGCCGAGAGTAACGTAACTCCATAATCGGGAAATGAAAATTCGGTTCGGTTTTTAAAAGATTTGAAATTTTCCAAAACTAATTTCATATTTATCGTCGATATTAATATAATGTCCTGAGCCGAAGAGCGTCGACACTGATGTCGTTCAAAACCGAAGTTTACACTTGAATTTAAATCAAGTCTTGGTGTCGCATAAAATACAAATAAGTAGTATCTATAATGCGTGTCACTATTTTTAAATCAAATCCATAGAATATCGAATCATATTCATCGTTATCCTCGTACTCGGTTAGATAACCATTCATCGTGTACATATCACCAACCATCGTATCTTTGTTCAATAATAATATATTATTAATACCATGTTTGATCGCGTAATTGCTTTGACCTTCTTTTTTATTGGATAGAATACTCATTAAAATGCTAAACGTTTTCTCGTACGAAACCGGTAATTCTACCATCAAATTGTTGCTGTTGTCTTCTTGATAAGCAGGTATATTTTTGATATCGCGATATAATTGTTTATTACCATAATCATCAATATGCATAATGGTTTGATCTCTCCTTAGTATCTGTAGTGAATTTGTTAACAATAGTTATTCCTACGACTTCATTATACACAGGTGATTCTATTTCTAACTTACCACCATCTTTTCGATACCATATAACTAATGATGATGATGATGCTGTAGCTTTAGAACTTTTGTATGCAAATGAACAACAAATACGCCCATTCGTAGGATTTCTCCACGAATTCCATGAGTATATATCTATATTATCATCAATAATGTCCTTAAATGACATTACAATACCACCATATTGGAGATTATACATCACCAATGTTTTATTATCAATTATCATGGGTACCATTGAACCGTTACAATCATTAATCATAGGGCGATTGTGTATCAGTAATTTAATACGATACTTATTTCCTAAACTAATGTCGTAATTGTCGTACCATATTAGAGCTGCTTGTTTTATCATGGATGGTGTTAGTGGAATTTTTAAATTATTATCATCATTTAAAAATTTAAAGTATAATGTATGATTATGCTCTCTATCTTCGTCGTCGTCGTCGTCGTCGTCGTCGTCCTTGTCGTTATTAATTATTATACATTTAAAAGATGTCCACATATCGTCTTCTATATTAATTACATCATCACAAACCATTCGAGATGGTAATGTTTTGTTTAATAACATGTTTACGCTAAATGTGGTGGATGTATCGAAGATTTTAAAAATTCTAAGCAAATTTCTCAGTTGTTTTTTCGAAATATATAAAGTTTTTCTTAAAGCCTTTATTAACTGAGAGACGTATATATCACATCCGGTGTAACTGGCATAGTTTATTATGTCGTACACGTCGCTTAGAAAATTATCAACTATGTAACGTCTAATTTCGAGAGGTATACATTTTTGTATGAACACATTGTAATTGTCGTCATGGTCGAAGAAGTTTTTAGACAATGGTATAATTATACGTGACATTGATTTATAATCGGAGCTCTGAAATTCCGCGACAGCAATAAATATTCAACGTCGACTGGTGCGCAATTTAGTTGACTCTTTGTATTTGCATACAATGGGTGCATTTTATTTATGTTCGTCTGTGATGATAATCTATTTCATTACATACACACCAGCTTATATCCTGGTCCCAACGGAAAGATACCGAACTGTGTCGAATTTATTGTGTCAAGATAAATGTGATAACGTCGAAGGAAATTGTTATACAATCGGTGGTAAATACTCGTGGGATAGTTGTTCGTCAAAGATACCAACTACCATTACTGTGGGTAAACGTACTAAAAACAAATACGTTCAGTGTTCAGATGAATGTCGCTTAGAAAAAAACTTATATTGGTGCAACACCCTATTGGGAATGTGGGAATATTGTTATCCCAATGAAACTGTTTACGTAACCAACAACATGGTTATGAGATCCGATCACACGGTCTGTGTTACCCCGTGTCGACTAAGCAATGGTGAATTTCATTGTTACGATAGTGATTTGAAATGGACAAAATGCTATCCCATGCATGATTACACTCTTGAACTCTCCGATACAACGACCGTTTACAATGATTCCTTTGGAGAATACACAGGTACTGATGGTTTTAAACCGTGCTCCATATGTCAGAACAACAGCTATGATTTCTACAATATAGATACAACACCTAAACACGCCATCAATGTCGAAAGAGTGGTCGGTTTCTATGAATCCAAATATCCCACCAATATCGTGTCACGAATTACAGATATTTTGCAGAACAAAACGACTAGTCCCATACTTTCGTACACAATGTACCCCCTGGTAGATTCGTTTGACGACGATCATCAGACTCTGTTGCCATTGATCGTGAAGGGAATAGTTACGTTCTCAACGATCGACTGGCAAATAGTTGATGCTCATGGACAAGATGATGATTTCTTCATAGAAGACGATTACTTATGGAAACAATATTTGGATCTCCATCCGAGAGCAGAAGATAATATCGGACAATTCATATCAAAAACACTCGGTGGGCCGATGGAATTATTCAATATATTTCCAAGAACCAAACATTTGAGCAAATACAGCCAAAGTTTATCGCAGTGGCGTCTCATTGATAACTACATCGTCATGTATTTGACAAAAAATCCCAATGGTTACGTCTCATACACCAGTGTATTAGGCTATGATTCCGAGACCAGACAGCATAGACCCACAATGGTAGCTATCGACATCAGATTCTATGGAGCCGATGGACTCGAGGTAATACCACAACAAGAGCATAGGAATATGTTAATACCAAATTCACCGTATACATGTATCACAAATTGCTTAGATGTTGATAAAGAATAGAAAAATAAATATACAATAACATTGAACTTGTTTTATTACTTTTTAGCAATAGTAGCCTTATTCACAATAATTGCAACTTGGCGCGACGACACCGTTGACTCTATCGCCTGCAACAGATCTTCGCGCGTCAAGTCTTCATGCAGGAAAATATTTAGTATGTAAATTAGGTTAACGATGAAATTATCACAATCTTCATTTCATCATGATAAAACTACCATAATGTTAATATGCGTATGGTATTCATGGTGATGTCATCGATGGCTCTACCTGAATTCAAATCCAAATAAAGTTTTGTCGCGACAAAATATTTCGTATGCAAATTAGACCAATGATAAGATTATCACAATCTTCATTATAATATGAAGATTTTGGAGTGTCTTCCACAATGTTCATATGCGTATGGTATTTATGTTGATGTTATCGATGGCTCTATCTGAATTCAATATGAAATAAAGTTTTGTCGCGACAAAATATTTTGTATGCAAATTAGGTTTATGATAAAATTATCACAATCTTCATTATGATATGAAGATTTTGGAGTGTCTTATGATGATACTACCATAATGTTCATATGCGTATGGTATTCATGGTGATGTCATCGATGGCTCTATCTGAATTCAATATGAAATAAAGTTTTGTCGCGACAAAATATTTTGTATGCAAATTAGGTTTATGATAAAATTATCACAATCTTCATATCATCATGAAGATTGTGGAGTGTCTTAAGATAAAACTACCACAATGTTCATATGCGTATGGTATTCATGGTGATGTCATCAATGACTCTATCTGAATTCAAATCCAAATAAAGTTTTGTCGCGACAAAATATTTCGTATGCAAATTAGGTTTATGATAAAATTATCACAATCTTCATATCATCATAAAGATTGTGGAGTGTCTTAAGATAAAACTACCATAATGTTCATATGTATATGGTATTTATGGTGATGTCATCGATGGCTCTATCTGAATTCAAATCCAAATAAAGTTTTGTCGCGACAAAATATTTCGTATGCAAATTAGGTTTATGATAAAATTATCACAATCTTCATATCATCATGAAGATTGTGGAGTGTCTTAAGATAAAACTACCACAATGTTCATATGCGTATGGTATTCATGGTGATGTCATCAATGACTCTATCCGAATTCAAATCCAAATAAAGTTTTGTCGCGACAAAATATTTCGTATGCAAATTAGTCTAATGATAAAATTATCACAATCTTCATATCATCATGAACATTGTGGAGTGTCTTCCACAATGTTCATATGCGTATGGTATTCATGGTGATGTCATCGATTGCTCTATCTGAATTCAAATCCAAATAAAGTTTTGTCGCGACAAAATATTACGTATGCAAATTATGTTTATGATAAAATTATCACAATCTTCATATCATCATGAAGATTGTGATGATACTACCATAATGTTCATATGTGTATGTATTTGTGGTGAAGAATTCGATTCGAAATAAAGTTTTGTTGCGACGAAAATATTTCGTATGCAAATTATCACAGTCTTCATGACGATATGATGTCTTAAGATAAAATTATCATAATGTTCATATGCGTATGGTATTCATGGTAATGTCATCAATGACTATCTGAATTGGGATCCAAATAAAGTTTGTCTGGGTTGTAAAATAGGTTAACGAAGCAATCTTCATGGATGGTTGAGTGTCTTATATAAATGTTCATGTGTGTATGGTAATGTCATCTTCAACCTTTTAAAAGACTCGCGCACTCCACCACACGATTCATTGTCCAATGCACCGTGTTCGAGCTCGGATATTGGAGGGCACTCCTCAAGCAAAATGTCTACATCAAAGAACGAATACTATGACATGACACGTGGTCAAAAGACATGTTTCGTGTTTAGTAACTCTACGTATCGTTCTAAAAAAGACGAGATAACGTTGAGAAAAACTTTCATTGAGGCTGGCTATAAAGTAAGGGTTATTAAAGATACAAATTTAATCAAAACTACAAACATTTTATCAGAATTCTCAGAATTTGCTAAGAAGAAAAAAGTGTGTGCAGTAATCGTGTTCATATTGAGTCACGGAGTGGTTAATGGTGAAGTATACGTGGGAAGTGATAGGTGTAATCTGAACTATATGGTGAATGCTATGGACACGGAAATACTGAGAGGGGTACCAAAGATGTTATTCGTACAAATCAATAAGGAGTACAGGTCGGTTTATGAAAATTTCAAAGACGTAATCGTGAAATTCATGTCCAACACGAATTTGGCTACATTACCTGATACCACAGTGGTCAGTATTGAAGATCCTTGTCCGGCACATGCAGAGTATAAACCCGCATCACCCGATGTTCCATTGGATTTTTATTACAGAGAATCTTGGTATACCAACCAGTCGAAAGACGTTACCAGAGTGGGTTCGCCTATGATTCAAGAACTTTGCAAACTGTTAAGGATCGACGCTGAATTTTGTGAAATAATGGCACTTCTTGATAAGAAATTGGAAAAATTTCATATTGAACCATGATGTTTACTGAAATAAATAGTTTTTAAAAGAATACGTATTTTCTTGTCTCCATTCGACAAAAAAAAATAACTTTATATATCACCATAAACGTATGACGTTTATGATAATCTAATCTATCCAAATATTGTTAAATATGAATAAGTAGCTACATTTGGCTTTTACCGCCATCGGATCCCCATATGGATCCCGATACATAACTGGACGCATCAGACGCCAATAGTACGTATAATGGGGCTATTTCAACCGGTTGACCTGGTCTGGTCATTGGTGTATCTCTACCAAAATTGCTGATGCTATCGTTTGGATAAGATGTTACCGTAAGCGGTGTCCAGAATGGGCCTGGGGCAACACCATTAACTTTGATACCTCGACTCGCCAACTGTCTAGCTAAACCGCGAGTAAAATTCGACAACGCCGCCTTGGATGCCGAATAATCCAAGAGAGACGGCATGGGATCGTTAGCGAGACCCGATGTCGTATTTATAATACTATCACCATGATTCATGTGTTTCACGGTGTACTTGCACAACCAGAACGGTGAGTATACGTTAGTTTTGAATGTATTGTCAAATGTATTCGTATCCAGCATGTCGATATTGTCCACGGATGACAATCGTCCGGCACAATTTACCAGTATGTTTATACCAGCACCGTAAGTTTGCATGGTATGTTGCACTAGATCGGCACAGAAATCTTCAGATCTCAAATCTCCAGCGTAACCTCCTATGATACACCCCTCGGCCTGTAATAGATTTATCACTTCGTTTGCGTCTGGATATTCTTCTGGTAGGAAGTTTATCATTACCTTGGCACCCTCACGTGCGAACGCTATAGCGACCGCGCGACCTATACCGGAATCTCCACCGGTTACTAATGCAATTTTTCCACTCAATCTGCCGTTACCTACGTAACTGGTCTCACCGCAGTCGGGTCGCGGTATCATATCTTTCGATAATCCCGGCCAAGTCTGCACTTGTGATGCAAACGGTGGGTATGGATGATATGTTGTTGTTCATTGTGATGCTATTTATTGTTGTTGTGTGTAAACAAATTGAGTATAAAAGACACAGAGTGAGCATTGATACTGTATTCTTAGTCGGAACACCATGGAGTTGTGGTCGTTTATAACGAAGATTTTACTCCTTTTTTATTTGACAAACAACATCACTCATGGATTTAATGATGCAATCAGTCTATGCGAAGATCGCGATTTTACATGTCGCATGTTATGCAAATCATCACCATTAACACCGAGGCGCTTTTTATATGGGAATCATGTTTCAGGATCTTGTGACGACCAAGATGTGTGTACATGTAATGATGGAGAAATTAAACAACATGCATTTTACGGTATGCAGAAATATAATATTTGTGCATTTAACGATGCGTGTACATTTATTTGCAAAGAAAAAGCATCATTCATCAATGGCTATTACGTGAACATTCATGGGTAAATGTGAGAAGAATCTTGGTCACCGAGTATGTCGGTGTCATTTTGATGTATCCAAATTAAATGTACAAACTTTGTAGAGTAATAAAATACACGCAATAATATTGAAGTTTTATTTATATGATCGAACAGTACAGCTTCATAAACTCCGCTATACGTTGTTTTTTGACATAGTTTTTTATCACGTTTTCAACATTACATAAACCTAATCCACAGTACGACATAATTAGATATTCTAATGCTTCGTGTGTTCCATGCTGTTTATCTTTAATCTTCAAAGAGTTATAATATTCCATGTTACGGTTTCTACTATTACAAACACGATCGTAATCATTGAATATATACCCATAAGGTGTTTGTAATATTTCTGCTATCTCGTCATAATATTTTTCATATTTGTGCAATGTTCCTTCTGGTGATCGTAACAAGTCAAACAATTCGCAGTCTATCCAATTACCGTAATTGTCACAAACCAGTACTTTTACCGCGGGTAAACTGTAATCTTTCAAACGCTGCAGACATTTGAGGCGATACGATAACAACAACTTCTTCTTCTCCTTTTCTTCCGATTGTTTTTTCCAAAACAGCCATTTTGTTTGCCATGTATTCACCCTCTCGACTACATTGAATTCTTGTCTGTAATTTTGACGATTTTCATCGAAAACCACCTTTGATGCAATGCTCTGAGCCGATAATTTATAAAGTGACGGCAAATTGTACGTCTTGTCCATAATGAATATTTGAAATGAATAAAACTTGTCTAACTTATGGTTTGAAACCATTCGATTAGAAAGTAATGACATAAATGAAACTGATATCAATTAACATAGTGCCGTGTATTTCTTGTTAAAATGCATCTCACAAAACAGTCTCAGAACTTCAAGAGATTCCGCATTAACTACAGTGAACTTTGATTGACTGGAGCGCAATCGAATGATGGGTTTTAAAGCACGTATAAAGAGTTTTGAAAAAAAATTCCCAGCGAGCGTGTACACCTCGTACACGGTTAAATGTGATTTTAGATTAAGAAATCGTTTTCGTTGACGTTTCATGTATTCGGTACAACCTTGGCGTAATTCGATTGTAGAACCAACAAACACTACGATCGTTGATCCGAATAATTCATTACGATTTCTGTTCACTAACGACATGGCGTTCATAAGAGTATTGGTATCAAATATGGAATATTCCGGTTGGTTCCTGTACGTGGTGTTTGCAATGATATGTTCTTGGAAATACCAAACTTTATCTTGACCGTTGTCGGTGGTGATGGTTGTTGGTTCTTCTTTTACATCATTACTGATAGTTGTTGGTTTTTCTTTTACATCATTACTGATAGTTGTTGGTTCTTCTTTTACATCATTACTGATAATTGTTGGTTCTTCTTTTACATCATTACCGTTCGAAACGTTATTAAATAACTCTTCGAATATTTTCCACATTTCATTTTTTGAGAGAGGTTTTCGTTTGACTTCAGATAATAACGAAGACAACTTGTCTTTTGTGATGAGTGGTGGTTCTGGCTGTTGTTTTCCCCTATTTTAGCTTGCTTACTCGTGGTATGATCCTCTTCATCATCACTGCTAAGAAGTTTCAATCACTTCAGAAATAGGAGTCGTGTCGATTACATCATCATCATCATCATTATCATTTCCTTTCATGGTTATAGTGATTTGCTTCTGAAACAACATATTATGCAATATATATAATATATATATATATATATATATATGTACAAATATAGATGGTGTATAGTTTTGTGAAGACTTACATCATTATATAAGAAAAATTATTTTTTAATTGACTTTAAATCAAATTTTATTTTGTCGAACTTTACGCTACACAAAAACAAACAGCAATAATATGTTATCGACTAATGCTCCTTCTTATCCAATAACGCGCAAAATTGTCATGTTGAATAAATATAATGATCCTATAAGTTCAGACTTTTTTTTCGATAATTGTAAAACAATCGTTATAAGCGGTGGTGGATTCAAAGCACTCTACTATATGGGTGTTGCCCACGCCATCGGTATAGAAAATATGGAAAATTTTGCAGGAACTAGTTGCGGTTCTGCTGTAGTTACTCTACTGTCGGCTGGTGCTACGCCGTTGGAGATATTTAAACGTATCGTGAAAAAACGTGAGAGTCTGGGTGCGTGTAACGACATAATATCAAGTCAAATAAAGTCACATCTTCGAGAAATACAAAATCCCTCGAGAATTAACTGTTTAGCTTCATTGATAGCTATGGCGAATATGTTCATAGGTCAAGGTGTCTCTGGTTTCGTTCGAGAATTTGGAGATTTTCTACAAGACTTGGGATACAGCAAGGATATTACCATGGCTGAACTGAAAAAAGTTACCGGTAAAAATTTGGCTATAGTAGCTGCAGAAATACCATCTTTGAGGTGTGTTGTATTTACTGCAGAATCTTTTCCAGATATGAAAGTCGTATTGGCTGTTAGCATATCGTGTTCCTTGACATGGCCTCACACTTACGACTCCAAATATTATATGGATGGTGTATATTCTAATAATTTTCCGGTTGATATAGCACTCAAATTATGGCCAAAGGACGAAGCCGTATGTATATGCTCCGAAAACTCGACATATCCACAGAGTGTGCGTGAAACACATTTCGACAGAAGGTGTCATTTTATCGTTGTACCACTTGAAACCACTTGTGGTAATGGTATTTTTGCTGATAACACATTGATGTTTGTAATGTTTCATTTTGCATACATGTTTGTTATAAATAGCATAGATAAGGTCAAACGGGCAAACGCTCCACGACATAACCAACAATATAGTAGTAGCAGTAGTAGTTTGGCACATACGCCATAGTGACATAAACTTCGAGTCGAGCACGTTCGACTCGCATAATGTCACCACCATTATCATATACCTGTTATTTTTCTGAATGGCCTTACGAATTTCGGTATACTCAAGTTACCTAAAGTAGAATTGGAGAGTATGTCCACGACTTTAGTACCTACCTTAACTAGACGATCGGGAGTTACACCAGTGGCGTTTGCCAAATGCATAGTATAATTAGCAACATTTGTAGCAGTGATATTCTCAAGATATTCGTTTGTTGCTATATTAAGAGCAACTCTGGCAACAAATTCTGCTTCACTAGGCGCTGCAATGGTATAGTGTTGTTCTGATACAAATAGCAATATTCCCAAACACAGACACACGTGTACGCTTTTCGTAAACATTTTACTTTTAAGGAATGAAAGAATTAATATAAGTAATTACAAAATGATGAAGTTTCTAGTGTTATTATCATTTTCCATCATCATCATCATCATCATCATCTTCTTTAGTAATGGTCGTGAGTTTAAAACTAGTAAAGCAAAAACTATTGATCAAATTCGTCGTAATGAGCTCCGTCACAAAATTGGAAACGAGACCATATATATATATATGTTACATGCTAATAGTCCTACCATAGACAAGACCCTATGTCGTCTTGATAAATGTGTGGATTTGCGTAAACAAAGTTACCCAGGTGGATTTTTAAGAGACGAAACAACTCATTGTTTTTTTTTTATTTGTAATGCTCTTAGCGATCGTTGTGAATGTATCAAGTACACAGAACTTGATGAATTATTTACTTGCCTAACACAATGTAGTGGACATGTATCAGTTACTGCGAATGGTAACAATTTTCGACAAATTAATTAACAATCAGAGTCGATGACATCGCTACTCCACCCGGTGCATATAATTGTAGCATTGTCAGTTGCTGAAACTACTATAGGGCAGGCATACTTAACATAAGTGTCCTCCAAAGTAGAGTTATCTAGACCACACAGCATACCAAAGGTGGATTTAATGATGTCTTGATGTGTAACGACAACAATATCTTTGTATGTATCGTTCAAAGACAACATACCCACATCATCCCACCAATCGGCTAAAGAAGAAAGTGTTGTGGATGTATTTTTAAGCCCTTGTACATGACTGTTCAATCTAGACTCCAATATTATTGGAGTTTTATTTATGTCACTCACCATCATGGCAGTTACAATACTCGGTATGTCAACCGACGTATACACGGTGGCCAAGTAGGTTGGCTTATAGTTATTAAATACACTATGGGCACGTTGATAACTAGCAAGTGATGGTTTTTGTGATATAGAATAAGTTTCTGGTAAATTTAAATGTCTCATAACAATTATGGAACACTGGGTTACCACGACAAGGAATGGTATTAGAAAGAGGATCGGTAATAATTTGTACATATTTAATTTAATAAAATGAAAAGAACAATAACAATAATCACATTGATGGTGTTTATGACGATAACACCACATGTAATTCATGGTAAAATAGTAGATGAGGCGAACTTTTGCAACTCCGGTGAAGCATGTAGTCGTGGTTGTAAAAAAATTGAGGCGGGATTAACTCGTGCAAGATTACCACAAAACATGAATGGTATCTGTGTTCGTAATAGTTTAGGTGAAGCTCCATACTGTCAATGTCAATACCTCCAAGTAAACGTGCCGTGCAATCGTGCTGTTCCACCTTTATACAAATGTGATCCATCACCGTCGACGATAAATTTTTGCGGTAACCTAAACGCCGGATGTGATTGGGCCTGTAAAAAGTCTTACAAAGGTATTTTCGAGACCATGTCAAACACCAAAGTACACGGAATCTGTGAAACTACACGTTTCACAGATTCCGTGTTCTCCATGGAGCCTATAAAGATCCGAAAAAAAACTGCATGTGTGTGTTACAGAAATAATGGTGAACGAATATATTCCGATTAGTTTGTGAGTTCAAAGGTTATCAGAATACAAAACGCCTATAAATACCAGAGTTTGTTAGTAGACAAGTATTAGTTGTTGTTGTAGTAACAATGGCGAATCCTATTACATTTGTGGTGTTGGTATCGGTGGTGGTTCTGTCGTTTACCATGGCCGATTACCGGTGTGACGAGGAAACTTGCTCTAATACATGTAAAAATAACTCGTTAAATGTGTCTACCACATCTGCGTGCTCCTTCGATAACAAAAAGTGTTTGTGTCACGACGCTATCACCACAGAATGTATGAACTGCGGTAGATGTTACTCGAAAAAATGTGATCAACTATGCAAAACCAATCCATGGGTGTTGAAGAAAAAATTATCTGTTATCGGGCGATGTGACTATTCAAGGGATCGTTGCGAGTGTTTCGACCTTCTTACCAACAGTTGTACAAATTGTTCTTAACGCGTGTGTAATAGCAAGTTCAATAGGTTATCGTATATATATATATATATTAACAGTATAAATTCAAGTGTTCCACGCTACATTACTTAGTTTATCATGTACTACAACATACGACCTATAATGGCGTGGATCGTGGTGGTAGTGTTTTTGGTGATGGGAAGTGCTTGCTCGGGTGACCCACTCGATGAGTTTAACGTTAATTGCATTCAAGCTCTTCGAATTCCCGTCGGAGGTGAACGTCCAGATGTATCCAGACTAGTGTCTTACATCGGTGCTTCTGACACACAAAACGCTCATCTTCTACAGCTTTCGAGGCACCACATCATACCGTATGCAACTTTACGTAATTTCTACAACACCATGATACATAATGGACATCGCAGTGGCATACAGAGGTTGACTAGTGAAGTGATCAATGCGTTAGCACCATACGCATATCGTGGTAGAACATTATCTTTGACAACTAATGAAAATGTACCAATATCAGATACAATCTCAGAATTGACTCGAACCATGTTGGAGAGGCCAAATTTTGCAGACATAATCAGAGCACATCAGATCTACGCTTGGATGCCGTTCAACATATACGTAGGACCGAGCCCATCATTGCGCGATGACGATCCTGGTGAGAACGTATTCGATGCAACGGCGTATACAGTGGTGGGCAATGCTGTGGCGACACGTCTCAGTGAAATTTACGACCACATGACTAGCTATTTGAATTCAGGAAACGAGTCTGAGATGAATGCAGCTCTGGATGGACTTCGTGTAGAAGCCATGCGAAGATTAGTACCATATATGTTCAACAGATACTATTGGCGAGTTAGGACGGACCATATAACCAACGGGTATAGATTTGCCCTCTCCACCGAAAGCGTAGCAATCGATGGACGCTACAGAGACTTGACGTCGGATGACTTTTGCATGATTACTGAAGTTAATAGACGAAGCAATCGACGACCAAGGCTTGCTCTACCTCTATGCATAATTGGGTATACCAACTCTGATGCTTTTTGTACGAACACATTGGAGAGCGTGCGTACCATGATCGACACAGACGCGTCAATGTATGTAGGTGTGCATGTACCTCGATTACAACCATCTACAGTCAAAACACCACACGCATGTAACTATGGATACGGAGCATGGCCTGTTCCGTGTCATTGATAAGGTTTTCAAATAAAATATATTCCATAATAATTGTGTTTTATTTCAAAGTATATTGTGTGAAGGTAATAGTCTTATGACAAACTTGCGCACGAAAGACAGGGTATACATTGCGTATCAATAAACGTAAGGCGTTTTTGTTAACAAGTGCTGTATCAACTGAACATTTTTTTATGTACATTGCAAATTCTGAATTATCATCATATTGATAGAATTCAAAGTGATCGACGGTGCGAAACCACTGTTGTGCAATCATGGCATTCCATCGAAACGTTTTTGGTCCAATCCGTTGTCGTCGACCTGTAGATAAACGTTTCTTGGTCTTCAATTTGTAAAATTCATAATCTCTCACATCTGGTACAGTGTTCAAAAAAGCCACGTCTAAAGTAATAGTATGCTTGTTGTACAACGAATCCAATTTTAAATCATCCAATGTAGTGCCTAAAGATTTAATATTTATAGTCCTCTTCGCACAGACGGTCGGCGGCTGCTGCTGCTGGTAAATGTAAATGGTGTCTTTGTAGATAATAAATTCAGAAGTCAGAGTGGTAATTGTTAAGCGCTCTGTGATATCCAAAGATAAGGCACGACTAAAGTTTAACTTGTCTACGCTATCATGAATACTCTGATCCATAATGCATCTGTGCACATCGAGGGGTAGTGATTTAAACAACATTATAATTGATGTGATTTAACAACACTAAATTAGATGCTAATTATTCTTTTAAATTAATCAATTTTTGGATTGAATAACATTCAATCCATTATATATATATATATATATATTACCTTATATTACATCAACTCCAAGTGTACTAGAAGGAGTTTGCATCTTGGCATCTAATAACTTTGTACGGGCCGACCTGTAAGCTTCGAAATCAGATTCTAACCGTTTATACTCGTCGTGTGAAATAATTTTATCATCGAAATAAGACAATAGTTTGGCTGTAATTTTTTCATATGTCATTAGACTCAAACTGTATATTTGAAAGTGTAACCTACCCTTAGGATTTAAAATATTGCACACTTTCCACATGGATGCCAAACTGGTGGTAACAATCAAACTCGCCGAACTAAGACCGGCCGTGTTCAACATGAGCGTATGACACATGGCATACGCCAACGCCATTAGTATACCGACCCATGTGAGTGTAGAATGAATTCTGTCATTTCTCTTATAGAGGCGACTCCTTATTTCTGTTTCGTCTCTTAAATACTGACGGTAAACATCTAGATTAGCACGTCGACTGGAACTCGACGCCTCGTCGTTCAATTGAGCCGGCACCTGAAGCATTATCAAAGACGGCGGTTCGTGATTACCGCCGTATTCGTCCATGGAGAATGATACAACTCTCCTGGCTAATGTGTCGGGATGAATTACAGTATCAGTATTACCAGGAATACCAGCCATAATCTTTGGTGCTGAGGGTGTATACATTATACTTAACTTTTACTTAGATAACATACGGGAGGAAAAGAATGAAAATAAAAGAACACAATTCAAACGTACAATTTTAGTTTAATAAATAATAATTTTTTTATCTTATGCCTATAGTAAATGGCTAACGAAGCGTTGTACCAAATTAATGCACTGGTCACATCTGTGTTTTACGATTGTACAGACCGTCTAAACGATTGGAATTCAACGGCAAAGCAACGCACACTCAACAGTGTGTTGAAGCGCGTCCTAAAGATTAAGAACAAGCGTAAGCGTCCCATGAAACCTACTGCATACAATCTATTCTACAAAGATCAAGTACCCATAATTCGACGAGAATTTCCTCAAATTTCGTGCCGAGACATAATGCCCGAAGCGGCACGTCGGTGGGTTCAATACAAGAATAATAATCCTGCCTATCTACAAGAACGTTACGGATACAAAGGTGTTAATAGTAACAATTAAAAAAAAAACAGGAACTAATGGTACATTTTGTTCTCTAATGGTCTGTAGTCGTCGAGAAAATCTCGACGATTACAGTGCTGTCAATGGTGGTACACCATAACAGTGCACCAGACTAGGGTACAATTTTTCATCAATATTATCAATATCGACGTGCGTTAATCCTGATGCACGCAATTCAGATCTATATTGATTAAACATGGTGACTAAACATTGAATCAAGTTATTCAAAGTGTTGGTACTTTCAACTTCCATAGTCGCACTGTTACTGTTAATATATTGAGTTACAAATGTAATAGTTCTTGACATTTTCAAGAAAAATTCACACGTCATCTTGACGGTTTCAACATCTGTGGGATCATTTTGATACCATGGAACACCGACATTATATCTCAAGTGTAGAATATGTTGTTCCAAAGCATATGTAATGTTAGTATGAAATAAAAAATACGGAGATATGCATTCATAGCATGTTATCTTTGACTCATTTTGTAAACCTTCTTGAACTGCATTAGATATGAAAATTTGTATCATACTACTTATGTCCTTGATATCATCGAACAACGTTACAGAGCATCGTTTCACTAATTGATCTATGTAATCATTCCAATCTGAAGATATATCGGTATCTCTGGTGTAAGACAATGAACATTTGTCGAAATTGACAAAAACTGCAATAATTTTCGTAATGATTGTGACAATTCCAAATCCTTTGGTATGAACTGTGTAACGGGTCGGCTCTGGTAATTTTACCAATAATATATTATTAAAATCACCCAATTGTCCATGCCGAAACCCATATCTTTCTTTGGCAACTCTTAATCCAATGTAAATCTGTGATGATATACATATTATTTCTTCCATGTTCAGATTATCGAAAGCGTCGTGCATCGATGAAGCACCTTTGATATACTCCGTGTATACTTCGAGATAGTAATCACCATCACAAAATCTTGGTATGCAACACATGGTGTATGGAAAAGTCGGTAGTTCCCGATTCAACATATTTAGAGCGAACGACGATACAAAAGTCGTTCGGATACCCTGCCTTATACCATCATGACCATGGTATGTTTTTATGATAAATCTCGTACCACAATCATCGACAGCTACAGCACTCACACGCGGAGAAAGTGTTTTTTTCATTTTAACCACACCAACCAACGGAGTTTTTTGGAACATGTAATTTTTCAATACCAAAGCAGTTAATGCTTCACAAGATGATGATATATAACGCTGTGGATATCTGTATCGTATTACGGCGGTGTTCAGGTATTGCTTCAATTTGTACTGCGTATTATAAAAAGCATTTAAAATCGACTCATTGCGTTTTAATACATCAATCACTATATTAACATCATCATGGTCATCTGTATTATTTTCTTTGGTGGTATCTATATTAGTGTTAATGTAGTTATTTACAATATTTGATAATCGATTCATAAGAGATTTTCTACACAACTGTAGTACAGCGTACTGTTTTGCGTTAATAGCGATTTGTTCACATATAGAATCATTTTCTATACACCATTCGATAGTACTCACTAAATTACTCAGATCTTCTTCGATTGGTATGTAGTGCTTAAACGGTTTTAGGTCATTACTAAACCACACAGTCCAAGGTGAGTTTACTTTTAAAATAGTAGACTCTGTGAAGAGTTCAGCCGCTAAACGAAACGCAGATACGTGACCATCAATATGTACGATATATTTGAAAGACGATTGTTCATCATAAGTGAGCGACATCTTCAAAGGAGGCTCGTTAGCGATATCTGGAAATACTAGGGTCGTGGTGTCTGTATCGGGAATCTTGTATAGACGTGGTCTAAAATTCCATTTAGTTATACCAGCGTCTAAGATAGTTGGGTGTAAAGTTGATATCCTTGCTAGTTGCATTCTTCTATTGACCAATGGAGAATTGTCATCACCTGTAATTCCGTCACCCGTGGATGATCCTCTAAATACGGCTTGTGATATTTTACTACGCCATGGTATTCTTCTTATTAGTTGACAACCCGTAACCCCACTCTCAAGTCGTTTCCAATCATCTTGATTTGGTATAGCGATATCTTTGAATCCTTCACCGGTGCACACGCTCAATGGTGGTATCAAATTCTTGGGTTGTGAAACAACAGATGATGCACTGTTGTCTTCTTCGTTACAGAGTGGTGTCAAGAATTTCTCATAAGCCATACCGTTGTTATATGTACATAGAGGATGATCACGATAGTTTATAATTAAATCACCATCTTCGATTTTTGTAGTTCCTGTCAATTCTTCCATCATATTTATTAACCACTCGCACACCGCTCTATCGTCGAACATATACTTGTTAGTGTCGTTTATCGCAATGATAGGTAAATACGAAGTCGAGTACGATGGTATTATATTTGAAGGAGTGTTGTTCAAATCACTGCTATTATGAATGTATTGTTGTCCCGACAGTGATTTTACGAATGGAAACCAAGTTTTAAAAATAGGACGATGGTCACCATCATCATCATCATCGTCGTCAGTATCAATTCTTATTATATGTCCATTAGCATACCATCTATTGGGAGAAGCAATCTGTTGACATCTTTTTAATCTGGTACCATTACAAATGTTGCTATTTATAACCATCCGATCCATACAAGTATTTAGATAAAAATGGTTTTCTTCTTCGTCACCATCACACACACGTATAGTTTTCCACCAATTTTTATAATCACGAACACTTATGAAGTACATTGATTCAACTCTATTGTTACGTATTCTTACAAATGCAATTTTTTTATATTTATTCGCATACCACACACACGATTCAATCATAGTGTCCGTCGATGGTATTGAAGAAGATGAAGATGATTTAATCGAGAGAGCTGTACGGAATTCCTTTTCACTGGTTACCATAAAAATTGCAGTTTTCGGTATGCTCGATACAAGCGAATCACCATGACACGACAAAGGAATATACCTTTTACCAAGCAATTTATCTATATCTTTCATATTATTTTCGTTATTACGATTCATTTATATAAATCACCAGCAACAACCGACAACGACCGTTGTTTATCTGCGTATGTGCGTATCAATAAATGGAAAAGGTACCAAATCAAAAAAAAACAGGTTATATCCGAGGTAAGATTGTGGAAATAAGAGAAGCTACAAATCGCACATTACGTCATATGATACGTACCCTAGATCCCATGTTACCGGCTCAGTTGCGATATTTATTAGCGGCTACTTTAGCATTCGGCGGTGGTATGGGGAATGTAGTGTCAACAGCACGAGAAGCAGTATGCTCCGTTAAAGATGGAGTTATCAATGTTGGAGTTTCAATAAAAAGTGGTGCCAAAGATGTCACCAACGCAGCTACTAATGTACACAAAACAATCCAAGGTGGTGCATCATCGGTAACTAATAGTTTTTACGATGTTGCTTCGATCAGCGCCAATGGAGTTAAATCAGTGGGATCAAATTTTGGTGTGGTATTAAAAGAAACTAAACGCGCAGCCAACTCGGTATTAAATCCATGCGTAACATGTGGTAATATGCCATTGGTTACTAATCCACCATTACCGACTGGTAATGTAGCATTGGCAAAGTTTAAACTTGGACAAAAACAACAACAACAACAACAACAATCCTAATAATAGTATGGTCTAAAGCCAAATTTTATAATACTGATTGTTAGGAAACAATCTAAAAGTTCATCTCATAATATTTTCATTGCTTTTTTAAATTTTAATTTACCATATTTATGAGACAGTGACATATTATTTACACTTGTGATATTGAATTGCGACACGCGGTGTCGCAATTCAATGATCAATATATGAAACCAATAACAAGCTTTATTTCATTTCTACATAACGGACACGTTTTGGTTGTTATAGATTTTAAACAATAATTACATAAACACCTATGAGCACAAGGAAGCGTGATACATGATGATCGACCAGATTCACATATGATACATACATCACTAACAACGTATTCATAATTATTATCTAGAAAACTTTGCACAACATCATTGGTTACGGTATATTCGTAACCATCCTCATTATACCTAATCAAAATCGTTTCAATTATAGTGTTTATGAATACTTCACATAGCGTTTTTTTGGTACTTGTACCATATGAAATACTGTCAGAAGACACTTTCACAAAATAAGTTTCAATATGATCATTTTCACGATCACGATTCTCAGCCATAATAATGTTAAATAATTCTTCAAAATCATCAATAACTGATGTTGTAAATATGTAGTTACCCATTTACGTAAGTTAAGAACTTTCAAACGACTAAAAAAATGATTGTATGAATTATGTTGTGTAATGAGCGAGATTCGAACCCAGGGTTGTTATAATATGAAAGTGTACACTGAAACCATTATGCCAAATCCACCACCGAAATAATAGTCAAAACTGAGATATAAGTTTTAAAAAGAGGTTTATTATAAATAATAATAATAATAATCTTTCTTCTCATAGGAATGTTATCTTATTGATACACTTAACTATTATAATTTAAACACTAACTCACTAATACCCGTAAAATTATCATAATTTCTTCTTGTACACATCACAGTCACGTTCAGTTTGCATAGTAATTATTCGTGCATGTTCCATCATATTTTGGTCCCTTTGATTTGCTATAGGCTCCAGTACTATTGTTCTTTTGATATCTGTCGATCATTTTGTTCAATGATACATCCGCTTGTCTGCTGGTTATACCTTTTGGACCAAAGGTTGGTGGTTTTGAACGACCCATTGTCGATGAAGCGGTGTTGGAAGACGACGACGACGACGACGATGTTGACTTGTTGGAGTTCATGGTTGTAATGATAAATTTTCATAGCCACCTCGCGTATTTATACACAAACCTTAATCTAACAAACCATTGTACTTGATGAGGTCACGTGTTGTTTACGCATATTTTCACCGGTTGAGTCATGGTAAAATTGCGTCTAATTTAATGTAACAGATTCCAATGAACTCCAATGAGGTCATGTGTTGTTTACGTATATTATACTATGGTAGAATTGCATTGACTTCCATATTAATCATAGTGCTGATGATAATCAGCACTATATACACCTGTGTGATTAGATTTCGTAGTCATTTCTATCGGAGCGCAATGTATTACCATGATATAGTTTTATATATTTACAGTATAATTCAAATAGATTAATAACATCGTCGTTAAAATTGTATCCTTCGGAAGTGTTATAGAAAATTTGCAAAGCCAAAGGTCTAGGTATTATAAATTCATCACCAGATACAATGATTTTTTGCTTATATCGTTTTAGTGTAGCTTTCAATTTGGATACATTCTTAATACCGATAACTTTGGGATCCGATATGCGCACATCTTCAGGGGATCGTCTGTTAGATAATGCCATATTATATTGGAATCTAGAAATTGGATAACTAGTTTTTTCTATGAACCTACCAATACTTAACACGCCAGGACTCTCAAGGGCTTGTGCTATAATGGCTTCGTCTGTAAGTGGTCCCAATGATTTCAGTCTCAGATTGTACAAATTGTTAACAGTCTTGGATGATGGAATTTCATCAGAACCGCTGTCGTTGTGATATAACGTTTTGAATTTTAGATTATTATCTGATATCACTCTGGATTTTGTGATATTAAAATCGTCATTTATTGAGACGCTAGTAACATTTTCAGAAATATTATTGCTTACTTTCTCGTTGGACATTATTTATAATTCCCATATGAATATTCAACTACAATTCGCATTTTAGATTTACACTAGTCTTGTGATAGACTTCCTTAAGTTGAGTCGCACGCATAGTGGTATTAAAATAATGGCTGATGAAGAAAATAATGGATTTATACAAGTTGTACGAAAAAGAAATAGAAATCATCATCAACAACAGCAGCAGCAGCATCAGAGATATTCTAATTACAATGTTCACCAAAATCAACAACAAATACCGTCCAATATGTATAATCAACAAAATAATTTCAATCATAGAATGATACGAGGTAGAGGTAATTGGTCTAGAGGCAGAGGGTGTGGGCAATACCATAACAATAATTATATACAACAACAACAACCACCACCATATCATTACCCGTCGAGACCATTTCAACGCGATGAAAGATATGATAATCATGGTCGACATTTCCAACAACGTGGGAGGTATAATAATAACAAACAACAAAATTTCCGAAGAAAAAAGTATGATCAGAATGTTTGTAACAACAACAGTAATGTTTCCAATATCGGTATAAGTGATATGCAAAAATTTCCAGAAATCAAGAAAAATAAAAATGATATTATTGAAAAAGAATCTTTGGTGTTTGATGATAATGAAGGATGTTCTAAAGTAAATTATGGTAAAAGAAGGAAATATATGGGAGTTGTTGAATTTATGGAACTTGATATTAATGACAACTTAAGTTATGAATATTCAGGAGTAAAAAAATTTGATGTTTTAAGATTAACACAATAAATATCTTAATGTATCGTGTCGATTGTGATCGACACGACTATAATAAATATGTCTATTATTTTTTTTTCCCTAGTCTAGCCACTGGTTTCTTTTTGCTCTTCATGAACTTTGTGAAATCTGCATTCAAAAGAGCTTGTGTATCTACTGTGGTAGCATTCAACGAAGAAGAAGAAGAAGTTTCTGTATTAAATATAGATGATATATTATCTATAACGTCAGATTCATTATCTGTTATTTCTTTAGTAGGGTTCAGTGTACATTTTACATTGTTACACATTTTATCACCTCCTAAATTATTAACCTTTTTTATACCTGATAGAATATCATCTAAATGATTTCGACCAACAGAATGCACATTATTACCTGACATAAATTTCAATATGTTATTTTCACGCAATTTTTGAAGATTTTTCTTTTTGCGTTTCATCGTAGTCGTCGTTTTTACTTTGGGTGAGTAGTGATGATGATCCTGTTGTTGCACAGTAGGAGGTGATAGAAGTGTTGGGGTAGGTGTTGATTGATGTATTCTTTCCAATGATACCACTGGAGTAGAAGGTATACTTCTTATTACTGGTCTTGCGTGTTTTTTCTCCTCCAAAGCTTGTGCAACCACATGAGCATTAAAATCTCTTTGAATGGTATCAAATTTACTTTGAAGTACGTTCAATTGTTTCTTTAAATTTTCAATCTCTTCTTGTTGCTTAGTAAACGAAGATTTCGTGTAAAGTGTTAATAAACCAAGAGCACTCGCTTCGATTGCTACATGTACCATTCGTGAAGTATCCATCGTTTAAGGTTTATTAAACGTATTTACCATCCTAAGACCCGATGCAGTCTTACTACTGAAATCGGTTATTTTTTTAAAAAAAAAAAACAACAAAATATTTTTAACATGTAATTAATAATAACGAAGATAAATTAACATACAACTCTGAGATCACATTGACCCGTATGTTTATTGGTAATCATAACAACAGTGTTCAATTTATATCTAAAATATCTTGCAACTTTATCATTGATGTTCATCCTCGGTAATGTCTTTAATTTTAAATCACCAACGTCTTCGAGTATACAATAAAATGGTTGCTTTTCGTGATGAACTACAGGAATGTTTAAGTCCGAAGCTGCCCAAAACTCTAATTTATTTCCACTATGTTTCTCCATTTCTGACCGAACTTTCGGTATTTCTTCTTCGAATGGTAACACGGCCACAACTACTTCAACATTATGTCTTCCCGCTTAATTCCATCGCTTTCTGAGCCTTCAAATCGTTGAAGGTAACACTGACTAAATGTACAATTTTTATTATCAGCGGTGATATATTCTTGAAGGTGATTCCGATTATGTGTTGGTATACAATCGCCGTTACCCAGGGCTATAACCCCGTATCCTTGAACATTGTTGCTAGAACATAACCCATTACAGACCAATCTGGTAGTGATGGTTTTTGATTTTTATCACCGATCATCAATAGTAAATCATCTTCATTATTCTCTTCAAAATTATAGTCTTCTTCGTGGTCATCAGCATTACCATCAACAAAAGCGTGTTTAGTTTTCTTTTGTAGTAGATTTTTTGTCTCACTTGAATCTTCTAATTCGCATGAAGAAGATTTTTTATTTTTTAATTTAATTCCACTCGCATTCGTAGTCGTCATCTTCTTCCTCATCAGAGCTTTCATTTCCACTTACTATACCGGAATCGACACTTTCACTATCAGACAAGTAATAAAAGTTTGCTTCGTCTTCTTCGTTATCGATATTTAATTCGAAATTTGATAACCAATCTTTATGAAGATAATATGATTTCTCATAAAGATAGTTTAACAATATCTCGATATCTTCATTAACACTGATATTTACATAGCACCCGATAGGTGGTGGTACATTAGAATTTTCCTCGATTTTTAAATGTAAATCGAGTAAATTAGTATTACGATATATCTCGTAATCAAGCCAACTGTTCACAAATACAGCACTACATAAACTGGGTATCACAAGAGCATTAAGTTCATCACATAAATATGATTGTATACCATCTAAATTATTTCTTATATCAATCATGTATTCTAACTCGGAACTAGTATATAATTGATCGACGTTTGGTTATATCATTATTAGTTAAAAGGTGATATAAATCCTGCCTTACTTTACATGTTTGTGGTGATCTTCTACATAATACTTCCACAGTGTATTCATCGATATAAATACCATGACTTTCAACTCCAAAATTACATTTATGAAAATCTTTTAAAATTATTTCTTTAAATGTGTTAATATTTATAGAATCATCTGATGATAAACCACTATCATTGCCGTTATAAACTTTCTTGTAGCCGAAAGTGTGCAATACAATATTTAAATTATATAATGCCATTTTGAATCGATCCACAAATACACGTGTGTTTATTACAACAGTATTAATGGTATTAATCACTATTATCATCGAGATTATTGTTAAGTAACAATAGCAAAGTTTCTAGGTTACCAATAGAATAAGTTATGGTTTTATCATCATCATCATCATCATCATCAACCAGACTATTCCGTGGAGGTGGTGGTCTAGATGGTTTGAAGAACCTTTTTGGTTTTTTAGTGCTATACGTATTGTATAATTTGCGACAATGTTTTTTATGTCTCATTAGAACCATTTATTAAATAGACACAGGTTGTTAAGACGAAATATTTTAAATATAAAATGTATACAGTATCTAATTTGGTAGACAGTCTACCAATGACTTCGGGTATTTTTGTTGGTAGTACGTTAATAATGTACCTGGTGTTCATAATTTTCGTTGGTAAACTAATGATGTCAAGCACCAGACGACTAGGAATAAAACCCTTAATAGTTATGTACAATTGGTTGCAAATTGGTTCTGAATATACTCTTAGTCACTGCAGTTATCAGCGATGTACCAATGATGAAATATGCATGGGAAAATCTATGCGATCTTCATTACGAGTTAGAGTGTTATGAAAGATTTAAATTGATATTTTTAGGTTGGACTTGGCTTTTGTTAAAATTGTTAGACTTGTTCGACACTATATTTTTTATATTGTTAAGAAAATTTAAAAATGTTAGTTTTCTACATGTTTTCCATCACACAACGACGGTGTTAACTACTTGGATTGCATTACAATATTCTCCTGCAAATCAAAACCTTTTTATGGCTACACTTAATAGCTTAATTCATGTAGTTTTATACTATTATTACCTTATGACTTCAAAGGGTTATCAGGTTTCTTGGAAAAAATACTTAACAGTTTTCCAGATTATTCAATTTATAGTGATGATCACATTCTGTAGTTATTTAATTAGTTGTCAAACTAACACCATACTACTATCTTATACTACATGGCAAATGATACAAGTAATCATATTTTTCGCTTTATTCGTAAATTTCTACGTAAGATCTTACAATATAAATAGAAGTGCAAGTATTACAAAATCACACAATCATTAGGAACGAGTAGAAATGGAAATGTTAAGAACATTAGATTCAAAAATAATATTAGGACGATGTTATACCAAAAATTGAAAAAACTAACCCGAGAGCAGCAGCAGCAGCAGCAGTAGTAGCAGAACATCATCATATCCGGAGGATATAGAAAATTTCATACAAAGAAGATCATTATCAAGAAATTACCGACGTATAATTATATTATGGCTGTGAAGTGTTATGACACTCGTGGAAGATATATAAAATTGGTGAACGATAATGTGTTGCAAAAATATTTTCAATTGGTTAATTCAAAAGACATGGTACTGGTGCAGCCACATATATTACTGACACCTTTGAATATTTTAGTTAATATCATAAAAATACATATTAATAGTAAAGCCATTGTTGATGATAGCAAAGAATTATTATATACAATTATAACAATGAATGCACGAAATTAATTGAAAAAATTCTAAAAGATGTATTATTCATATGTAGCATATCTATTGAAGCAAGTTATCTAACGAATACTCAATAGAAAAAAAAACGTTCGAGTATATACTCGAACGTTTTTCATATGTCACTTTATTCAATGAACAATAAAACAATATCACCATACTTGTGTATTTTTTTAATTAATATATTTATAACATTTATCACATTTTACAGTGTATCCTGACGATGACGACGGATTTTCCTATTAAATTCTTCCATATATCTTGCCCTGGTGTAATCTTTATCACTTTGAAAACATGGTCGACATAATATTTGTACATTAGATGAGGATTTGTTGGAGCTATCAAAATATTTCTGAGACGACAATGGTAACGCCAAACGTAAATTCGGATCTCTTGAATGACTATATTTTTCATTAACATATTGTTTCAGATAATATGTAGACGTATTATTCCTCGACATCATATTCTCTTCACGTAATAGTGCTCTAATAAATGTCCGTCTCTGTATCCTCTTAATTCTTTAGCTTGTAATATATTTGTTAAATCAAATTTTGTGAGTCAGTCAATATTTCGATCCACTTTGAAGCATAGTAAACGAGATTCTGGTAATCGTACTACATAGTACTCACAATTATATCCAACACCCACTACACAGATTTTTTCCAAGTCGATGCCCCACTCCAAACATTGACTACGCACTTAAATTGGATAGCATCACTATTCTCATAATGATCGTGTATCCGTGTGAAATTTTCAATACTGGTTACCGTTACTAACTCTGTCTGTTCTTTCGATTCATTTGTTATCAATACCAATGATTCACCAATGTTCGGTATTATAGTTGATGGTATTTTATATATGTATCTATGGTCAAAGGATTTTGTGGTGAATTTATCCATACTAGTAACTACAACCATATTATCATGACTCGTATTTGATAATGCAAAATCACGCTCGTAACGTAGTAACGGTAAAACATGGGTACTTAATTTCAAATTGTCTATTTCTTTAGCAGTCATTCGTTTTATGAGTAGAGTGGCATTATACTTTAATCTTTTTGCAGTGTCTGACGAATCCACCAGGATATATGTAATATTAGAGTCATCAATGTTGTTTTCATGGTCTTCTTGACTAATGGATGGCGATATGGTGGTGGTGGTTGTTGTTGTTCTACTCACAAGATGATGTGTGTATTTTTGAAGTGTAACGCATCCATTGTTTAATAATTTACCAACACAGCCACTGTCACATATTAATTCAGAAAATCTTTGCCTATTTATAGTGAAATACACGGACGTGATGGATCCAGTTAAAGTCATTTCGTACAAAGTTATGTATAATAATAATCTCGATAACCGATCAACTTTGAAAGCTGCGTCAAATCCATAACACTGAGTAAGACAGCTTGGATTATTATAGAACATATTTTCATTCACTATCGGTAATGGTAGAGGTTCTATAAAATCGGATAATGAAGAAATTCGATACTCGTCGAGCTGTACACATTTACCCAATCTATCCAATACTTGTAATTTGGGTATAAAAGAATCATCATCATCGCCGTCGTTATTTTCTCCTACAAGCTTTAATAGTTTACCAGTTGATACATATAATTTTTTACGACAATTCTCTGCAACTCGTTTTGATATTGTTTCATTGATATCATCATTGTCGGCTTCATAATATGATAATCCATATACATTAGTTATATTAACTGGAAGCATAGCTTTATAAACATCCCATAACTTTTCCACGACCTTCTTGTGCTTTCTAAACATAATGTATTCAACATGTGGATAACCAGTCGCGTTCGTGGTCGCCTCGGTGCCGTGATGAATATAAATAACAATCGATTTCCTATGAATTTTTGTATCAATATATGCACTTGATTTATTGTGATATGGTAAAACTAACGTACTATCATCATCATCGTCGTCGTCGTCGTTACGCTCCCGTTGTTGTTGTTGTTGTTTATTGATATTATCATTATCTTCAAATTTTAACGATATTTCGTTATGATTGTAAATGAACCGTGTCACAGGTCCACAGTTTCTCGAATAAATGTATATATTAACATCATATTGATATTGCAATGCTTTAACAAATCTAAAGCCATCTAAATAAGTTTGAGTAGAACTTAATATGTCTAAACGTTTGTCAAATGGTATATCGTATAACTCTTGAGCGGACACATTAATACAATCACGTAACTTAAGGCGTTCACTATTTAATATACTATCGGTTATGGACAATGTTCTAGGATCTCGACCGTCTAAATATTGTAGTGATCTTAATACAGCTTCTATTATTGAATTTGGTCCTTTTTGAACCCCACCTCTTATGCAATAGTATGTTGATGCATTAACATCATCCGTAACTTTGGATATGGTCGGATAATATTCACTGACACTATCATTATCATCATCGTCATGAAGTCTATCATCAAAGTAATTAATACCGGTAATGAATTTTTCTATACACATGGGCGATCTTCCGAACGAGTTACATGGTAACAAGCGTTGAGTATTGAAATAAATCTGAACTCGATTTGGTGCCACCGATGAAACTTCTGGCATAACATCACGGCTGTAAGCTAAGTTCACATCCTTCACCTCTTGGCTAGTTTTATAACAACATGGTAGATATGGAAATTTTTTACTTGCACCAGCCAAGTTATTGACCATCATCCCTGGGTATGGAGCGTCACTATATCTGCAATAAACATATTTTGGCTTATCGATACCACCTTCACCGTGTAATGGAAATTTTATGGTATTTCCTCTCAACTCGGTCGGAACATCATCGATACTATCCACAAGCATTGGTAAACGGTTACATTGTCTGGCATAATTATTCACAGGTATCACGGTACGTATATCGTTAATCGAAGTGGTTCTGATTCTCCTTGCCGTTTTATTACGAATTCGTTTCGAATCACGCAAAACTCGAACTCGTGGTAATTCATCATACAAGTTTTCAGCATAGTATTGTGATATTTCTAGTTCGGAGTTTTTGTAGTAAATCATCATTGTTACTATAGCTTCCGATATAAACGCAATATCGTCTTCGGAATTTGCATCTAGTATTCGTACTCTGGTGTGTAGTATGCTTGAAACTGTAATACCCTCCTTAGCTCTCTCAACAGCGATTGTGAATTTAACCAATTTACCATCATAATCAAATACGAACATGGGACTCCCCAGTGTAAATCGGCGCCATACTTTTCTGTATGCTACAACACCACGCTCGTCTATATAAACATTAGGTAAATTTTCATTACCATTCAATACGAAATACTGCATGTATTCCGATACAAAAGTAATAGAGTTTATGGTGAATGATGCCCCTATTTTTTGAGATTCCATATTTCTAACCAATATATTTCGCACATCAAAGTAATGAGGTGCCGCCCCTGACAGTAATTCTATAATATTACTATTTAGTACATGACTGCGAAAATTTATTATTATCTCGTTGTCATTACTACCATTAGTTAAACTAATAATATCATACAATAACAACGGTGACGAATTGGAACTCATTGATATGTATTCATTGTATCCGTTTCGCTTTATGGTCATCTAGGCGTACCGCCGATACTTCTAATAATGTAATCTATATTCGTAGATGTTTTTTCTGGATCGAGCCCTAGGTCTCCGTAAGCCATCTGGTATATTATACCATTGTTATCGGCGACAACACCGTCGTTGTGTATAATAATATCTTCACCAAACTTATTAACTCGTCGAGTAGTGTACCCCGTGTCTGCTGTTTCTGTTGCCGATGAACAAACGCTCTCGCGTCCACTCATACAATGAAATATCCATTCGCGAGGATCGAGTCCATTGGAGAAACCACGAGTTATGAACCCACGATTTTTGATCAAGACATCGTGTCTGGTTTCGGAAAATTTTGAATGTACACAACTTCTCATACCATCATTAATAACCATGGGAATTCTACACCCGTTGACCAACTGTTGACCCAACATACCCTTGGTTTGACCTACGTTGAAGTAATCACCTTTGCTGCCACTCTCTATCATTATCGCGAGGTTACTGCAATCGGTGCCACTGTTTTTCTTCACAATATTCATACCTACGTCTTTTGCTGTGGCCAATATTGTATTGATACGATATTCCTTTAAATTTTCATCGATTATAGTGTTGCACATGTGCCTGACATCGGCCATTTTGCTGTCCGCTATATTAGATATCAATTCTCCAGCATGCAGGAAATCTTTTGCAGTAACAGTGAAACCTTTGTAAGTCATCCAAGCGGTGGTTATGAATTGTAAACGGTCGACAAATTCCCCAGCAGCACCTCTACTGATATCGTTTCCAATTTTTCTAATAATGGAATCACGAGTCGGTCCTAATGTTCGCTTACTCAAACAACCCGATATTAAAATACCATCATCTATAATCAAATCACCACACTGGAAGTAAAACATCGCAGGAAACGCCAAAGATATTAACATTTTACCATTGAATACATGTCTTGGAATGTTAAATCTGTGACGAATATAATCTATTTTCTCCAACAGATTAGAAACGTTTGCGTTTGATGCGAGAATTATGTCAAAAGCCACATCTCGTGGCACTGTATGCTCATAAATATCTTCGATACTCATACAATAAGCAGCGGTCAGACAGTCTTGAACTATACATATACTCGCTTTATCACCACTATTCAAACATGCTGTAGGAGTTGATAAATGTTGTAATTCAACAGAAGCAGCAACACTCTGTGGTACGAAGCAGTTCATTTCATCACCATCAAAATCGGCGTTGAACGCTTTTGTGGTCGCTAAATTCAAAGTGAATGTAAGAGATTCATGTAATCTAATTCGGAATGCCATCATGGATCCTTTATGTAGTGTCGGTTGACGATTCATGAGCACTATATCTCCGTCTTGTAATGGTCTACATATAAAATCCCCACATTGAATTGCACAATCTTTTTTCATTTTTCCATTTCTTATGATTCGTGGTTTGGTGCCGTTGTGTAAAACCATTTGTTCGGCCCATTGTAAATTCGATTCGGTCACTTTTTCAGGTATGTACAAATGTTGAGCCATTACACGAGGAAATCCAACTTGGTCTAACTTTAAAGTTGGATCAGGGCCGATCACCGTACGACCGGCCATCTCCGAGCGCTTTCCTAGCAAGTTGTTTCTGATTAATCCATGCTTACCCTTTATGCGATCTATGATCCCACGAACCATATCACCGTTATCGTTTCTTTTCACTTTGGCAGTGTTTGTGCAGTATACCGATATTTTCGTCTTAACATCGGCTAGTGCTTTGTCTCTATCGTCACAACTTTGTGTGAGATCTTTAGCTATATTATTGAGTCTCACGATGTCACACAATAACACCGTTAGATCGTCATCTCTTTGAATATCACTACGACCATTCTCCAAATGTCTACATACTGGAGGAATAACCAACCACTTTCTTAGTATCATACGAGATGGGTGTACAGTTTTCAGGATTGTATCTACGCAATCTTGAGGTATGTCGTCTAAAATAGTTGCCACCTCTTCGTCGTTTAACCATTTTTTTTGAGTACCAATAACTTGGCAAAGCACTCTGTGAATCTTTTTTTTAGCTTTAGATGTTTTTGTGGTCGGCATTGCTGATAGTTTATATTGTGCCGGTACCGTGTTGCAGTGCATACAGAATATACCGCGTCTATCGACCAATTGTACTAAATCACTTATACGCTTTGGACCCACACTATCCGAAGATATAATTTTCTTTACCTTTTTTTCCGTCATAATTGGTTTATGACACGCTCTACATATTATGCGCATAATATCACGAACTTGATGTAGAAACAAAGGGTGTATAATTGGTTTTGCCAAATTTATATGACCAAAATGACCGGGACAATCATAAGCTCCCTGTCCACAAGTCCCACATGGTTTATTACCTTGTGCACCACTCCGTATATCAAATACAGTCCCTGTCGTATCGTTGTTAGGACCTTGGCGATGTCTGGTGACTTCATATGTGCTCAATTCTTCCATATCATTATCTGACATGAGTTCGAAATCTATTGAAGATATTTCCATATTGTAGTGGTTTTTTTTTAAAAAAAAAAAACAAAACTAATTAAAATGTTGTTGTGAATTTGCCGACGTGAATCGTCTCCGATAGTGTATATATATCTGGATGCCGTTGTAAAATTGTAGCTCATTATAAATTGTACCACCATGTCTATCACAACATTCGATTGTGATAAGTTCATAACAATGTACGATATTATCGACCATTACAAAACTCATCAATGGCCATGGGATGAAACGCATTTTGTCAGAAGAGCATACTGCGTATCATGTAAAAATCCATCACCAATACCACTAAATTATCCTGAACATTTTGTAATAGTGGGCAAAGAAAATGTTCTCAAGAAACTCATCGGAGAATCGATATTTGCTTATTATTTCTGCATTAATTGCCCATACGCTGTGTACGACCATTATCCTAAGGATGAGTGTGAAGTGTGTATCTCGTAAGACTTGGGATAAATAAAATGTTTCATTAAAATAAGTTGTTGTTTTATTTTCAAAGAAGAAGATAGGTCGTTGTTACATTACACATCTATAGTTAACACCACAATCGCCACTTTTAGATACAGGTACATTTAGTCGGCCAATTTCATTGACATAATCTATCAGCATAATATCTAGTAAATCTACATCAAGGAAGCGTTTTTCTTCAATACATGTCACCGTTTGAAAAATTATCCATGGATACCATTGTTTCTTCTCTTTTATAATTTTAAAGTATTTATCGCTTTTTTCACCAGCAAACAATACAGAATTCCACTTTAAAATCAATACGATATTTAATAATACTTGTATAGAGTTGAATAACTTGCTGTTGTCGCCGTCTTTATCATCTTCATCATTTAAAAAAAAAGTATTACTGTATTCATTTATGATATTAATTAACCAAGTGGGACCGTTTTCTATGACATTATTATATTTTAAACGATTAACTAATGTACCATCTACGTGATGATCTATTTGCACATAAATCTCCAATAAAGCCGATAACACCACTTTTGGATCGTAAAAAGCAAGCATTGACACTAGACTGGAAATACTGTCTGTACTCTTGGTCTTGTGATTGTAGTAATTCTTGAATGCATCCACTGTAATCTGTTTCATTAACTCACTGTGGTACTCTTTAAATTTATACAGGAGTACATGCACCATAGTCAGATGGTGTTCACTGGTAATTGGCAAAATTTCAGATACACCACAATCAGCGTGTTCGGGCAATATTTGATCCAAAAACCTAGAAAACCTTATAAAATCTTGACCAATATCTACACAGGCTATGGTCAAATATTTCCATGCTTGAAAGACAATCTTCTTCTTAACGATTTCGTTTAATATATTCCAATCCTCGATGAGTATTTCGAAACGATAACTATTCACGTAATCAAAAATTTCATTGTTTTCAGACGAATCTAAATACTCAACGATATATTCGTTTTGTAAATATTTACAAAAAGGATCTTTAGTAAAATTAGCAACGGTATCGTATATACCATACACATCATCCTCTTCATTTATAGATGATAATACTATAGAAATGGTATCGTTCCGGTTCGATGTAACATCTTCTTCTTCATATTCTACTCGATTATAACAACAACACGACCACATATTTACGTGTTCTCACAGTGAACTGAGATGAAAAACACATTATACTTTTAAAGTCGTGTGTGAAATTATATAATAATACCATAAAAATTCGGAACCTATACACTTTAATTCACAATCCACAATGGACGTGTTATCGTAGACACTCTCAATTACCATCTTGGTTTCATCCGAGGTCAAACATTGTTTATGTTTAAATGCATTCTTGAAATAATTAATTCTATTTTCAAATGTTAGAATCATGTTTTCGAGTATACTTATTCTTAGACTAATACATTCTCTGATCGATACAATAAACTCCCATTGATATTTGTTCAATACACATGGTGGGTTATTATCACCGTTATATATCAACAATTGCGGTGTACTTACTGGTGTACTAGATGAAGATAGATTATCATCATCATCTTCATCATCGCTACTACATATACTATTTTTCTCAAAAAAATTATTATAACTATCGTATAAATCGTAAAAAGTTTCAATCCAAATTTTTTGGTTTAATTCAACTTTATTGTTGATGTTAACACATACATTTTGCCGCAAAAATCCTTCATCGTTTAATTCTATTTTAAGATAGACAGCTATGAAAAAGTGTTCGTTGAGCTCGTGTTGATGTTTTTGTAGTATCAATTTTTTTTTGTTGTAATTATTCATAATTATTAGGATATATGTGTTGTCGGGTGAACTTAGTAAACGTAACTAATTGATATCTAACAAGAATAAAATGGCTAATATAGTAATATCATCGGTCGATGAGACTGTTAGAAATATCTTACTTAATGGTGAGAATGCAGACGATACCCAAGTACTTGATTATTTAAGGAAATTTGATGATAATCACAAGTTGAAAACCAATATACCACGATCTGTTATTTTAACTAAATTTGTGAGTGCCAAGTTATATAACAAACACGAAATAGAAACCGCCAACGATTTACATTATAACATACTGAAGAATATCAGTAGAGATATTTGGTATTCCGGTATCACCCACTGTGAAATTTCACACCTGACAAACTTAGCTATTCGTCACTTCATTAGAACAACCAAGCGATGCGCTAGGCTCATTGTAGAAAAAGTAAATACAACGAAGGGAACAGCTGGTAATTTCGATGATAATCAACTAACACACATATTCAATTATAATGGTATTCTAAGAAATTATTATAGAAGGCAGTTACCAGATAATCCTTTATCTAATATTTCCTTGATAAGTAGTAGTGGTAAATATATGTACCCATTAGCACTGGCCACTGCAAGTGGCGCTGGTTCCAAATTCCTTGGTGGTTTTGATAATTATGTAACACCCCTGACTGCCATGTTGTTTGGTACAGCCATAGGTTCCATAATTTATTACATACAACAACCATTATATTACTATGCAAAATATGATTATCCATTCGATCATAATTCGATCAGCTGCCAACTCGTAGCGGAAAATGTCACTGCAGACAACGTCCAAGACTTAGTGGAGAAGAACTCTGCTACTACTTCCACAATTTTCGTACACGAAGATAGCAACTTGTATAAAATTACCGACGACAAAATCAAAAGCATCAACTCGATCATCTCAGAAAAGAACAATCACCAACTACCATTGTTTTGTATGATAAATTCGAAAGATAAGACCATTCTCAATATATACTTTATTCACGATGAAACTAAACCCGTGGCCGCTATCCGTATACCACTCGATTGTCCCAACAATCTAGGTATAATTTCATATTCCCCTTCATCAAATACACCACCTCATGATAAGAATTCAGAAACTTCCTACACTTTGTACGCTAATTATGATGGTACTATTAAACTAGTACATTACTTACCGAACAAAAACGTTTGGGAAATAGTAACTACTGCAAAAACGTTAACAGACAATAGTGACTTTAAAATTCCATCGGAATATGAAAGAAGTATTTACTATAGATATCTAAGGCGGTATTACTTTGGTGAAGAACGTGGTAGCGCTAGTTTATATTGTGGTATATTGTTTTTAGTACTAGCATTGTATATGCAGTTCAAACGTTAATTGAATTTAAAAACCATCAACACAATTCGTATGTAACAGTAGGAGGCGTTTGTGGTGTTTTTGAACCTGTTTCCTTTTATAAACACGATACATTAACCATATAATTATGGGAATAAATAACATTTGTTCTTTTCAATATGAAACGGGGAGAATTTTCAATTCTTATTCTAGATTCAGATCTGACTATAATCGCTCGTGAGCAATGTACAGGTGTGAATTTTTACCATTACGATATACAAACAACAAAAGTCATGAGTATTTATGTAGATGCGTTAATAAAATTGTTAAATCTCATAATAATCCAGCAACCGAGGGATTATTATATAATCCATTTTCGAAAAAAATGGTGAACTCGAATAGTGTAGCAGCTTTGGCTTTAAGACTATTCGTCGGCATCACGGAATTTTGTGATGATGTCGAGAATGCAATATACCGCTCTATGTGTGTTAATTTACCAGAAATTTACTTCACCCAAAACATTGAACAAATGCTCGGTATGAGGTATTTGTGGCGCAGGAATTTCTACCAATACGATCATGTGGTTTTTCATCCATTCACGAGAAAATGTTTGCACAAGAACAGTGATAAGGCCAGTGTATGGCATAAAACATTCGATACATGTTCATGGTATCTACGCACTGGTGCCTATAGTAATGGTGGTCGATTATTATACGTTCGTTTTCAATTATTCCAGACTTATGAGCGTAAATACACACAATGTAATTAGTATACCTTCCAATTTACACAGTCTCTTGGATACATGGAAACCACATCCTGAGAATAGCAATTACCGTGAGGAAGGTGCTTATCACGATGTAAGTCCGATATTTTCCAGGCAATACTACACATTATCAAATGAACATGAATCTGATGTCTTAAGAAGAGAATTTTCTCCTGAAATAATCGCATACATGACTACATCGCATTACCAAAATAGTATGAGACATCTAAGAAATGCTACACGGAAAATAAGTTGGCTCTACGTACCTAAAATAAATACTAATGGTGGTCAAGAAGAAGAAGATGATATTGATTTCATGATACGAGTCAGGATCGCTGCAAGACTCAAGTACGGCGGTTCAACCATGTATAAAGCAAGTGCTGAAATTCGACACGCTTTCAATTATTACTACAGCCGTAATGGAAAACGATTCAAATCTCTAAATGGTTGTGTGATATGCATGGAAGCGTGTGGCGATAATGATATTGAAGAATGTGTTACATTCATTCCTTGCGGTCATACAATATCGTGTAGAAGTTGTATTACGGAGAGTGTAAAATTATGTCCTATGTGTAGAGATCCCATAATTGTAGGGGTAGTAGTCGAATAAAACGATATATATATATATATGATAAATGTGTATTTTTTTTCAAATAAAAAATTAACATCTCCTCCTCCTTACAATGTTATAACATTTAAATGTACAATCATCATTAACTGCATACAAATATGGAAACAATGATTTTTGTCTTTTACACGAATTCTCGACAACATCAATCTCGTAGCGATCGATAGGTTCATTGATGAAAAACATCATATGTTTTGGTAATTTTATTGCTTCATTTTCGTAAAAAGTCACACGTAGGTTTTTATGAACTGTGAAAGTAAATTCTTGCATGTAGTAATAATTATCATCTTCATAAGGATATGGGCTCGCCTTTATTTTCTTATGAGTCGTCGTCTCAGCATCTTCACAACTATCACCCGTGATTATTTCTTCGTTGATATGATTGTTCAGTTCCGTATTAACGTAGCGGAATATGTTAAGATGATTTCTTGATTTTCCGCATGGTTGTGGTACCCATCGAATCGACAAATCAGGTAACAATCCAGTAGTGTAAATATAATGGATTCTATTCTCACAGCTACGCACGCGAACACTTATGGTTTTGTCATCGGTTTTGCAATTATCCGGAAAATGAAGACCGTAGCATAGATTTTCACGCAAGAATGAACTATTATCGGTTATCCTCTTATTTTCACAATAAACAGTTATATAATTTATGTAACCCATCGTCGGAATAATAACAACAACTACGACGGCGACAACAAAATAATTACTGATAATAATGAGGCCGTGAAAATTGTATATAAAACGGTCGTGATAATACGACCGTTTTAAAGAACATATTACGTATTATTCTCTTTGATAGTTAAGTACACAGTGGACTCGTCCTCCTTCTTTTTCAATAGATTCATTACAGACATTACCACGATTTCAGCATCTAATGGTTTCTCTGAATTGGTGCATTCATGTATCAACTGACGTAGTTCTCTCTGTAGCGAATCACCACTGAGTTTTTTATTACTCTTTCTGTTTACTAATTTGAAGGTTACATTATCGTACACTAAATTATCATTATTCGTATTTATAAGATGCTGAGTTATAGCATCTTTACCTTGTTGTAACTGATCGTTTATTATCTTATGTTGCTCTTTTAGTTTACTGATCTTTGACTGTATATCTACAGCATTGCGGTGAGCCATCACCACTGACATTAATAGTTCTCCAGCATTATTGTTATCCATATTTTGGTATTTGTTAATGAATCACATGTGCTTAAATAAAGATTATGACCACACCCATTGTTAACAATGATAAATACCCCATGCGAGAAATATCAATAGATTATGGAGTTGATGGTAATTTTACCATATACAACTTGGATCCCAATAATAAAGTATTAAAATTTGTTGGTGTTTTTAAAGGTGCACGCGCTGAAGAAATGGTAAAGTATAACGTTCGACAGGTATCATCCGGTGTATATATGATATGGTGGTATGAGTGTAGAACTTCCAATATAGTCCATCATGTTGAAAACTTCAATACTAATACCGTATACAGTACAATTTTTGATAGAGTCAACAGTATAATGTACGCGACCAAGGGTAATATCACGAACAAAATTTTGTTGTAACACAGTTGTAAAACAAAATGGATCAACGAGTTTTTAGCGAATTTACATACAATATCTATGGATATCGAAGATCACTGCAAAACAGATCCCACGAAGATTTAATGAGTTTATTAAGTGAACCATCACGTGCACCTAACCATTGGTATCGTTTACCAATGGTCATGGTAATTAATGGTGGTCGCAATATACCACCTCAATTGACTCACATATCCATAAATGTCGGTGATGATGGTGATCAAGTTTTCGATGAGATTGCAAGAAACGTTAAAAGATGTAATCTATTACAGTGCATTATGGACATTATTCAAAAAAGCCTGGTACGGTACGACATGTTACCCGATGTAATATCCTATCTGTATTCCATAGATAACATTCTAAATAATCTTACGAACACCACAACTACACCGAGAGGCGTCGTAATATCATACCGATACATTCAACCGGATGACTTTAATTATTCCGTATATGAACGATCCAGGACAGAAATACCAATGTGTGTCACACTATCTTATTTTAGTTCGATTATAAACTCTATTAGACGAACTATTAATTCACTACCTCTCGGTCTTTATAGGTACGCTCACCAGTTATTGTGTGCCGAAATGGACCGTGGTTTCATATATGGTAATTCTGACGCAATAAGTACTATCATCAACGACGCTATGGTCGTCGATCATCAGGCTTTACACCTAGCTATAATTAGTGCTCGAGACAATATACCAACCAGTGTAGATATACCTGACGAAGAATCACCAATTCGTCGTGAACGTAGTAGAACTGGTACATATTCCCCACGAAGATCACGGAGTAACACTTTAGTATTGGATCGAATATTGGGAAGAAGAAGTAGAACAACAAGAAGTCGTACAGGTACATATTCACCACGAAGATCGAGAAGTAACACTCTTATATTAGATACAAGACCTTACTCATCAATTTTCAACAGATATCCTAATCGAACTAGAATATTAGAAACTCCAACTAGAGAAAATGGAGATTCTTCAATTTCATCGGTAACATCAGCATCACCATCATCGTCATCAATAATATCTATCGAAGATGATGATAGTGACTATAATGACAGTGATGATGATGATCAAATATCAATATTTGACTATGTACGTAGATCTCAGTCGCCGATTCCGGGTCCTTCAAACAGACAAACACGTGGTCGTGATAGAGCATCTATTAGAATTATCAGAGATTATTCAAAGTCTAGTTCACCCGATATTAATAATTCAAGCCGAAATCTGAAACCATCAGTTGTAAGACAATTAAGATCATCAGCCGTATCGAAAACATGGTTAGAAAACTCTAAAGAATTTTACCCAGACAAAGAATGCATAATATGTAAAGACAAAGATGCTAATTGTACATTAGTACCATGTGGTCATCGAATAACTTGCGAGGATTGTACGAGACCTCTGGAAAATTGTCCAGTGTGTCGTAATAATATTACTGGTGATTTTCATAGAGTGTAACTAACGAATTATTCAAACTAATAATCCGTCACCAAAGTTTATTGGTTTAAAATGACACATACATATGGTATTGTTACTTTTAACACCGTGACGATTATGATGCTGTTTTACGCATTTTCCATGACATGTTACTCCTTCTTCGATCCATATCCTACGACAAAAGTAATCGCATGCGTCTTTGGGATTACACATATTATATTTCTGAAAGAGTCCTCTGTTAACATCTTCACCGTTGGAACATTGACAGCCATGCTCACTTGTACATGTACCATTAGGCACATAATTACCATTGGTGTTAAGTATTCGACATGCAAGATTGCATGAGAAGTCGTTGTTACTTTGACAAACGGTAATGGCGTTGTCGCTACCACATACGATGTTAGTAACGAGTGTCACAAACATCAGTGCTTTAAAGTTGACTTTATTCCTCATAATTGTTTATTTCACTCAAATTTTTAGTTAACTTCTAATTTTCAAAGGGAAACAACATGTCGTCTACCTATTCAATTATTTTACAACCATGCAGTAGATATGGTAAATTAGGCGATCACATAAACCACCTAAGCATTTACGCTTATTTTGAACTGTTATTGTGTAGTCGTTCAACACAACAAGATAATAAGTGGCATGAGAATGTGATTAAAACGAAACAGGTGGAATATTTTGTCAAAGTTATCAGAAGAATTGGTAATGAATCTGAAGTGGAAATCATGGCGAATAGTTTGACATCTGCCCCAAACCATATACTATCAATTCATAAATTGAGAAATGAAAAATTACCACCAAGCAAAAACGAGAAGAAGAGACCTGATGACTGGACTATCCTGTATTTTGATGAACTACAAGAAGCTAACGAGTTTCTAAACATTGCAACTCAACATATTTTCGACGAATTTCTACAAATAACAAGTAAAATTAAAGAAGACGATATTCTTATCAACAACATTAAGGTGTCCGACGATAATTCTATTGATATGTGTGATTTTTTGACCAAATAAATAGAAATAAATTACATGGTTGTTTGTTTCATTAAACAGAGTATCAGAAATTGATTATTTTAAAGGATAATTATGATCAAACTTGGCATTGTACCATTAAGATGGAACTAAATTTGAATTTTGTCAAATCTCTTCTTGCACACGATGATGAAAAAAGTGGCCAATTTAATTTCCGTGGCGTTCGAAAATTATTTGCAGAAAGTCTATACAATTACTTCAACGAAGCAGTATTCGCTAATAAACTACCAACTGTAAAAATAGTCTGGAAAAAATCATTGTCCGTAACCGCCGGATATTTGGACACTGTCAATTCTCTTGTGGTTCTATCAAGTAGCGTGATCATATCACCTTCACGTCTCGTTGAAACGCTTGCACATGAAATGTGTCACGTGGCCGTACACTACATTGATAGGCGGAAGAAAGAAAATCATGGCAAAAATTGGAGAAGATGGACCAGGAAAGTTACGAAATTCGTACCTCTGCTTCGAATCACCACAACTCATGACTACAAATTACAGCATAAACACGTCTATGTTTGTAGTAAATGTAATTATGAAAAATTACTGATGAAACGTATGTGTGCTAAAAAGACAAGGAGAATATGTAAATGTAATGGAATATATGTTAAGAGAAAATAAACTTAATTTTATACAAACAAAACAAATTTTATTCACCTTAAGAATTATTTATTTTATGACACAAGATATCATATGACAATGGACCGACTAGACCTCTAGTTTCACTAGGCGCACAAACATAATTTGATCCACCGGCGTTCTTCACATTGATCTTGTCCTGTCCACTCCAAGGTACTGAGAACGTTACAGTCGCAGCCAATTCAGAATCGTTTTCGATTATATCAAAACTACCTTCTGTACCACTGGGACTATTTTCTCGACCCATTGCTTTGAAAATAGCAGTGTTAGTGTTAGAGAACTTCATACCGTTTACGCTGACAACATCGACTCCGTTAACTTGCCATTTACCCCATGTCAAAACTGCATTAGAGATGAATCCATTGTTTTTAGCACCGGCTCCATTGTGTACGTGAAATTGGACTGCGTTATTTTCTCCTCTAGGTATGGCGGTATTGATGCATTTCATTATCTCACTCATATCAAAACTTCCTCCACTTGTAGCCAATTTCGTGAGACATACGAAAAAGTTGCACAGTCGATGCTCCCAATCTTCTTTAACGGATGATAACTTTTTCGTCGACTGACATGACGCCGTCGGCACCCAGTGATTCGAATCACCACAACTACCATCGACGACTTCGGCGTTGGTTGTAAAACCACCAACCCAGGCTAGGATACCAATTGTTATCAAGAATAACCCCTTCATCTTGCTGTAATGAATTAAATTTCTATTCAAAACGCTGAGAGTTTTATACTGTGTTCTTCAGCTGATAACCTATCATAAGTGTAACGGAGGTCAAAAAAACAACTTTATCATCTTGTGAACTTTGATCTATTGAAATATTCGATATAATTATAATCTTCATAAGAATATGAAGATTAACCATTAGCCTCATTTGCATACGAAATATTTTGTCGCGACAAAACTTTATTTGGATTTGAATTTAGATAGAGCCATCGATGACATCACCATAAATACCATATACATATAAACATTATTGTAGTGTCACATAATCTTCGTATCGGTGTGATATTTTTGTCGCGACAAAACTTTATTTCGAATCTAATTCAGAGAGTTCTCGATGACATCACCATGAATACCATACGCATATGAACATTGTGGAAGACACTCCACAATGTTCATACATATACGAAGATTGTGATAATTTTATCATTCGTCTAATTTTAATACGAAATATTTTGTCGCCACAAAACTTTATTTGGATTTTAATTCAGATAGAGTCATTGATGGTATCACCATGAATACCATATGCATATTAACATTATGGTAGTATCATCATAAGACACTCCACAATCTTCATGATGATATGAAGATTGTGATAATTTTATCATTCGTCTAATTTGCATACCAAAATATTTTGTCGCCACAAAACTTTATTTGGATTTGAATTTATACGTATCTCTCGATGACATCACCATTAATACCATGCACATATGAACATCATGGTAGTATTATCTTAAGAGTTATGAACAAATTAACCCGCACCGATTCAGTGCGGGTGAGTCATTCGTGCTACCGAAGAATATTAAACCGAACTCGAAGTTCAAAACGTAATATTGTTGTTTTCTACATTCACCACTACTATCGTTAGGAAATCCACAATCACATTATAATTAAGATAACTTCATAAAAATTACCCATGTATTTAAATCATTGCATAATAGTAATCTTCATACATATACGAAGATTGTGATAATTTTATCATTAGACTAATTTGCATACGAAATGTTTTCGTCGCGACAAAACTGTATTTCGAATTGAATTCAGATAGCACCATCGATGACATCACCATAAATACCATGCGCATATAAACATCATGGTAGTATTATCTTAAGTCGCTCCACAGTCGTCATGCTTATATGAAGATTGTGGTAATTTTATCATTCGTCTAATTTACACACGAAATATGTAACATGTACCGATGGTAACATGACAACGCACGATAAATTCGTTATTCGAACTTTGATGCTCGTTCGTAATCTTCATAGTATCATGTTGTTCGTGATTATTTTACCATATCTAATTTGCATAAAAGGAGATGTAATTAGCGAGTTAGGTGATATAACTTTATGTCGCTCGATGGGCGCTGGTCGCCATGTTGCTCTCCAATGTACAATTCGGCAAGAAGACATTATCTGTACCTAAAATAGAACATAATGGAGTAGATTGGTTTCTAGCCAACCCGTTTGGTGAATCGTTAAAATACGTTAATTTACCAAACGCAATAGCAAAACATGTAACAAAGAAGAATCAACGGTTTTTGTATCAACTTATGCATCCTCCTCCTCGCGAGGAGGAGGATGACTCATCGCCGTTCACGATTAAATACAATAGTAGATTCATCAACAAAGCTGGTATATGGGAGTTGATTCAAAATTCACCTATGAAAGAAGCCCAAGAATTTAGAGATTGGCAAAATTCAGATGTAATGCCGAAATTATGCGATGTTGGTGAATATAACATGCTACGTGATGCTCCAAGAGCTATAATCGATGGAATGAACACCATGCACTCGGCTACAAACGAAGGTAGAAAAGCTCCGTGGTACCAACAAGAAGGCGCTATCGGTGATCTCCATGAAATCACCTTGTGTATCAGAAACAAGGATGATATTATCGCAAAATGTTTACAGGAAAATAGCGAGCAACGTTTGGCACTAGCTGCAAAAGACGAGCTGATTGGTAAATGCTTGGTAGAGATTGCATCTCAACGAAATGTTAACGAAAGCTATCGCGTGGCTCTGGAAGAGAAGGACCGCCGCGTCGACGCGCTCATGCACCGCGTGATGGATTTGTCCGAACGAGCGGTCGAGTATCCGAGCAAGGCGCATCAGCAGCCGATACTGTTGCTGACGCAGGAAGGGAATCACTAGTGAATTCGTGACCGGTCAGAAGGTGCACGTCGATCGTAAGAAGCGAGAATTGTTGCCGCGGGACATCGTACTCGAGTGCCCTAGGCCCAATCCGCAGGTGGACTTCAACAATATCGTAGATCGTGTGGAGACCACGTACGCCGGACGTCTGAGGTCGCGTAACCGCCGCCGCATGACGTTCGACAGCGAAGATACCGCCGCCGAGGTGGCGATCGCGTGCAAGGAGATGGTCGGGCCCGGTGCTAAGATTGTCAAATTGAAATGAATATTCATTTAATTCGCAAATGGTGACGTTTGTTTTTTGTTTTTGTTTCGGTTTCGGGTCATAGGTTATCAATATATGTATGTGTGTAATTACTTATACGATGGTCAAGTCAAGTCATTTAGTCAGTTAATTTTTACAAGTCATACAATGCAGAAGTACTTCTTGAATTTGTACAACGTTGTGTTGGTGTTAGTAGTTGTAGTGACCATCCAACCATTCGTTTGTGGTTTTGAGGAAGAATTGTTTCCAAAAAATGATACCCCGGCAGAGACGCTACTGTGGACAGCGTATAAAAATCATTACGATGAAAATGATACGGAAGATGTGGTGAATTATTGTTCTATGTACGACGATATGTTAAGACGATGCGATTTATCGCAGAGTCATTGTTTTGAAGCAGTTGCGACGCACTCGTGTAATTGTGACTATGACAGTCCCGTTGTGACTGCGAACTTCTTGCGAGACGACATGTTGACTTGTGACACCCCGTGTGTGTATGATGAAAACCTGAAGTTTTTCACTTGTTCCGGCGAAATGTGCTCACCGCCGGATGATTACACTCAATTATTGAATGAAACAATAAGAAATTACGGGCAACTAGGTGCTGTTGAACTGTTGAATCGTTATAATATGCTGTTTCCAAAATCTTACCGCATGAAGGAACTTCTCTTTAAACCTGGTTCGGAGCATGTGATGTTTCCGTATCTCAACAAGAATAATATGAAAATCGAATTTTTACCTCTTGCTATCACAAAAAATGTGACCCACATCGCAGGCTGGGCTCGAGGTTTAAAAACTATACCGCTCGCCAAAGACAACTCTAAGAGGTTGATACCAACACTGTTCTATGGTATTACATGCTTCGAGAACACATACAACGTCATCGACATAGAAAATAACGACAATGAATGTGACAAGTTCATCCAAGGTATCGTCGATCATGTGGACGACAATCCTGGCTATAATTATGCAATACTCTCTGCGATACTTACGTACGACTTTGGTGTGCCATCCCAAGATGTTATACCATCAAAACTGATCTATACAGTAGATTTGTTCACCGGTAGTGTAAAGCAAAATGAAATTGAAATACAATGTATAATAAATAGAAAATAAAACAAACTTATTATCATAATTATATTTTTTTTTTAACAAGCCTCTACCACAATCTTTAGAATCATATGAAGATTATTTGTCTAATTTGAAAGCAGACAAAACCCTAACCAAATACAATATTCAATAAGCCTACTGATCTACACTCCAATATAAGGTTAACATCGTTTATTGGTATAATGTGAGACGTTTTAGTGTCGAGTACACCCAACACTAGGAAGGTGCGACGGTTAATCACTACATTTTCGATACAATCTCCATTAATTCCATTCCAAGTCACCACGATGTTGTTCTCATCGTCACTGGTCAGCGTGTAGTTATCCATGATTCTTATTTTATTTTTTCGCTCCATAATGTTCATGATGACTGGTTTTGAATATAAAGATTCCATATGTTCTTTACAGTACAAGGTCTGCTTTTGAACGGTGATGGGTGACGATGGTTGTTCGTTATCCGTACACGAAGATCCTCTATATGATTTGTAGTTTGTATACACAACCGATCTGAAACACTGTGGTTGACGACACCTTTTCAATAATCCTCTACTAATGGTGGTTTGTACCATTCGTGCGCGTTTAGCTGGTGAGGCCATTGTGTCAGCCTGCTTGTTTACTTCTACCGCAGCGTGACCATTAAATATATTCTGTTAGTATGGAATGAATCAAATTTTGATTTACCATAAATTTTCTGATGGAGGGGTCAAACTTTTGTATATAATGAGCGAGGTATTTGTGTTAAGTTCATATACATTCACCTCAAATATGGTGACACATTGCTCATCATCATATTATTATTCAATGGATGTTGAGAAGTATATTTTAATGAAAATACATTCGGCTATACCACATGGTTCGCCTGAAACTTTACCTCATAACGACGACCATGGTATTGTTGTTAATAAGAAGAAGAAGACTCAAGCGAAAATGTGGCAGGAATTAGATTCACCTATTATGAATCGTATTAAATATATGAAGTTTATCGTGAAGATGTATGAAAAATCAATACAGTCGCAACGCGAACATCGTAATCAATGGTCTTCCTGTGTTATTAATGCATGTGTCATTGAATCGTGTGGCTTTGCTCTCTCGTCATGTGATTACGTTGATTGGGTTCTCTCAGAAATTATATGTTCTCGTCTACATGGTAGTTTTTGCCATGTCCTTTTCAAGGAATCCAATCACGAACACCATGTAGTAGCTTCCGTGGTGACTAGTAACACCACTACAAGAATGCGTGATAATTACCATGAATTTGATTATTTTATAGACGCATCGAATGGAAAAGTAATAAAGAGTAGTGATAAAACGGAATTTGCAAGATGTACCCAACGTTTTGACGCGTTAACGTCTAATGAAATGTTGATAGTACCAATGCAGTATAGCGATATCATTGACATTGATAAAGATATAAACGATTGCTGGAAATATGTGTATAACAACATGGAAATGATACTGGGGCGGTTGAAGAAGGTGTACACTGATGATGTCAAACTGGCAGATATTATTCCGACTATAAACAGATTTTTACAGGCAATTCAAAATAAACATACAATTCTTATGTATGGACCAGCATAACTAACTAAAATAAACAACAGGATTGATCGTGTTTTTTTTTATTTCAAAATAAGTACATATCCTTAAGAATTCCTCTCGAAAGGTATCCCAAAGTTGAAACATTCACACAATCCAGTGTTGGTATTACATCTTGCTGTAACGGCGAGTCTCAACAAACTATCTCGACGACAGGAATTGAGACAAAAGTCGTGTTTACAAACAGCATCCACCGTTGTAGTAATAATTGCAATCATGATCACCAGAAGAACAAAGCACCGAAGGGGATACATTTTCGAAGTAAATGTGAGTGATATGACTGTCGTATTGCGGCTTATATACAAGTGACTCCGTCTCTTCTCATCGGAGCGTGTAATTGCGATGATGACTAATGTATTGTTTGTTTGTTTAGTGAACCCAAAACAATTAATGACACATTTTTACTAGCAGTATATATACAAGTTCATTTCATACAACGAAACAGTCAACACATAATAACATGGCATTATTAACGTCGGTTTTTACTCTGGTATTTATAATATTACCGATGCTATGTATTGCGACATTACCTCGGATGCCGGAACCTCAAGTTTTAACATCCAGTGGAATTTTGTGTCAAAACAACAACTGTTCACCAGTGCGACGAAAGCTAGATTTATGGTACACAAACGTGGCTGGTGATGATAATTATGGTGATTTCTGCGACAAAGGGGATCGAAATTCGTGTAGAACCAAGAATTCATGTTTGAACAGACTACGGCGAAGAATACCTTGCGATTTTGAACGTGGTGTTTTTGTGGTAAACTTTGACACAATAATCGGGACAAAATGTAGAAGTCCATGCTTGTGGATGAAGAGTTTAAACTCGTTCACATGCTATGATGACGCTAGTAATTCGCTATTACAATGTATACCTCCACCCGATGCCAGTGTATCGTTGAAAATTTTATCGGATGGGCCGTTCGAAACCGGACAATACATGTACGACATTGGATATGTCCCTTGCGATGTATGTCGAGTGAAAAATTTACAAGAATTAACTACGGATATATTCAATTCTCAACCTGGTGCTAACATAAAGCCGTATGCAATAATACCACAGTTATCTACCGTGAGCGATTACATAACCATCACAGACATTATTGGGTATTATGAACGTAATTTTCCCACTAACCACAATGCGCGTGAAGATAGTGGTGGCTCCATCATCAGTTATACTATGTATCCGTATGTTAACTCGACGAGTGATAGTGAAACAACGATAAAATCCATTAAATTTTTACCATTAATGGTGAGGGCAGTAATAACTAAGAATAGTCTACCCAATTCCCATGATGTTTTCGAACCGACTATTTCAACGCTTGCCGATTACAGAAATATGATGCCCGATATGGTGGATGATTACATGTCTAATTTATTACCGAACAGATTTAACGGTCCTTCTGAACAATACAACATCTTTCCCGCTTCGAGTAAGGTAAAAAATCTTTGGGGAACCAGAGTGTTGGATCCTCTTTACAGGGATATGTCTAGATTCTTCAGATACCACCCGGCGGGGTCTATAAATTATGCTGCTGTACTAACATATGACTTGAAGTATTCCACCAGACCCACCAATTTTGGAATAAGTGTAGCTTTCTTTAACAAATACGGACAGATAACGAACAACAAAGGTCTTCGTTTGAGTGCTAATACTGTAAATCCATTCAGTAATATTTATCTCAACAATACAAAATTACTATGTTGTGTTAATGAACGCTATTTAAATCGACACAATTCTGATTATAATGTATACACTGGACGATTAAATATTTAAATAAATACAAATTTTGATGTTTTATTCATATAGTGTAATTTGGATATTTTTCCATAGCTGTATTTAACAATTTTATAATAGATTCAAAGTCAAGTGACAAAGCATGTTTTTCAAATAATTTACATAGTATTTGTATCATAGGTGATCCTTCTTCTGAAACATCATCGATACAGTTAGATCGGAATGCCCAACACACTTATTAGCCGGTATAACTGATGGTAATTGTAATGTTTTTTGAGGAGATGATGATGTCCTCTTCAATGCCGATGATAAATCAAGCGTTTGACTCGACGAATTCTTCCACGCACTGATGATGTTTTCCAAATCGAGATACTTGGACTTGTAATTTTCATTGGTCTGTATGAACATTAACTTTGGAATCTCGTGCAGTGTTGGAACATCTATGATATCAATGATTTTCTTCAATTCACACAATTCTCCACTGATCAACACTTGTGTACTAGTCACCGTATGAGTCATGATAAATACCATTACCAATGAAGCATTGCGTTGTTTTTTCACTATAGATTGTATGTAATCTCGAAGAATAGCTATCGTGCCGTTTCGATACAGGTATGTATTGATTTTCATGTTAGCCAACGTTTCATTAACATTTTTTCATCTTTTTCACAGGCGTACTCGTTACTGCTGAATATGAAGCAAACACGTTCATAAACCATTTGATAACAGCACGCCATCTTGATGATTAAGATAGTGCTAATTCACTAATGACCAAAGTGCTCGAAGATCCGTCTGTATATATAGGGTAAATTTAGAGGCTAATAAATCAATTATACGATCACAACCAAGATGATCGCAATACATTATTGTTGTTGTTTAATTGTTGGAATATTATTACCATATGTAGAAAATAAAGTATTTAGGACGAATACAAACAAATATTGTCTTGAGAAATGTAGTGATACCGTTAGATATTGTGTTACCACCGATGGAGAGTGGGATTATTGTTCTGATAAAAGTCCCGATAGTATCGTAAGAAGAGGACGCAGTCGTGATATCTATAGTCCATGTAAAGAAACATGTAGAACTGGAACTAATCCACCATGGTGTTACACCGTCAACGATTCTTGGGACTATTGTTACCCTGAAGAAACGGTATACATCACAAACAACATGGCCGCAAGAACGCATACCTGTAAAACACCATGTCGTTTATACAACGGTGCTTATTATTGTTACGATGAAGGAACTCGATGGACTCTATGTTACCCAATGCATAATTACGACTCAATATTGAATGATATCACAAACAAATTTAACTCGTACGGTGATTATGACAAATATGGATTCAGATCATGTGCAAAGTGTTACACTGGGAGTCAAAATTATTATAACACATTTTTTCAAGAAAAAATTCCAATCGATGTGGAAAGTGTATTGAACATTTATGAAAATAAATTTCCAAAGGAAGTAATTCGTTCATTTGATGACGATATACAGAAGAATATTTCACATGATAATCCAGTGCTTGTGTACACAATGTATCCGATACCTGGAGAATTTGGTAAAACACCGATTTTCCTACCGTTATCTGTAAGGGCTATCGTTAGGTGGCAGAACGTTATTGATGCGAGCAAAGGCGATTACTATACTGTAATCGACGACGAGTCCCTGCTGCAGTACAAGCAATTATCACCGCATATTGAAGATGAAGTTGGTTATTTAATACCACCTACATTGAAGGGACCAAAGAAGATATACAACATGTTCCCTAGGTATGTTAGACATCGACTTGGTGATTCATTCAATACATGGCAGCAGCTAGAAGATGACATCATTTCATTCCTTCGAGATAACCGAGAATCTGGTTATGTCGTTTATTTTGCAGTATTATCATATAATCTCATGGAGTCGACTCGACCACATTCCGTTGGTTTAACGATAAAATTATACAATAATGACCATGAACTATGCGATAATAGATCTATTCCACTGTCAGAATCAGAGTGGAATCCATTCTTGAATATGTATTTTAACAATAGAGTGAAAAACAACTGTACTCTCACGTGTACTTAAAACGTGACACTATCATCGTCGTTATTGTATGTCATCCTGTTGTTTTTCATCACTTCTGTTTGATTATAAGGTGATAATGACGATTGTAAACCTTTTATGTATATTTTAATTTCTCTCAATAAAATCATTATTAACAATAAAGGAGAAGACATTTTTATTTGACCTCTACCTGATTAGACGTGTCTTTGAAATGAATACCAACAGTAATAATATTAAATTAAATATTAGCGAGTACATTGACGATGATGGGTATAATAATTATAACGTTAAAGCTGTTGGTATTGTGAAACAAATCACAAATTGCGACGGATTAATTCAAAGTTTAACTCAAAGGTTTCGCCAGACATTGCATAATTTTAAAACACACCAAGAAGGTGAAGAAGTAGAAGTACCGCCACACCATAGATGGATGGTATTTCCTAATTATAAACTGACTAATCTCTCTATAGATATCTATCCTGTAACTACACAAATTATATCTATGAAATCAGAGCATGTCATAATATCATCAGAGAAGATTGCAAACAATACAAACGGTGTTGTTTGTAGATTCAGCCACACACCACCATGTATTGGTGATAATACTGATTTAACAAATATAACTACTTTACAAAAATTGTCTGCCGCAGAGTCTGCGTCAAAAGTATTCGACATCAATCTAAATTATGATTGTGTTCATAACAATATCAACTCCTCGTATTTTTCAAATGATAATAAAGCATCTAAATCATCATTGAAAAACGTCGATGTTCGTATAGAGTTCGATTTGAGACCAAACCAAGCTGTAATTGTAAATCAAATGATAACAAAGCATGAAATTGACGTAAAAGTAACATACAACGCCGTTTTGAATGGAGATATTAAGTACAAATTCATCGACTGGTTGGACTGTTTCGGGCTGACACAATCTATAAGAGATGTATTAAAAGGAATTCACGGGGAAAATCAAAGTATTATGATGATCGAAGAAGTAATCAGAGTGACGTTCTACACCGACCGTACTATCAAAGTGTTTGAAGATAATTGTAATGACTTGTTTTTTTCAGAAACGCTTGTATAATTAAACAAATATTTATTTATAATACAAAATATCACGGTCACCGACACGATGACCATGAATGTTGTTGTTTTATTTTATCAATCTTTATGCACATACCTTATTTTACCACTTAAATTATCGTACGCTTTACGAACAATTTCATCGGTGTTATCTTTAGATGAAGGTTGTTTATTTATAACGCCATTTTTACGTTTAGATGGAGATGATGATGATGGTGATAATCCAGCCTTTTTAGTAGTACCACAAATACTGTAGGGTGATTCTTCAACCAGGCATTCTAATACTTCGAGCATTCTCATCAGTGTGTATTCTATTCGAGTCAACCTTTCATCGTTCATGTTGTTTATCATTGTATAAATGAATCATTTAGAAATTAGGTAGTCGCTCTAATGTAGACACTGCAATATCTGTTGTATCGATGACACTAGATATTGCGGCGAAAGAAAAACCAACCAGTATACTGCCACTGAGATATGCAAAAATGCAACCAATTGCTGTATCTACTATTGAAATAGGAACGCGTTTCTTCATTATGTTTATGACCATTTTTTTTGTTTCGGATGGTGCAGTCCCACCGTCTTCGTTCGATAGCTTAGAACCCTTGGAGGACATGTCTTCTTTTACATTAACGTAGGTGGGAGTTTTTTTCATGCATAATTAGAAATAGCCTCAACGAGTGGGTCTTCTTTATATTTTTCAAAACCACTATTTGACGATGATGATGATGGAATCTTATAATGCGTACGCAACAATCGTCGAGTGTTACGATCAACAACATCACCACGTGTTGCCTTGGATCGAGATGACGACGATGATAGTATTCTTCGAATATTGATTAATTTATAATTGTCATCGTTGTTGTCACCACCACTTCTTGATAAATGTGTTGTAATTAAGAGATGACTTTTATATGGTCTTATTGATAATCCATATTCTCTCCACCATTCAGTCGGAAGCATCTGGGGTGATGTTGATAACCATAAATTTTGCGTGTCGATCCATTCTTCGTTTGTATTCACCTTCACGGCTTCTAATATGTCTATGTGATCCAACAAAGCGACGCTCTGGTCTCGCATTGCTTTGAATGCATCAATTGTTATGTTATCACGGATCATATATATCAATTGTCGTGGTGTTTGGTATCCCTCTAAAAGTCTTGTACCCATTTCACTAAAATCGTGATATCCAGGTGGTTTAATGTAAGAAATGATAGAAAGCATCATGCTAATGTTATCATCGAATGAGTAACCCGTATCGTTTATGATGTGATACCATAATTCCTCAAACAAAAGTGTATCATTACATCTATTTAAAAAGAGTTTTTTGACACGATTCAAGATACTTCCACAAGTTGGTATATACTTTGTACTTTTTAAAATGACAACAACTACATCACGGTTGTCTGTAATATCATTTTCCATATTTATTACTTCGTATCTGCACAAAAATAAAAACGATACAATACCAATATTTTCGTTATAATAAATTTACAATTCGTTCCAATAGCTCTCCTCTATTTTTGGCATTTTGAACACTGTTCCATTGTGTTTTTTTAATATCCGTCGATTGCTTCATAGCTATATCTCGTTTGATTTTACCAATTTTATTGTGTATTTCAATTACATTTTCATAAGATGTATTCTTCTTAAACATTGTATATCTGTATCAGTACTGATTAAAAATACACTTCATCTCCAACTTTTATTCAAGATTTTGAACCATATGAATATTCATTTCGGACTACGATCACGTAGTCCGATACAATCCACATCATATATCTTCATATTTCCAGCCGAGAGCATTAAATAGATCCTTGTATAACTCATCACGCCGAGCACGTTGCTCCAAGGATTTTATAGATGCAAAATCATCTAATTTACATGGATGATTGTAACGTTTCAATAATTGATATAATACAATTTGCATGTTAATAAAACTTCTTCTTTCCTTTTTTCCCGCATACAATTCATCATATTTCTTGGATAGAATAGAAAAGTCATGAATCAATTGTGCTTCCAAATGTTGCACATTATCAGGCTCCTGGCCGGTGAGAGCGTGATGGATGTACACAGCGTCGTCATAGTGTCTTGTGAAATTTAATTGTTTCAAAAAATATAAGACAACACCTTTCGTTACATTAGCACCGTCGACTTCTTTAACACCCGTGTTACCCATAACATTACATTCTCGCATCGCTTTCACTAATGATACATAGACATCATTACTCAAAATTGGGGTATGCATTCCTTGGTATTGGTATAGACAGTCTCTAAAGTGCATAGTTCTGTTGTATACGCTGTTGCATGTTGAATTACGTACACTACTAGTTCGAAATGTTTCTACCAAAAGAGTCAATTCGCACCCACACACATCGCATGTTATAGAATCTACATCTTTGTTGAACTTATCAACATTTCCACATTCATCACATTTATAATTAGATGTGTTGGTGTTGTTAGATTTCGAATTACCACCTCCCAAATATGCATGATTGTTACATTTCAAAAATTTTGTATAGTGCTTTGACATGTCCAACAGCACATTTAATGAATCCACATATTCCCTAGTTAATCGTTTTCTCTGTATTTCTAATTGCTTTCTTCCACCCCTACTTATGGGTTTTGATAACAGATTCATGTATTCTGATATAATCCGTCGATTATTATATGAATATAATATTTCATTAGCTGTAGTATTTCGTAATCGTTGTATAAGGCTAATATCTTTTTTGATTGCAGTGCTTAGTTTTCCCTTAATCGAAGTATATGATAACGCATCGAATAAGAGTTTTTCTCTAACATTCATATCGATATCTTCAGAAGACAAATACCTATGTTTTGTTTCATTCATAACTCCTCGAAAAGTGTCATGCATTTCCAACACATCTTTGTATACCAATTCGTTCATGATTTACTTACAATACATTCTCTTTCAAACATGATGTTGAAATAAAAGTCGATAGTGATGTAAATATTTATTTATTCATGTATTACATATCATCATCATCATCATCATCAGAAGACTTATCACTATAATTTTTAGTTGTTTTAAAATCAGGCGTAACGTACAAACCACCATCATTCAATTCAACACAATTCATATTACCAGCTATTAAAGTATATTTACTTTCATTGTATTTGTATGTGCATTTAGTAATCTCACGATTAATGTTTTCAAAGTACATTTTTTCATCAGTAATTTCACCTATTTTTTTGCTGATTTAGCATAAAATAGTTCAAATATATACAATGACCTATCACGTATGGTAATCCTCCGGAATGTCGAGGTTCATTAATGTTACAATGAATTTCTTCCAATAGTCAATATTAGTATCACCACCACATCCTTCAATTGATAAAATACAATTATCTATGAATATGTTCAAATTATCAAACCATTTCTGAATGTTGTATTGATTTAGTCGATCTTTAAAGTCCAATAGCTTAACAAGTTTTATTTTGATCAATTTCCAATCGTTCACTGTACCCATTATATTAATTTGCAGGTATACGCACAGTCGGACACTAAGTAATTGAAATATTTCTTAAAAATTCCCATCATCATTGCTTTTAAAACGGTAACATCCTTTTCAGAAGAAGTAGAAAATTCTGCGATGATCCAGTCCTTGAAATCCTTATCTTCTATATTTTCATGTATAGCATCCACAAGATCGAAAACATTAGCGATTACATGAAGATTCATCTTTCCATTAAATCTTACAAATTTATCTCTCATTTTCCTTTCATTGTAATTTATAAGCAAATACACTTGATGTACAATTGTGACCCACACTGTTTTTGGATCTATATACAATGGTCTGTGATGATTATAACACTCTATTATAGCATCTACAAATCCTTTAATATTCGTAATATTCAATGGTGTTGGTTTTAAACTTGTATTTAATACCACCCCACACTTAATAATATTCTCACTAGAAACTTCCATGTTCGCCGAATACTCAATGAATAATGATGATATGAAACATCGGGCTATGTTTTTTATATCCATTCGGGTCGCGATTATTCGCGACCCGAAGTACTGCTGGTTCAGTTGTTAGCTAACGCTGATTTTATTGCAGTAACAGTATCTTTATTAGAGAAACGTTTTTCAGAATCTGCAACTAATAATATTGAACCGTTATCGGTTTTACCGGCAGCCAAAAAACCATTTGTTAGATCGTGTATTAATGAAATAGATCCGTCGAATATCTGAGATACCTTTACTTCGTTCACTCTCTGATCAAAATCGGCGAATTGATAAAGCATTTTTTTACTATACTTATTCTTTTTTTGTGTACTTTTCCTATTAGTCTTAATAAAATTTGCATTTTTTACGAGCCTATTTAAGCGAGCTTCATCAACGAACAACATTTCATCAACAGGCATATTTTATTCTTTTACCTTGGTTGTTATGATAAGTGAAATTGAATGTTTCACTATCATGGGCAGGGAATTGTATATTTGAGTGTTTTTAAACTTTTCCAATATAGAATTATCGAGCTTATTATCATTACTGTTAACTAGATCGTCAATTAAAGATATTAACACTTTATCTTTTTGTTCTGAATTCATTATTCGATTTTCTAGGTACATAAAGTACAATAACTTTAAGAATAAGTCTTTCTTCATATTTGATTTCATTATTTCGTTAGCGATCACTTCTATTGCTGAATCAGCGGTAATTTTGCATTCTTTTTTAAATGGTTCCAATAATTCAGCACAATTTAATGATGATGATGATGATGATGGATTCGTTGTTAAGTGAAACAATACTTTTGTCATTTGTTCAAGAGACGAAGCATTGCTAAACATCGATGGTGATATTGAGGAAAATTTCTTACAATCTTTCATTAACGCTGGCGTTACCTTATCTGTAATAAATGTAAATTCAAAACACCACTTTAGAGGGTTTTCTAGTACTTTTACGAGTAGCTCTTGAGCAGGTTTAATTTCTTGAACGGCTTTTTCATATGCGTTATTATTGGACCGATGTTGTTGTTTATTGAAATTTTCAAGCTCGGTATACAAATCAAAGAATACTTTTGGCTTTCGCGTCATCTGAAGCGATTTAAAATCGATCACTTGTTCCAGTTGGTGAATTAACTTATTAACATTGTCTTCGATCATATGATCGTATGGATGAGGTATTGCTTCTATGACTTTTAGTATTTCTTGACAATTCGGACAATGCTTTTTCAGTATCATCAGCAAATCATATATTAAACTGTATTTTGCACTCGGAGATATACCATTATCTTTCAATGCAGCACCAACTTCATTACCTTTGATTTTAATTTCAGAAAGGATTGCATCATTACACCCAGCTTTCAATATCTCTGAATACATATCTATGATAACTTCTGGTTGAAATGCCAATGTACAGGAGTCTGATTTAATCATTCCTGATAACCAATCTACCGTACGTGTCATGGCACAATCTGGAAATGATGTTGATGAAGACGACGAAGATTGAGGCTTCTTCGTTATGGTTATGTATGATAAGTTTTTGGCTAGATCTTGAATATTGCGGTTGTTGGGGAAGTTAGTTCCTAAAATATTGATAAAATCTCGTAAATACGTGAATTTTATTACATAACCAATGTGATTCTCGTCATATGTTATATCATCATCGTCGTCGTCGTCAAGAACAATAAGATCGTTATCATTATTGCACACATCCATTACGCCTTCATTAGTATCTTCTGAATTCATACTTTTATTTAATTTGAACTTGGTTGTATTCAAGTGAGGATTTTTTCTGAACTAGTAGAAAAGGGAATAATGATGATGTCGTTCATAGTCACAAATAAACATTCAGGTCCGTTAGCGTTCGTTTTGGACGAATGGTTGAGTGATACAGTTTTTAGCGGTAAAACCTACAGGAGCATATCGTCTGCAATTGATGAGTATCTTGATTTTTACGAAACCGATACATACGCAAGATCAATGACTGTCGTTACTGATAACGTTATCAAACATGTTTTAGCTCGTGATGAAGATTTCCGAGATACATTAAAATCTACTGGTGCGTCTCATTTGACTTATACTGATTTTGATGGTATATGGCCCGAAGACAAGGACATATATGCAAATTGTTTAATGGAATTGAGAAAAAACATGAACATCTACGGGGATACTTTGGAAAAATGTTTTGAATTAAAATCTCTCCTAACTGTAATGATCTACCACAGGGATATTTTTAAAGATTTATTTTATGCCATTACTGGTATTTATGATGAAGAAAACATAGAACAACAAGATGACGAAGACACAACTGTTAAAACTATATGGGCTTACAGCCATCATCGTCGTCATCTTAAGTATGCAAGATTCGAATTGGATAAAGTATTGAAAGTTGTAAAAAGTTTGGCTCTACAATCTAATGCCCCACCGACTCAAATAAGGAGATATATTTTAGAGCCACCTTCGATTTGTTCCATTTCAAATCAAATAATATATACAAATGCAAATGATTTATTGTATGATGTTTTGTTAGATTCTTGTAATATCAACAAGAATGACATTTTGGGTCGAAATATAATAACCACAATGGACATAAGAAGGAATGAAGCAATCTTGAAATTTATCTATGAAAATGATGTCGAAGAATCATATAAAATAACAACCACAGGAGTGTATCTTCGTGATGTTCATAGCTATATTTCACAGAAACCTGCAGATTATGCTGTTAATTTGAATAGATGGCTCGATCGCATTACTAAAATACACGATGGTATACCAGATGTTTTAGTAAGAGATGCAATGTACGCCTGGCCCAGAAAAAATTATGAATTGAGACACTTAATGGAATGTATGTCAAAAATACCGAATCCACGACAAGTTATACATGATGTCGATGATAGTTCTATCATGTATCCACTGAAGCAGTTGGAAGACTTTAGAATTGATCAGGTCAAATATGCAAGCATGGCACATGCAATAGTTATCATGAGTGTTGCTTTTCATTTTGGTATTCACCCAAAGGAATTGGTGAAAAAATTTGCGTTACCAGCCGATGTAATTCAAGCTTTGGGCCTACTAAAATCTCGAATGTATGAAGTGAGTTTTCTAATAGGTGGAGAAATGGTATCACAAATACGAGGACAAAAAATTAAAAATAACTTGTGGTTTTTAGCGGAAGCATTACACGTTATGGACAAATATAACGTGCAAGTAAGAAATGAAACACTTTATAGTTCTATTAGCATCAACGATATATTACCGTTCCTAAAACATCATAATAAATGGAATGATGATAAAACCTATATTGATGAGAAGAGTTTAATGGGAAAATCTCCATTGACTAGATATATGATAACGTATCTGATAACAGAATTACTAGAATTGACGAACTTTCTATTGGGAAATGGTGAAATAACATCTCTTAAATTTGTGTATAAAACTTTTCTCGATGGTGCATATTATCATGATGATGATGATTCCACGGCATTATACAGAATAGAATCGAATATTGACAAAGCATTTGTCGATGATATGTTTAAAATATTATCAAAACAATTCCAAATTACACAGACAGAACGAGAATATTTGTTTCATACATGTATACAGAGTTTGAGTAATGGCGGCGGCGGCGGCGGTAGCGATGGTAGTCGTAATTATCTGGTGTTACAAGCATATAAATATATGGTTAATATGACAAGAACTTTTTCCATGAATAGAGACCTTGTCTCGAATGCTTTGCGTAGCATAGCACTTCGTGTAGCATACATATATCAAGGATTTAAACGTGATGATATTGTACAGATTGCATATTATATATTAATTGGTGAATTTAAGACGATTCCAACGGAAATGGAAACATTAAGACTGACTCTGATTGATATTGATTCATCATTAAATATACCGAAATTTCGACAATGGTGTCAGATGAATGAGTATCATCTCGATAATTGTCATAAGCTGGATGATATTCTTGACAACATGATGGATAAACCTGAAAATTTACCATTTGTAAAAATTAAGATTTGGAATGACCTACATTATAATAGAAAATAAATCATCGAACCAATTCGGTCGTAAACATACGACCGCACTGATATTGAATAATTATTGTCCAACAATAAATGGAAGATTTTCTAAATCAACAAGAAACATCTGTACCTAACAATTATGTACCTTCAATAACGTTCAAATCTGGTACAAAATTAAAAAGATACCTTGATCAAGCTAGTGTAAGATTGGATGAACCAATTATACCAAACTATTTGAAAAATTTTTCCTACAAGATCAGATACCCTGATGCAAACATAAAAATAGCATTGAATGGTCAGAATGATTATGATGATTATATAAATTACCACAGAGACGCCATGAGATTACGTGCTCTCAAAGAGTGGATACATTTCAATAATGTGGATAATAACGATCTGCGTGAATTTTTGAAAAACGCCGAAGATATCATCACTAAATATCCATCAATTCAAGATAATGTGTCAAACATAATGAGGGATATAAGATTTTTGTTAAAATAAAAATGCCAAATTTTGAAGAAAAAAATTGTTTATTTTATATGGTCGTATATACATACGACCATATTGCACATCCCTAAACTTTTATACTTATTTAAAACACATAGCTTCGGCTATAGATCTAATAGCAATTTTATCGATTTCATCGACGCTTTTCCAGTTGTCAAATATATATTCTATGGAATATCGACCATCTTTATCACAATATCTATGGATATAGCAGTCAGCATGACACCACATATGAGTGAAGGGTCGTAATCTATACCACGGTAATAGACGAACACCGACAACATATGTATTCTTAGGAATATTCATCCGACAAAGCGCACATTTCCTTCTTGAATGATTTGATTTCTTGACAATGTTCCACGGAGTATATCCAAAACACATGTTATCTTTTCCTCTTTTTTGTCTGCAATGTCGCCATAGTCGCCGCTGGATATTATTATATCATCTATAACTGACCTACACATAGGACATGTTTTGCATTTCTTAGCACACCCCCGACACATGACCTTATGATAACACGGTGTAGATATGATAAAATTATGATTATCCATACATACTACACAATCATCACATTCCGACCATTGTTTGCACTTCAAACGAGCCGTATATAGTTTGTACAACATGGTATTTTCATAGTAATTATTTGAATTATTATTATTACATAACATATTCTTTGGCTTCTTAACAGAACTACATTTACCTAAAATACCATCAATTAATCCTCTACGAGATATTACAATCCCGGCCTTACAATTATCAAAATTATACGAATAATTTAATGATGATGATGTGATACGAACGCAATCATGATGATGATCTTCATCATTAACCAAAACATAACCGCATATATAGCATTGCTTACACCACGAAACTATTGTTGGATCATCGTAATAACTATTACCCAAAGGTATACAAAACAATGTTTTACAACACAAACAATTGTCAACATTCATCATATCGAAAGTTAATTTACGAATACTTTGAGAATTCATAGCAGGTACACTAAATGTATGGGAATTATCATGAACACTATTATTATTATCATCATCATCATCATCATTATTATCGATTGTTATTGTACAATGTTTACAGTACCACCCCACCCAGTGGTCACAATTTATTAATTCTAACGATTTTTTAGAACACTTCATTTCACCACGGTTGGCAATTCGACTTTAATGTGTAAGCTTCCGGATATATCTCCGGGATACCGTTCGATACAAGAGCTCTCACACCATTAGCCGCTAAAATATTCTTCATACTTTTATCATCAATGGCGCGTATGGAACCTATTTTGAGATCGGTTTTTTTGGAGTTTTTGAAACTAATCACCATAGATCCCTGTCTAAAGTTGGTAAATGTACTATTATTATTTTTGGATGATTCTATTTCATAATTTAAACATAGATTATTTGATTTAACCATGTGTGCAAGGCGCAATTGATGCGACATAAGGTATTCATATTCAATCTTCATACCGATGCACTCGCAACAGTTATTGATAAATTTGAGAATCAATTCATCACCCTTTCCGGGGTATCTGTATTCAACGATAGTATGCATGGTAACTATGACAGCATCAAATATGGACATCAACGCTATTTCCATGGGAATACGTTGTGATCTAGTTTCAATAGAAATGTTGGCCAATTTTTCCAGGTTGTAAGTTGAACATAATAAACTTCTGTGCGTTCTAAACTTTTCATTGACACTTTGCATTATCTGTATACCTGCACTAGTTCGCAAGCAAGGATATTTACCCATAATATGAGTGTTGAGTAAATTCTTAATCAATGCATCTGCATGAAAATGACCAAGATTGAAGTTTAGATCAGCATCAATCAAAGGATCCGTGAAAGCGGATCGAATAGTTATCAATTCATCGATCTTTAGATCATCAAATTTTATATTATGTACCGACATTATATCACACAGGAGATGATATCGATCGATGTCTTGTGGTGTAGTTATATAATTCGTAATATCGATTGTGTAATTTTTGATAACTGATGTACTCGGAATATAGTCTAATAAACCAGGTAATGTGTTTAAAGCTATAATGCTAGCATTACATATCGCATCTCTGGTTCTACTACCATGACCTATAGCAATGATGGATTTTTTATCCAATAATATCGTAGATTTGAATCCATTGTTGGTCTCGTTTGGTACAGTGGTTATCGAGACTCTATTTTCGTACAATTCCTTCGTTGCGATATTTAAACGATCTCTAGCTGAATTCAATCTCTCGTATGTGGGATCTACAACTCCAGCACCGTCACCTATTATACACCACACCACTACTTTTATAATATCATTAATTTCTTTTGTCGGTAATGCACTATAACGATACATCGCATACCATAAAACTCCGATAAATGACTCCAGTAAATCCTCCATTAACGATTCTAATTCTCTACATAGTGCAAAGTTCGGTTCATCAAATTGTGTGTCGATTTCGTTTGGAGAATCATGAATGGTCTGAGCATACTGTTCCAATCGAACCATATCTAGGGGGAAAGCACAATTGAGAAATTTATGTAATCCGATACGTATGGAACATTTTGATAGATTCCTTTTACCAACAAAAACACTGCGAAGTTTTGTCATAATACCAATATTATGAGACGTGTTAGCTATACCGACATATTTGTGTCGGATGTATTCTATAATATATCGGTTGATGATAGCATCACCGATGTACTCGAAAAATTCATAATTGTATAAAGAATTTACATCCTTACTGACCATCGAAGCATTCAACATAAGTTGTACGTGTTCAAGTGCCATAGTATCGTAAATAACATCTCTATACTTCAAATCCAATGTGCTTACATTATTGTATAGTATTTTAACAATATTATTTGGTGATAATAATGTTGTAGACAAATTTTTACTGTTCATTGATAGTGACGAAAACGACGATGACGACGACGACGACGACGACGACACAGCACAACCTAACATTTTATTAGCGTTTTGTCTATTCCACCGCCTTCTCCACCACTTTTGCTTAGTGTGTATTTTAAATTTTCGGCTTTTATGAATTAAGTTGTTGTTGTTGTTGTTTTCAGTATTCACGTTAGACTGTTCAGACGATAAATTATCAACTGAGCGTAAAGAAACTGTTTGTCGTGAAATACTTTTACATTCTGAAGCAATCTTCATTTTGTCTATATCGATGTTCATTTTAATGATGAAATAAATTAAAAATACAAGAATACATTTGTCATAGATTATTTAATTAATAAATTAGTAATACACATAAAAGTAATAGTAGTAACTAAACACCATAATTTTAAACTAACTAACATTCATTATTATAAAACTAACTAAAATAATTTACGTCGCTTATCCTTTTTTGGTGGTGGTGATATGGTAATGGTATCCTTCTTTTTACGTTTATTATTAACACTTTTGGTGCGATTGACTGATCCTTCTTGTTCTTCTTTGTTGCTTTCATTTTGTTCCAAAATAACTGGTAGATTAACCGCTCTATCTTTAACAATCTTCAATATCCTATTAACATCATAAACTGTGCAAATTTTACGAAGAATGTCACCATTAATATTTATAAGGTCACTAAGCTCCAAAGCTGTATACGATAAGTTGGATTTTATGATAAATAGTGTATTCTTCAATGACATCAGTTCGTTATCGTTATTACACTTTGTAATTAATGCAACTAAATACGTAGCGGGGTGGATAATTTCAGTTGGATTTTGAACATTGCATAACATTAAAGTTCTAGACCACGACAATATGTTATCGGGATTCTTTTCATATTGGTCGATACAATTCAACGATACTATGTAATTACTCATATCGTTTATGGAAAAGAAATCAGAAGGAGTGGTAAATCTCAAGAAAATATCATAGTACTCCTCGATTGATTCTTTACTGTTACCCCTCACGATGTCTGTGACTATTTTGAACGTTTTACCTTCATGTAGTTCTCTGATATGATATTTGTTCATTTCTTTCATCATAAACGCATAATAAATGTATCCATAACATGTACGAGACGTTAGAATATTATGAACAATACTCATTGGTAATTTACACCATTTAACTTCACACGTCCCGACCAACTTTAATTTAACATTAATATAGTCGCTCATTATATCAAAATTACTATCAGACGCCATGTAATTTGTTACATATTCTGTGATTCCAAAATCACATGACATAGAATACGTTGTGTCTTCGTGTTGAATTACATGCGGTCTCGATAATATAATCCTCGATAATAACGACGAAATATCCATGGATCCGTGCTCATTTAATGATAACGTCTTCGCTTCGCTACTATCGGGTGGACACAAAAGATGTTTGCAAATTTCATTTTGGATTTTCAAGATTGTATTATTCTTGCGGCTACCTTTCATACATTGAAAATTAACTTTTTTCATTTGATCCATAATTTGAATGCAATTTTCAATTATTGATCGGTTACATTGGGGATTCTTTATATTCATCATCACATTGTGTAACTTCTTCACAGATGCCACGATAAACTGAGAATATTTAATTAAAGCGTCAATATCGCGTGCGCTAACTTTATCCAAGTTCTCCATACGTCCTATGATATCGTTTAAAAAACTCTCTGGTATTCCATTGATATCAATTGTGTGTACTTTACATAGAGCTCCAGGTAGGATGAAATCTGTGGTAATATCATTAACTATAAACGGTTGTCCGATATTACTCTGCAATGTATTATTGTCACACTTTACCAATGACGATGAAGATAATGATAAATGCGGCGACTGGTTATTGTTATCACGTAATGTACTTATTTTCTTGATGACACCACTCTCTATCATATTACACGCCGATTCAGACGGTTGTTGTGGTTTTTTTACATCAATAACAATATTATTATTATCACCATCACCATGGTGTTCTTTCACTATATTATTATCAAGTTTGTTAACGGTATTGTTATTACAAGCATTCTGGAATTGATTATGTGTTTCATGGTTATTTTCGTCGACATGTATGACGATATCATCTGGAATACTATGATGATAGCTATCAGAAATCGCCGAATCATCTTTGACCATCTCGACAGAGGTCTGGAGAAGATTATTATTGTGCTTCATCGCATTGGAGTTGCTGAGTTCATGGCTAGGAGGATCTTCATGTACATCTGTGTGCGAATAATTTTCGAACAAATTACCACTATTACTCTGTAATAATACTGGATCTGTAACACATTCATCGCAAGCCAATCGGTATTCATGATTATGGCGTAATTCGTACAGTGTTCTAAAACGAGCAACGTTAAAATGAATCATCGTACGATGATTGTTGGTGACGCATTGTACTTCGCATGATCTCAACTCCATTAAATCCTTGTAGTTTGTATTAAACTTCAAATTTGTTTCAGCAGCCATATACATTTGGAATGATTCATATTCACATGATGAATACACCATTAGTTTCTTACAAAAATCACATTTTCTATCAACGAAACTTTGTTCATCATTCAACTCACGTGCCGAAATCTTAGAATTGACTCCACAGTGGTCACACTCTATTAGTATATTCAGACCATTTACTCCATGATTTTCATTATAAGCCTCATTATTGGTAATACCTCTAATATTTCTACTTTTAAAAATACTATACGTCTTCATTAACGCCATGTTGATTTTATTAACACTATTATACGAAACAATTCGTGCACTACCATAAAAATATACGTTTCTTCAGAACTTTAATCAATTTTTTTTTCTAATATAATCACAACAAGACCCTTCTCGTTGGACGCTCAGTGATCAATTGGAATATTGTGGTGTTAGTTTCTTCTTACCATGTGGATGTTATTGCGTAGAAAATTCCCAACCATAACATCAGAGTTACGTCATCTAATGGAATTTTCATCACGAAAGCCTTGGTGTTGTTCGTGAGTCATTATTGTATTGTTGTGTGTACAACAAAGAATACAAATAAAAAACAAACTTCTTGTAACAGTGCTTTCGTTTTATTTCTCAACAAATCTTAATGTTAATGGTACAAACTTCTTACAAACTATACATTGTTTATCCGTCGACAATTCACCATCACAAAGTTTACATACAGCGGAATGACCACAATAAAAATACGTGACGTGAGACCACGGCTCTTTAGGTCGATGACATATACGGCATGTCGATTCAATTTCATCCATTCGTTTGGGTAGTAAATTAATTCTCGGATCACCAGTAGTCATCATTCTTGATTGTAAAAGACCCCGGCGAGATTTCGTAGAATCCAAAATAGTGCCGATCGGTATAGGTCTTTCGATCATATTAGACTGGCATTCGCGTTCATGGTGTTGCTGAGTTATTACTGCTCGTCTCGCATTATTCATCATGTATTTCACCCATTTTACGAGTTCTTCTCGCGGCTTGGTAGTTCTACCAACAAATGTCGGTTCATTGACTTTCAGATAATTTCTCAATTTCACCATAGTCCAATTATCAACGTCTTCGAATACACCGGATTTGGCACTCGTTTTTGTTTGCTTCAGCTTCTCCATATCAATAGTTGTACGCATTGCAGATTGTACCATTTTCATTAAATCCTCCCGAGTTGAATTCGTGGAAATGTAATGTTTTTTTCCATTATTATACAAAGTTACGTATAGTTTTAACATATCATCACTCCATTTAATCAGATTCATCAATCGAAACTTCTCTAATTTTACACTTTCATTAGTTTCTTTCATAAAATCTAATACTTCCTGAGGTGCTAATGGTGGTCGTTTGTTCGTAGTATATTTATACATTTTACAAATATCTGATTCTTGAAGACGCCTCTGTTTCGGTTCGGCTGTACTTCCAAAAACGAAATAGTCATCATCGTCACATTGTGCTGAAATGTCATCCAGTGGTCGTTTCGTTGGTCTCTTTAAATTCAATTTGCTTGATTGATTTTCAAATGGGCACACGGATGGTTCGACTATTTCCTCATTTTGAACTGATGATGATGATGATGGTACCAATTCTGTTGAATTGTTAGTAGTGATATTTTCTTCTTCTTGTTCCTGTTCGTTAGTATATTTATCTAATTCAAAACGCATCATCAAGTCTTCAAATGAATCCATGTTAGAATTTATAAGTTTCAACTCCAATTGCGATTTATGTCCACAAATACGTTCCAAATATATGGGACCAATAGTTCTCACACCGGCTGTTTCTAATGGCAATTCTAAGAATTGTATCATCACGACCGGATCTCTATTATACTCGGCTGCTTCATTGTCAACGCAAGCGATGGCCAATTTACTTTTGTATCCTGATTGTAAGTAAATACTGTTGCTGCTGATATTCAAAATGTAATGATCGGCATCCAATGGAATTTCACCTCTGAACATTCCCGTATCGGAAAACTTAACCACCATGCACGGTTTGCCACGATTATCGTATAAAGTCATATTATGAGTATCGAAACTGATCGCTATAGTACAATAACTTTCAGCGTCAATAAACATCAAAGGTAGATCTGGTGTTGTATCTTCATTGAGTGGACTTACATGTTCACCGTCAATCGCGTAATATAGCGCTCTAAATTTTTGACCACTTGCAGTGTATGTAATAATTTCCATCCGCATCACATCATTACAAGAAATTCCAGTAATCTTCATATCTGGGTTTTCGTGAAAATCGACCATGGTATCATCTCCTTCGAACACTCGTTTCTTATGAGTTATTATTACGTCTTTGTCTTCTTGTATTTGGCGAGTAGTGTACTCTATGATACAAGAGTTGTTGGTGTTTTTTTCAGTAATCGTGGACATGTTTACTTTGAATTAATTGTACGAAATAAAAAAAATACTCAACTATATAAAACAAACATTCAATACTATTCGTTTAATCAATTTTTACAACAGCCCAGCTAACTGGGCTGTTGTTGTGTGTCGCGTCGTTTTAAGTAGTTCTATAAGTATTTACAAGGTTTTCTAATGACGACATTGTATTAAACTTGTTCCTAAAATCTCTGAACCTTAAAACTATGACATTCAATGCTGTTTCGTTACCGTGCCGCATAACAATTTTTGCCAGATCTTGTCCATTAGCAACGATGATACCCTCATCGTCTTTTGTGAACGTCGCTCCGATAGAATTTAATTTATCCTTCAACCATGACTTACGATCTTTCTTACCCATCTTCCTTATGCGTGTATTAAACAATTCGAAATAATCTTCAGTTGTCCTAACGTTGTCATCTCTTTCGCAAAAGTTAATCCACGCTAGAATACATTTATCACCATCACCGTTCAAAACCGTCGAGAATATTTGCTCGACTGTTTTAGTTCTTTTGAACATAATTTTTGTTATTATTATCTATTTAATTTACGTAGATGAAACCTACAAGTTTTGCTTTAAAACAATACCTTCATTAATCATATCTTCATCGATTTCGACACCAATATCTTCAGACATTTCCTTGTATCGTGTGATAATATCTAGACATAATTTCGGTATATCTGCATATTTACTCATGATATCGGTTCTCTTCGCTATCATATTATTTAAACGCGTCGATAAATCATTGAGTTCTTTATTGAGTGATCCTATTGCTGCACATAGAGCTGTCAGATCTGTGATGGGATCTTTACCACGCTTCGCCAAAACTTGTTGGCGCTTAATCAACATGAGTTCCTGAAATTTTTGTGCTTCAATATCAAGTTGACGAGAACGTTCAATTTCCTTAGCAATATTATCATCGGGATTAGGTATTTCTATGACGTTTTCCTCAGATGGGTTCAACACCATCTTAGCGGGTACACCCAATTTGGCAATTACAATTTTATCGTATGGGTGTTTCTCTATGTAATTTCTACTATTACTTTCACAATCTTCATAATTATCATATACATTATGAATCACTATATTTGCCAAATGAATGCTGTTCATAGCTTCGACCCTGTTAACTTTGTCTTCGATGATCTCTTCGTTGGGCCAAAATGTAAAATTACAAAATCTTTCACCAGTATTCATGATTGATTTACTAATTCAATAGAATTCTTCAACTTACATATGTATATTTCTAGAATCAAGTGCTTATCTTGACGATTTGAATAAGACCCCTACACATGGGGCAATATTTGAAACGAAACATGCATTTCAAGCAAAATAATTCATGACGACATGGTAATAATATAGTCAAATCTTCTTTCGCTAAACATGCTAAACATAAACCATCACTAGTTTTAAATGTATTATTTTCGTGGCAATTTTTATTCATATATACAAACGATTTATCAGAATTGATATCGATGTGATCATCAATATCATTATATACACCTTCTTCTTGACAAAATAGCAAAGTTTGTTGAGTGGTTTCCATTTTGTAAATGTCTAATATTTGTTTTTTAACGCCTATTATATTACCCCCGTCTCAGTATATTTAGTGCATAACTAATATATTGTGTTAATTCTTTCCTTGACATTAAGTGTGCATTCATTGTATTGAAATATCTAGTAACACATTCTCTGAGACGTTTAGTACTTATATCATTCAAATTTAATTCATGGTCTTTTGTTTCTAAATGTTTATTTCTACTCCGTTTTAATGGTCTAGGTTTATCATCATATTTACTTTTTGTACTTGATCTCCCCGTTGAATCTTTATATGTTCTCCTTGATTTGGATCGTTTTATTGGAGGAGTTCCTAGTTTATCACTATATCTACTTCTTGTGCTAGATCGTCTCATTGGAGTTACTTCATCACTATATCTACTTCTTGAGCTAGATCGACTCATTGGAGTTACTTCATTACTATATCGACTCATTGGAGTTACTTCATCACTATATCGTCTCATTGGAGTTACTTCATTACTATATCTACTTCTTGTGCTAGATCGACTCATTGGAGTTACTTCATCACTATATCGACTTCTTGTGCTAGATCGTCTCATTGGAGTTATTTCATTACTATATCTACTTCTTGTGCTAGATCGTCTCATTGGAGTTACTTCATCACTATATCTACTTCTTGTGCTAGATCGTCTCATTGGAGTTACTTCATCACTATATCTACTTCTTGAACTAGATCGTCTCACTGGAGTTACTTCATTACTATATCTACTTCTTGTGCTAGATCGACTCATTGGAGTTTCTTCACTATTGTCATAATTGACATCGATATAATTAAGCGTAAATTGTTGATTAACAGATCCGGTAGCTCGTTTACACACTCTAACTAAATTGTCAATAGTATCACACTCTATAACACAAGCTGTACCAATACTCGGTGAAACGACATCACCATTGTTGGTACAACATGAATGAGAATCTGTAAAATAATATTTATCATCATATTTCATAACACCATATGTTTTTGGCGAAGCTATCAAAGAACCGGCGCTATGATCAGAGAATAAAGTTTCGATGGCCTGCTTTAAAGTCATACCAATTTCACCTGTGTTAAATTCATCGTGTAGTGAACCATACAGATTTGTATCTTCATCATAATTTATTGACACTGTTTTTCCAAATATATCAAATCCATTACGTATTACTTGCATATGTCTGATTTCAAGATAACCAGATACATCAATTGAAAGCGACGACGAATCTTCGTTACAAAGTCTACGTATTTTGGTATACAAAGCATCACCTTCAATCATGTTTTCATCCAAAATTTCTCTAGTCCAACGACCTGGCTTTATTAACATCGCCCTAACTATATTTGCCACTACCATAGCTCCACATTGACTTCCTGAAAAACCTGATTGAAATACTGTTGAATTTGCTTGATTCCAAGATGCGCATAAAATACGATTACCATCATTAGTGACTTTATAATCTTTAGAAGAATTATGAAAACCGCTCTGTTTGTACCTTGATTTTCGAGTGGTACTATAAGAGTATCTACCGTAATTTTCATAGTTCGCGTCTTCTTCTTTAAAACCACTTTGTCTAAAATTAGATTTTTTAGCAGTACTAAATGAATATCCATTATACTTAATATTATTGTCATAATTATCATCATCATCATCATCATCATCATCGGTAAATATCTCTTCTACTCTTGCAGAACTTCTTCTTAGATATTCAGTGTTTTTAGTTGTTGAACTGTTAGATGCATTTTGTGGCGTATAACTGCTATTAACACCGATTACATGTTCAAACTCTTTGTATGTTTCCATATCCGCATCACCTATGACGACATTGTAAGGACCATCACCGGTACCATTAATATATAACGGTCCTATAACACCACCACCATCATCATCATCATCATCCTCGCTCGAGATAGCTGGTAAATTTACGACAACTTTATACAACTTGGGATCATATTTATTATATTTTGATTCAGATTCCGTAATGAATATCACCATTCTACTCTCATGACCTGAACTAATGTAAATTGGATCTCTACTAGTATTTATGGTAAAGTATCGAGAATCTGACGGTACCGTGGTAGTAAATCTCGCAAAGTCACTAACATTGATCTTTTTGGAAATCTTATTATCACCATTGTAGAAATTTATAACATGAGGATCATAGCTAGATATAAACGTGATAAATTCCTCCCTTCTTTTAAATTTTATTGGTATATCTGGTGATCCATAACTTATAGGGATAGTCATATCGTCTACGATTGAATAATGGAGATTGCGAAGGATATCACCATTTCTATCATAAGTCGTGATCATAATACGAACATTATGCGTACCACTATCAAAACCGTATATTTCTAAGGAACCGTCTAATGATGTAGTGTGCACATATTCAGCTACCACTGGTATAATTCTTTCTTTCACATCTGATATTTTGTTCAAACGATAACGTAATTTATAAGTTAACGAATCCATCTTTTATCCTGTTAAAAAACAAACAAATTCACAATAAAAAAAAATACTTATATTTGTGGTACTTTCACATTTTTATAATTCAATTTTACAATACTAATGGTGTATATAACTTGGTGTTCATTTCATCCAACACCTTTGAATATGCACATATTGGCTTAATAGCGTCTACTACAATATCGCTTCGTTCCCATACAGCCTCACAAACTTTAGTTATAGGTTTTACCAATTGTAGTATGTAATGTAACTCGTTGATTTGAATAATTGAGGAATTCTCTTTGAAATAAGTTATCTCTTCTATATTTGACGCCGAAGACTTCTTGGATCCTGGTCGTTTCACCATTAGATATTCAACACGTCCACCTTCGACTGCCGATCGACCACGTTCCATTAATTTATGCTCCAACTGAACGTGTGCTGGTAATTGTTCCAAGTAGTATCGTTTCAAATATTCTTTACTCAAAGTATCATGTTGAGGATGTTTCTTCACGGTGTAATCACCCAACTTCCATGAATTTAAAGTAGTGGTGTTTTTCATCGATGGCTTCAATGTGAATCCATCACCAATACTTTTGACTTCGCTAGTTTTAGTCAATTCGTCGATTGGAATCTTGCGTCTCATTAACTTCAGACATTCTTCAAATATCACATGTTTAACATTTTGCAGAGAAACATCTGCAAAAATTGCGTGAACGACTTTATTATGAGTGGATTTTACAAAACCACTATGGTCTCTTCTTACAGCTATACCACCGTGATAATCCAATTTCTCGGAAATACCACCATCCTTAAGAAGCTTCCGACAGATGTAACTTTTCTTTCCTAAAAATAAGACATCACTAATATTATCTTCAGATTCGATTCTCATAGGTTTTCTCAGGTTGCTGGTGATTTCATCGCCTAGTGATTGTAAATAATGCCATGGATCTTCTAAATCATCACTCAATTGGACATACATCGAGTCGGTGTCACCATATATCACCGGTATACCTTTATCCGAAGCCATTTGAATACTTTCCTTGATTACTTTTCGACCGAGTGCTGTTATTGCTTTAGCTACATTTTTGCATGGTAGTTTACCATTAGAAGCACCTGTAGCACCATATATAGAATTTGCAGTTATTTTGTAGGCTAATTGACGTTTATCCAGTAGAGCTTTCTCTACTGGATCCCCGGGTACCGAGGCGATGTTCCGGATCCTTTTTCTTTCTACCAGAAGTTTGTTAACCACATTTGGTAAAATGCCTGGGCGAACGCTACTTTTTAACACCTTTAATCTTTGCGTTTCACATACTCGCTTTCCACTCATTGCCGATATTCTAGCTTTCAAAAGTTTATATCTTATGGTAGCTCTTTGCTCTTCGATGCTAGGTTGTTTGGTACGTGTAACCATATTTAAAATATCTTGATCTTCATCCTCATCAACATCATCATTCTCGTTGGTAATACATCGTTTGTTATTGCGGGGAAGGAAAAAGTTTGATACAACACCATCTCCTTTAGGTGACCGTTTGGATGGTGTGTTGTTTTGTTGCAATTTGGGGTACAATATTTTTTTGAGACTCTCAAATTCCACAACTATAGGATTATGTTCACAACCTATATGATCTTCCCATTCTATTACTTCGAAATCTTCATCTTTATACGGTGTTTCATCATCATAATTAATTACGGTCGTGTAACACAAGTTATATGCTATAATTAGCGTAGGGTACATGCTGTTTACATCTAACGATCCGACACGGCGATGTATACCAGGTACTGGATCTTTAACATACGCTCCACTATAGCCGACGACGTCGTCATTGGTTACTACCTTTTTTGAATTAAACATATTATCTTGAAAAGCAATATTTTGCCGTAGACATTCAGAGTACATCAGATTATAAACCCTGCGTTGTTGTTTCTGGTGATGTACCATATCTAAAGGTGTTCTAGTTATAATCGCCATTTCGTTTAAAAACACCTCTGACACGTACTGCAATGAAAACTTTGGCAATTTCGTATAAGTCGATTTAAACATTTCCATCACATCCAAACAGACAACACCTTCTGTGTCTATGTAGATTGGTTCATAATCACCAATAGGACCGAATGTTCTTCCACTGTTAGTGCTAATCTTACCGGGTGGATTCATACCAAGATCGAGAACACTGTTAATACAATTAAGACGATTGGCACGTGCTAATAGAACTTTACAGTCGAATCGCGAGGAATTCCATCCCATTCTCGCGACCACGGACAGTTTTCTACACAATTCTGAAAATCCCAAGAGGAGTCTTTCTTCGGTCTGGTACACTTTTATATCGGTATCTTCATCAAATCTGATCTTATCTTCATTCGATACAGGACCTAGTGTTAACAGATAGTCTTTACCATCCGACACCGAAACAGACATCATGTATATTTCGTCGTCAATATGTAATCCGGGCGAAGATATATCATGAATTCTAGCTTCTATATCCCAGGCCATGGTTTTCAAGACGGGTGGTATACATTCCATACGTGTGCAGTATTTAAAAGTTTTCACATTTGCACGGTATTGATGTGTAAATCTTTTGGTGATAGTAGCACATTTATAAGCATTATGAGTCTCTATCCATCCACAAGGTGGTATATCCAATTCTTCCAAAACTTGTAACTCAGTAGGTACATCGATACCATGTATCTTGATCATATCACCAGTGAGACCATTAGGAAATTTCATGGGTTGGTGAATTTTTCCACCTTTTCTGTTGGCGGTGGCGGCTGATCCTCTATCGACGGTTCCGTTCACACGCATAACAAATGCTCGTTTACCAATATCGCTACTGAAGCTCACCTTACAAAAGTATTTATCATGACGAGCACCGTATAGAGGTTGTTTCTTGACCATTACTACATTTTTATCGGTTTTATCAGTACTACAGAATATGGCTGACATAAGTTCCATGCGAACCCTGGACCAATTTGTTTCCACATCATAATTATCTGGAAATTCCAACAGTATTGATGTGGTCACTTTGTTCATCAACACACAAGTTGTTTCACCACGTTCGTTTACACCGTACACTCGTAGATGTAGTTCAAAATCTTTGCTCTTCCTATCAGATGTGTGATATATTTCTCTTTCCACGCTATTTACGCGCCAATCATAGGCGTATATCGTTAAGTGTTCTTTATTCAT